ATGATTGCTCACAATGATGACACGTTACTTTATAGGTTTCATATTAAGAAGCAATTGTGGTTTCCATCCAAGGCGATGCCCCTCGCATCGCCGCCCCTCGAAATCATTTATTGCTTCTTGATTAAATTTTCATTGCCTTGCAATCATAATGTCGTGTTACATACATCTTACCAATGTTTCATATACTGCTCTCCTTGTCAGAATTGCATTCTGCATACACTTCAATGTAAGGTATCCAGGAATTTCTTTCTCGGTTTTTGCTCGGTTTGCTGTTACATTCTTTCCTGTGCCTCTAAGAATTGTGTGGTCGGGCTGGTCGTTTACACTTCCAAGACCGCCAATCTTTGTCTTCTTAGTAGCGCAAGCTCTTAAGGCATCCATAACGTACATATTCAGCGTTTCAATGTCTTTCTCAACATTGATTATAGGCAGTACTGATGTTGCCCAAGAGTATCGACCGTCTCCCTTATAGAGGAAGTTATTAACCGAGTTAACCGCTTTCGTCATTGAAATGTTGTGCTGTTTGATTGTTCTCGAAGCAATTTCCTTTTGGAAACTCTTGACACGAGAAGAGGACAGTGTGATTTGGTCACCCTTTATGTTGAAACCAAGGAACTTGACCCATCTATCTTTATAAATCTGCTCAACTTTCTTGGGGTTGAGCGTCATATTCATATCCTCCAAGATAGATTTAACTACCCGAAAGGCAGAATCACACTCTTCACCAATATACATCAAGTCATCTGAATATCTTACGTAATATCCAGGCATCATACTTGCCGTCTCATCGAGGTGATAGAGCACCGCATCTGCCAAGAACGAAGCAACTGCGCAACCCTGCTTTAATGACTGATAGTGCTCAATCAAGTTGCCGTCAACATCAAAGCATAAGTCTGTATGATAATACTTTCTAACAATATCAAGTATCTTCGACTCACCGCATTTCTCTTCCATTCTATCGAACACATCATCAATGTATTCAATCGGAACGGTGTCGAAATATTTCGTAAGGTCTGCCTTAAAGCCAACTTCTCGACCTTTGACGCTGATTACCTGTCTTGATACTTCCTGTACAACTTTGCCGCAACCAAGCCCAGTCTGGTATGACTTACATGACTTATGCACAAATTCGGGGAACATTTCAAAGAACAAATTGTTCACAATAGACAAGAATATTCTATCAACATTCTCATTTACATAAACAATTCTCATATCTCCATTGTCCTTGGGAATAGCCACTTGATGGGGCGGAGCTATCTCATAGTTGTTACTCACAATACAGTTATACATTGCAAGTCTGACTTCGGGAGAGGTAAGTTTTCTCAACTCACCTTTATCAATTCCCTTGCCGACACCCAATTCGAGTGCCTGCTCCCAACGTTCTTTCTCAAAGAACTTTTGCAGTAAAATGTCTGTCATTCAGACTACCTCCTTTAATACCATTCTGTGTAGTAGATGCCAGTATCTACCCATTCGTCTCCGTCTAGGTTTTCATACCAGCCTCCGTTTTCTCCCTCTTCTTCAGAAGGTCTCCATTTTCCTTTACCGTAAGTTGTGTCCATAGCGCCATCGAAACACTCTTCGCAACAGTACCAATCTCCGTCTCCTGCAATAAACCCTGCATCGAAAGGTTTGCCGCATTCCTCACAGAATCTGATTTCAATATTGTCTAGTTCAAGGGCGTCTCGTATGTCACTCTCAATATTCCAACCTTTTTGATTTACAAGGATGACATGTTCTTTACCTCTCTCCGTTGTCAGAAGTATGCTTTCCCCAATCAAATCTAGATTAAAAGCACGACCCCCAAAATCGTGCTCATATTTACCGTGTTCTTTTAAGTAATCTATAATTGTTTTCATTATTTATTCCTCCTCAGGATTATTATAATCATTTTGTCGTGTTAATACAATAGATATCTCTGAATGTTTTCTCTTGTCCATTCATTTGGATTGAGTCCCGAAGCAAGAATATTCATTACTTCATCGAATGTTACGTTAATATATTTTTGTTTATCCACTAAGTATATTTGCACATATATTCCTCCTTAGGAAATTAGTATTGCTTTGCCCTCAAGCTTGATATTGCATCCGTCCTCATTGATAAGTTCTACAAAGTCTGCATCTTCAGGATTGTCAATGTCCACAAGATTTGTGTACCATCCACAATGAATGCCATTAAGTTCGTCATCGTTTCCAAGGTAGATAGGGAGTGCACAGATGTCGCCCATTGTCATACCATCTTTCATTAAGTTGTGTACTACCTCAATTATTTGTCCAAGCGTAAGTTGTTTCATATATTACTCCTCCTTAAAATCTTCAGGTACTTCGAACCAACGATATTCGTTGATGAATGCATCACCCTCATAATGAGAGCAATCTACAAGAACAACGTTGAGATTGTTTTCTACTATGTGGTCAATTTCTGTTAGTGGGTAGTCCCACAGGTCGTCAAAGCCATATCTTGCAAGATGTTTGCGAATGCAGTTTACTGTTCCATCATATTTAGATATAAAGAAGTTACCTGTGATTCCCTCTACATAACTCTGCGGGTTATAGATATTATTTGATTTTACCATTGTTTGTTCCTCCTTAACCAAAATACGTTCCGACAATGTGTCTGATGTTTGCTCGATAATCAAAGTCTTCAGGTAGATACTCGCCGAGTTTTTGCTTGAACTCAGCAATCAGCTCGTCCATATTTTCATATGCTGGCTTGAATAGCGTAGAATATGAACATATCGGAACATAGTAGATTCGATCTCCACTATAACTCTCTGTGCTTCCGTATTCATGACATCCACTATCTGTAATACGGAACGCTTCTCCTGAGAAGTCTCCAATATATTCACAAATGCCCTCATCATAAAGAGCATCACCGTATTCGTCTTCTTCTATATCGTCAAAGTCATCACATACTATTGATGCGATGGTTCTCATTGTTTCCTCTGTTAATAGCAGTCCGTAATCGTCAACTGCGTAATCTCTCATACTCATATTAGTTGTCCTCCTCGTCTTCGCTTCTCACGCCGTCAATATCAAACGCATATTCAATCTGATATGCAAGGTCGCTCCAAGTACCTTCGACCTGAGCTTCTCTCAATGCTTTTGCAAGAGCAATAAGTGTGTGCTCCTCTGCTATAACCTCGATGTCATTTTCTATGAATTTGTATCTGTATTTGTCTACTTTTAACATAATTATCATCCTTTCGCTCGTATATGTCCGAATCGCCCAGACAGTTATATTATATCATAATCATTTTGTTTTGTTAATCCTCATCTTCATAGTCCCATTCGCTTAGCAGCTCTTGACCATTGCCCCACCAAGAAGGTTTACCGCTTCCCTCTTCAGTTTCTTCGTGAGTCCAACACTCAATTTCTTCGCCGTCAACATCGACAATAGGTGTAGCCCATACAGAGCATCCATAAACATAACCGTCATAATACTTACCTTTTGCGTAAATCAAGCCGCTTGTATTATTCCAATCCTCTTGAAGTCCTGCGTGAATTACCGCATTAGGATGCTCATCTACAACCTTTTGTACCTTTTTCCAATCCATATACTTTTTTGAACCGATTGGCTTTGTTGCAACTGCCTGCGGACCAAGGAATCCCATTGCGAAATCTGTATAGCCTTTCATTTTTGTTTATTTCCTCCATTTAATTTATCTTTTGTAAAATGTTTTGTTAACCTACTCTTGTAATTCCGCCGCCAAAGGATTTAACGGCAACTGTGCCAAACTCGCTGCACCAGTCATCTGTCTTATTCCATACATAGGAGAATGCATAGCCCTCTTTGATATCTTCGAGTGTATCTTCCCACTCTTCCTCATATTTACTGATACAAAGAAGTTCATACAATTCACCAAATTCGGTCATTGTGTGAGTTACAGCGTATACTATTGAGCCATATTCGACTTCAAATTCTTTGATTTTCTTAAGCAGCTCAGGTTCATTATCTTCGTCGATGTAGTAACCTCCAAATCTCTCAAACAGAGTTACCGTGCCGTCTTTTTCGAACTTCTTGATGTAAGGCTTATAGATGTCAAGTGATTTCATTGCGCTGATTGCGACTTCTTTCTGCGTCATAGTTTATTCCTCCTCCTGTGCGGCAATCGCTCTCTTCAAAGCATCCGCCATTCTTGGGTCTGTGTTAATTTCATCTATAGTTAAACCGAGTGCTTCAAGCGTGTCGGTAAGGTCTTGAGTATATCCATACTCGTGGTTGCCAAGTTCATAATTGAACATCTGATACAGATACTCATCATCCTGCATTGCGGCTTTACGCTCTGCCTCGTGACGGTCAAACATTTCATTCATTGCTTTAATGTCGTCTCTGCGGATATAACTACCTCCGCCGAGAGTCAAGATTTCTCTGATGTCCGTAGGTTTGAGATCCCATTTCTTCATCATCTCATCGAATTGCTTTTGATTGAATGCAAATCCGAATGGGAATGTGTCAACCTCTTTTTGGTGCTTGGATTTAAGTTCTGTATATTTATTCAATATTATTCACTCCTCTAAATTTATTCCGTTTCAAATCTCATTATATTATGCCATCTATCAAAATAAATTTTCTTTACTTTGATTTTTCGCAAGTCATACTTTTCGGCTATCTCTTCTTTTGTTAATTCATCACCATATAACATAATATAATCTTCGGTTGAACATAGTTTTAATGCCGTGTATAAATCAATCACTTTTCTTCATTCCTCCGTTAAAATCCAGTCTGTTTACCAACAAAGTTAATAGGCTTGTTAGTTTTCTTGCTTACTCCATGACCAACAACCTCAACGCTATAATCAACGTGTTTATCGCCCTTTTTACCATAGCTTGTATCATGGTCAAGAGTCCAACGATTTTCTTTGACTACAAATTGAACAGTGCCCTTAAAATCTTTAATCCAAGTTGTCGTCCACTTTTTGTTAATGTGGTCATCATAAGACGGATTATATTTTAACACATCATCGAGTAGAATGACGGAAACTAATCCTGCGTCGGCGCAAAAACTGCCTATCTTTCTGCGAGTGTCGGTGTTGTAAGTGGTGCAGCTCCAATCGCCATAAATTGTGTTGCGAGTCATAAAGTGATTGATGCCAAGAACGTCAAGACTATCTCCATATTCACTCTTTTCCCAGTCGCTGATTGGCTGTTCATTTCTCCATTTTTCATACGCACGGCTATGAGCGTCCCATTCAGCCTTGAGAATGGGAGACTCTCCGTTTACACAGTCTGGATAATCAGAATGTCGCGGAGGGTATCTGAATGTTTTCCCATCTTTAATTTCTTCGCGAAATCTGGTGACGTAATCCCACCAATCAGGATAGGTAGAATAATCGTTTCCCTCTTGGTCATCTCTCATAATATAGCACGGGTCTGTGATAATGATGTCACCATCAAACTCCATGGGTTCAGAATCTTGGTAACGTTCATAACTTGTGCGTTCTAAACTACATAATTCCTCGAAATTAATGCCATCAAATATGTTCTCTATATCACTATAGAATTTCATATATGCCATTCTATCTTCGCCATAAAGTTCTTTTCGTTTATCATATAATTCACGCGGAATCATAAATACATAACTCGTGAATCCCATATTAACCATCTCTTTAATGTGACCTATAATCATATCAATTTCATCGTTAGTAAAGATGTTGGTGCTGACCAAAGTATTTCTAATGTGTTGATAAAGTTCAGCGAGTTTGCCATCTCGCTCTTTATTCTTTTCTATTACCCAAGACTTATCCATTGGTATTCTCCTTCTTCTTTTCGCCCTTGGTCATTCTACCATCACAAGGCATTGTACGAGTTGTCTCGCCACAAGCCTTGAAGTAGATGCAGTTGATGCAGGGATGGATTGGTTGGTTTTTCATTGAGATACCTCCTTATTCCAGGCTTTTATTGCTTGCTTTTCTGTAAATCTCGTTACTTTTCTTCGGCAATAGCAACATAGAATCGTTGTGCCGATTGGAATACCAAGAAAATGTGTTTTATATGGCAGCATCATAGGTATCTCGCAGTTACAAGGTTCTACATTTTGAAAAATTATGGATTTCATTCGCATACCTCCTTGATGTCAGTATGTCTGACACAATATGTCTGTTTGCGGCTATCGGTTTGTAGTTCATAAGTAAACCAATAACCAGTATCATCGATGTGTTCGAGAGTTGTCATATACATTTCTCTCGGTAAAAAGGGCACCGAGGCGTAAAGTACCTCGAATGCCCTGTCTATCTTCTCTCTCCAACGCTTCTGCTTTTCAGCATCGAGTTGGATTTGAAGTCTGATATTTTCTTTTTCGAGAGCCGCTACTTGAGCGTAGAGCTCTGCTTTTGTGGGAGTTTTCATTGAGATGCCTCCTTATATACACATTCATAGCGTTTTCTTTCAAACTTATCGCAGATGTTGAAGAATATTCTTCTTGCTTCTGCGTTTGTAGGACATACCTTTACTGTGGTTTCAGGTTCTGCGTTAAACCAACTGCTTCTGTAGGTTCTTGTGGTTACGACAATGTTATCTTCACAGATTACTTGTTCGTAGATTATACATTCATTGCCATAGTGCTGATATTTGGCTTTCATTCGAATGTCTCCTATTTCTTAGAACCATACTCTCAGATTCTTGACGTTATCGGGGTCATATGTCGGAACAAAATCATCTTCGGGCATTACGTCCTTAAGAGATATCAAATCCTTATATGTTTTATCATATCGATAATAGTTACCATATTCATCAATAGCAACCTCATTTTCCTCATTCACAAGCCACGTGTCGGCTGTCCATGAATAAATCCAAACAGTCTCGGCGGGCAAGAATGTAACATCAATGCGGCGATTGTATGAGCTGTACTGACTATACGATGAATGATAACTCTTATATTCTTCGATATACTCAAACTTCTCACATTCTGTCGTCAGCATCTTTACGGACTTCTCAATGATAGTATTCATATCACCGATGTCTACATATTCGTGCTCAGTATGAGGATTGTAATATCCACTTGAGATATTTACCGCCGCCACTTCAAGGTCAGGGGCAATAATGCTTATATCGGAGAATGTGCCGTAAGATTTTTTGAAACCAAATCCCTCGACAAACTCAACGAATTCCTTATTACCGCACTGATAGAAGACACAGTCCTTATTCCCCTTGCGGTCATACTCAACGATATACTTGAGGTCGGGTATATCAGTAGTTACAATGTACTCCGTGAATACTCGTGCTCCAACACCGCCAACTTCCTCGTCCATCGTGAAGAGGACATAAGGCTTGTACGGAAGCTTGTTGAGCAACTCAAGGATGATATACACACCGCATCTATCGTCGCCGCCAATTCCCTGCGGAGACATCATATAGTTTCCGTCCTTGGAATAACAGATGATTGATGGTAGATTCTTGTGCACAGTATCGAGATGTGCCACAAGCATATATGGAGCATTTCCCTCTGCGTAGAGGAACTTAGGTTTATTGTGCAACTGAGAGGGTGTATACCCTTTCTCTATCAGTTCGCATCTCAGAGCATTCTTGAGCTTAGTAGCAGGTGTTGTAAATATTTTTTCGAATTTCATTTTCATTCATCCTTTCTATACATTTCGAGCACTTCATCGATTGTCTTGCCAATCCACGAGTCGTCGGCATTCTTGAGACGTCCTGCGATGTGTTCGTGGTCCCAGTTCCAACTGTGTCGGTCTAGCGAGCTAATCCAATACTGTTTGTACCCACCACTTATAAACACGTCTTCAATCTTGACGATACGATTGGGATACCAGCGTTCCATTGAACTTATAACACCGACGTGATAGCATTCGATAGTCGGGTTCATTACGACATAGTCGCCTACTTTGTAAGATTTTTGAGGCGTTACCTTAATTCCGTGTTTGCTCAAATCATGGCATCTTTCACAAACCTTATCACCATCGCGTTTTACGTGAACTTTTCCCTTGGTAATAAATTCGCCGCATATTGAGCATATATCATACTTTTCGATACAGTGAGAGCAGAAGCTTCCCGCACGCTTTGTTGTGATCATACTTTTCGGATACCATACGCCGCAATCGTCACACTTTATAAACCTGCGAGTCGCCTCGTAGCACATTGTTTTTGTGCCCTCATTGGTGGTCAGCTCGCCATATTTCCAGTCCATAGGTTCATATTGCTGATGATAATCGCACCAGAATACACAGTCGGGGCAATAGAAGTTGCCGCTAATTTCGTAGTAATCATCGTGCATATGCATTCTCTTACCACAGTAGTTGCACTTAAGTGTTCTTTGATGATTGGGACACTGAAGCCAACTATGGTCTCTGCCATACAATGTTTCTCCACAATGGAGGCAATATGCTTCGTGACCAATTACAATAGGATTATCCACATCAATAGAGATGGGGTTGTGCAGCGAAATAACAGGCTTTTGATGGTCATAGAAGTAATCGGGATAGTGACCTGAGTTATCGGCAGTTTCTACAAATCCCTCAATTCTCTTGATTTTGCGGCTGAATGTCCACAGATTTGTGAAGTTTTCAGTCTGCGAGATAATCAACTGCATCATCTGACGATATCTATCAACTAAAGCGTTCTCATTATTTGGATAACACTTTCCTGTGATAAGAATGCCATTAGAATACTGACAGCACATACGGGTCAGTTTCTGTCGCCGATAATACTCCTTTCCATTGTAGGAAGCGGGCAGAGTATACAGAATGAACGACGGCTCATCGAGAGCATAAGACAGACAACCCTGCTTATACATTCCCTGATAAGAAGACTCGGAGTCCTCGTGGAAGATGCCGTGCGAATTGATGAAGTGGCAGCTCGACCACGAATTACCATTACTCATTGTCATAAAGTCAAGGAAATTCAAGGATACAAGCGTAATCTTCTCGATGGTCAACTCCGAGAGGCAGTCTGCGAACTTGGCGTAATACTTGTCGAAACTCTTGCAAGTACGAGGGTCGTCGCCGTCATCTTTGAGAGTTGTGGCGTTGTGTACTTCTTCGCTATATCGATTGACTACGAATTCGAATGCCTTGCGGACAAATTTGGTGATTTTGGTGCCGTTGTGGAACATTCTTTCCAAGGATGTGGGCAATTCATATCTCCAGTCCCAACTGTTGCGAATGGTATTGATTATATCTTCGTTCAGCAGTCCTGTTTCTTCGCCCCTATAACATTCCAAAGCATAAATGATTGCATCTATGCACCACTTATCGCCATTAACGTTAATGTGGTTTCTTACATATTGAGCAAGGTCGCAAAGGGCGTTTGATGCTCGCTTATAGTCAATGGGTCTTGTTTCGGTCTGCGAGAAAACGATGGCTTTTGCTTCCTCATTCCAATACGGATGATTGCGGAAGAGTTCCATCTGTTTCTTCTTGTTTTCGAACCAAGTAGCAATATTCTTTCGAACGCCATCAACGGTGTATGTACCATCGATTTCAAATTCATCGAACAGCTTACAAGCAAGTTCGGTATAATAATCAATCTGCTTGTCATCGGTGTCGTATTCTGCGAGGAATGCCGCATTAGCCTCGGCATTATCTGTGCTCTTGTTTAAAACGATATCTTTGATGTTTTCCATGATAATACTCCTTTATAGTATTCGTTTCATTCTTATTCTGCACACAGAGCTTCGGCTTCCTGCATAAGAAACATTTCTTTTTCGAGCTTTGCACGCAGTTCTTCACACTTTGCCTTGTGTTTGGCAAGCTTTTCCTGTGCTTTCAGCTTTGCTTCCTGCTCGGTAACCATGGCATCATAAGCAGCAACCTTTTCAGCTCGGATACGGTTCTGCTCGGTGATTTCTCCAAGATGCTCCATCATCTTTGAGACGAGGCAGAGCTTCATTCCTTTGCAGGTTCTGGATTTGCCAGTTAAGGCGGCACTTATACAAGAGCGGTCTACACCAAGTGCATTTGCGGCATCATAGCCTGATGCATAGATGTCTCCAGTCGTGATGTTATACACGGCTTTGCAGTTCTTGTTGTTGTGGTGTCCAGTTACGTTTACGTTGCTTGCGTTCTGAATGTTGACGATCATGATTTTTTTATACCTTTCTTTTTTTTGGTTTTTATTTTTAGTTTATTTTACGGTTTCGATTCCCGAAACTTCAAGATAAATTCCGTGATTGCCGCAACAAATTAAGTTGTGAGCCTCAGCGTATTCGTCTACGCTCTGTCCGTTTTCGCACTCGTCGGCAAGCTCATAATAGTCTGAGTATAAGCCGCAGAGTTCGTGTTCTTCGCAGTAATCTGCGACCATATCCACGGCCTCTTGTTCGTTGTAAGCATGGGCTTGGAACACTTTGAGCCAAGCGGTGCCTGTGCCGAGATATACTCGGTATAGAGTTTCTCCACAGGAATTTGATCCAATTGTTGGTATGTTCATAATTTCTTCACTCGCTTTCGCCTCTTCTTCGAGGCAAGATTTACAGTTATCGGTGCAGTTGGTTACTGTATTGCAAAGTGGGCAGAATTTGGACATAGTGTGCCTCCTTAATTCTGTTTACGGAATGATTTTGATTTCTTTGCCGAGTAGCTTACAGACTTCTGCGAGAGTCATTTCTTCGACTTTTTTGCGTTCGTAGATGAGGTTGCCGTGCTCATCTTCAAAAGCATCAAATGCACAATCTGATTTGATTATGGGTCGTCTTATGGCAACAATATCATAATCTCGACAAATGAAACTGCTTAAATCATCTCTTAGACAATCAATATCGTTCCAGCAGCAATCTTGGCAAATAAACATTCCAAGGTTGCCATTGAAAATTTCGACATCTCCGTTTCTACGAAGAATTACATCACCTGTCTTAAGGTCTGCTTTGGTAAAAGTGTTATTCATGAAATCCTCCCATTCAAGAATTGTGTAGCCATTGTTTGCGTAATGCTGTACACTACAATAATATCCCTCATTGAAATTGTATGCGGTTTCTTCGCCACACAGAGCATAGCAGATTGTGGATTTATAAGTTTGACCATCGTGCCACGTTCTGCCGATGCTATGCAGATAGTCACAGAAGTTCTTTGCTTCTTCTTCGGTCTTGCAGTGCATAACGTATTTGCCTGTGTAATTGTTAATGTTGAATTTCATTGGTTTCTCCTTATACCTGGTCACTATAAAAATAAACGGTGTTTGTTTTCGTGTCGATATGGTCTATTACAAGCACACCATAAGAAACATTCTTAAATGCTTCTATGTATTTGACCATTTTCTCAATCGACACTTCGCCTTTGCCTAAATGGATTACTATTTTATTTCCATTCTCGTCAAATTCGGTGCTTGTAAATTCGCTCATATGGTAGAATTTCATAGTAATTCCTCCTTTATACAAAAGCAACCATACTCCAAACATAGATGCTTACGAGTATGGGAATGGCGATGGCTATTTCCACAAGAATGATTGCGGTTAGGGTTTTGATGAGTTTCATAGTGATTTCAACTCCTTATTACATTTGGACTTCAATCCAAAGTTTGTTGCTGTCGATATGCCAAATAATTTCAGCAATCGTGAATTTTCCGTTGCCAAACGCAACTTTATCTCCGACTTTTGGGATTATGGTGGCAGATTGAGTAATGGCATACGTTGCACTTCCCCTCATCCATATAATAGTCATTCTCATGTTCCTCCTCTAACAATTTTGAGTGCAGTTTTAACGAGCGTGGTTATATGATTATCGTTGCAATCGTACTTTTCGTACCATTCGCAAACGGTGCTCGACGGAATAGTGGCGTGTAGACAATCCCAAGCAAGTCGAGTTTCAAAGTTATTGAAGCCGCCAACTTCTTCAAGGATTGCGGCATAGTTGTCGAGATTTTTAATTTGTTTGAACTTTTCGACTACGAAGTCGAGTTCGGGTGCAAGTTTCATAATTATCACTCCTTAAGATTAGGGTGGATTTTGACATAGTTGTTGCGTTTACGCTTAGGTCGCTTAATTGAGTACCATATACGAAATCCACTCCACAATGGCTGCGATGCCGACCTGAAGTGCGAACTGCAGAAATCCGATGCCGCCTGCGGCAAAGGCTCCCGCCGAGCCGATAGCGAAGATGAGTGCCGCTCCTGCAAGAGCGAGAAAAAACAGTTTAGTCATAATGATACTCCTTTCTGAGCAAGAAATTGGTTAAGAGTTTTTTCGCCATACACGATATCGTGCAGAGCGTTGTTGATTTCGGTTTCGGTGCAATAGTGCGAGAGCACTTCACGGAGTGCGGACTCACGAGGGTCTTTGCTGAGGCGTTTGCCATCTCTTCCACGGCGAGCAGAGAGAATATAGAGGTCATAAAGCAGACTGATTTTCTTGTCTGCTACAACCTCTGCGGGTTCGGTTGTGGGATTGGTATAATCGTCAATACGGTCGTGTCTCATAGTTAAAATCTCCTTTGAGCTATGTAATTCGTGCATTGAGCACATAAGAAAAGACACGAATATAGTACTCGTGCCTTTGATTTGCGTGTTCAATTAATCTTCGACCAAGGTGTATTCAATAACGCCCTCAAACAAAATATCAAGCTTTACTCGGTCATCAGCCGTGGGATAAATCTGAAAATTGTCAGCATTTTTAGTAGCTTCCGCAAATGCCGCCGTATCGTATACGGTTACATCGGAAGTTACAGCCCTTATGGCTACGGAACCCAGCTGAAGTGCCCCCTCAATAATTTCGATGGTCGCATCAGGGTCTTCGGATAAAATGATATTTTTGATCATAGTATAGGAGTCCATCACCTCTCGCTGTCTTGTAAGGTTGACGACCCCCATTTTGGGCGCATCCAAGTACTCCTTGAATTTCTGAAATTCTGCGTCTAATTCCATAAAGTCCTCCTTTTGGGTATGAAATTAGAGCGTTTTTACGGAACGCTCCATCAAACCGTCTTGAGTTAACAACCACGAAAACTCAAACCAAACAACCAACTATATTATAACCTGAGCCGCTGATTTTGTCAACAATCAGGCATAATACCTATTTCAAAACTACAAGGTCATAGCAAGGCTCACCGTCGAAGTCCCAACACAGACCTGTCTGCATCAAAATGCCTTTAACACGGGTAAGAAATACTAACTGACCATTGATGTAACGAGCCCAACCCTGACGAGCGTGCTTTACTCCATAACGAGCGTAATATTCAGGTTCAAACACAGGCATTTCCTTAGGGAATTCGCCATTGAAATAAACCTTTGCACCACTACGGATAGTGTGACCATTAGCGTCTACAAATTTAACCTTAGACATAATTATACCTCTTTCAAGAAATTTGTGCATAATCAGCCGAACCCGCCCACACCAACGAGGAGGAATGCACCTTGTGGGCATTCGCAGGAATTGCGACCTGAAGCCGCCCGATATCCTGCGAAGCGAAGCCTATTATCATAAGCACCGCATACAGTTGCAGTATCCTGACGAACAATCCTGAATAGTCAGGATTGCCCGCCTTATACTTTTTAAAAAAAAGAGAGAGCCGAAGCTCTCTCTTGGTCCAACCTGAGCCTTAGTTCTTCTTAGACTTAAGGTCGTAAGGAGTGCCATACACGATGTGCTGGAAGACCTTATTGTTCAGGTTGTAAAGGTCACGGCTACCGAGAATGCCTGTCTTCTGAGTACGCTTGTCATAAGCCGTAACGCTTGCTCTCATAAACTTGTAGTCCTCATCCTTGAACACGTAGCCGCTGCCGACCAAGTGCTCAACCACGGTCTGACCAAGGCTCTTAACCTGAGTCTTAGAAGTGGGGTCTGCGAGGTCTGCGTTGCCGAGAGCCGCCTCGTGCTTAACGAGAGCCTTAGAGAAGTCGTAGTCTGTCTTAAGAGCCTTGATAGTCTCTTCACGCTTTTCAGCGTCGGTGAAACCAAGCACAACCTGAGCCACGATGGCACCTGAGAGAGCCATAAATTCGCCGCTCCAAGCCTTGTCAACCGAACCCTTAATGCCGTGAGTAGTGCAGTAAGTATCCATCTCCTTGAGAGAGATGAAGACCTCACGAGTTTCGACCTCGTAAGTAGTGGTATCGGTTTCCTTATCCTTGACGGGCTTAACCACATAAGTCACATAGGACTTAGCCTTAATCGCCGCCATAATAGGATTCTCGTTACAGAAAGCGAGTTCGTAGAAAGTCGCATCCTTGCAAGCCTTAGCACAAACCTTTTCGAGTTCACGTCCGTTGACCTTTTCGACCTCGATAGCCTTGAAGTCTTCGTTCATATGATACTCGTTACGCTTATCAGCAGAAGCCTGAAGATTTTTGCGAGCAGACTCAACCTGAGCCTTGAGAGTTTCGAGAACCTGAGCAGGAGTCAGTGCGTTTGCGTTAGTTTCAACCTGGGTAGTGTTTTTCTTGTTTGCCATAATATTTCTCCGTTCTTGCGAGCCAAAATTTATTTTTGGTTTGAGTGTTGAAATTCCACCCGACAGGCTCACATTCAAGGACACCGAGTGACCTGAGCCGCCCGATGCCCTTTATATGCAAGTCTGTCAAGGCTTTGACAAACTACGAATTCCTCAGTATTCGCCCTACTTGCGACCTAATACGGACAAACGGCAACCCTCACCTGAGAACCACCGAGTAAAGCTTGTTGGATGCAGAACCCTCACCTGAGAACCCTGCCAAGCCGTCCTAATTCGGACACTTTGGGGTATAGCCACAATTCGCACCTGAGTGCAAGGGAGTAGCACAACCTTTCCCTGATTTTGCCCAAGCCGAGCCTTTTGGATAAGCCCATCAACAACGGTGGGGAAACACCGCCTAACGGAACCCCTAAATGCGACCTAACTTCGCAACGCACGCTCACGGAGTGCTGGCACCGACACGGATTGACCGTGCTACCCGACCTGACATTCTCCCAAGTCGGTGGGATAGTCGGCAAATGCGACCAAGACGGTCTACGGGATACCGACAAGATTTGCTCCACTTGTTACTTCTCGTTTAAGGTGTGGAGCGACCCGCCTACCGAGCGGTAGACTTCGGCTCTTAACGAACGCCTTTCTTCGTTGTGTCGGTTGCTACCCGACTATTTGCTATAAGTTACAATACTCGGCTTTTGCCCTGCGGTTCGTTTTCGTTCCGCTCGGCTCTTGCCGTTTCCGTTTCCGTTTCCGTTGTTTCTGTTTCTGCCCTATATGGGAAAAAAATCGATAAGCGCAACATTTTATAAAAAAAATTGAAAAAAATTTTATTTTTTTTCAATGCTCTTTAAAGGCTCAATTTTGGCTTGTGGGCGGTTTTGTGCTTTTGTGGTATGTTTGTATGGGTAAAGGCTTTTCGGCTCTTGTGGGCGGTTTTTGGCGGTTATAAGGGCAAAAAGAAAAACCGCCCCAAAATAGGGCGGTTTGTGGGTGCGGTTAGATTTTCAAAAATAACTTGAAAATATGCCAAAAATTAAAGGGTGATAATACTATGCTATTGGTTGCGACTTCGAAACAAGAGCATATAAACCACGCACAAAGGGCGGCGGCAATTAAGGCGGTTATGATATTTTTCATTGACTTATACCCCCTTATGAAAAGCGGTTACCCATTCGGAATAGGCTTTTTCGGTTCGTGCTTTGGCTCTTGTATATACTTCTTGATATACTGCATCGTCGGTGTGCTTTTCTGCTTTGGCTCTTGCGGTCTTTTCTGCGTTCTTTGCGGTGATATATTCGGCATAGGCTGAAGCGGTTGCAAACTTTGCTTTGCCCTTTTTCAAATTGTCTTGTACTGTGCGAAGTGGGATATTGAGCAAGTCGGCAATGGTTGCGGTATCTTCTCCACGGATAGCAAGAGCAAATATTTCTTGTTGTTGTGCGGTCAATCCGTATTTGTCGAAAAAGGCTTTTTTCGTGTTTTCGGGTATGTCGGTCAAATCGTCTTGCGGTCTTTTGCTCGTTGTGACTTGTTGCCCATTGTCGGCAATACCGATAATATAATGAAGTTTTTTGTATCCGTCTGTTTTGCTCCAGCCGTGTATATATTCACGGATATTTTTACAAGCAAGGGCAAACAAGGTATAATTTTTTTCGTTGCCGTTTTTCAACACTTCCGTGAAAACTGTGTCGGCAAGTGTTAGGGACGCAGAGGAACAAAGCAAGGAATTAATAGCAATGTATGCGGTTTGGAAAAGGTCGAAAGCGTCACTATAATTTGTGGATGTGTCTTGCGTTTTATATGTGCGTATATCGTGCGGAAATGCTTTTAACATCTGCTCACACTTTTCAACCCCATTTGTGCCGATGTCTTTGGGCGAGTCGGTCAATTTTTGCAAGGTCTTATATACTGCTATTTGTGCGACAGTTTCGGTCAATTCGTGTATCGTGTCGGCAAGGTCGGCGGAGTAAGTCGGCATAATGTCAACGACTTTTAAAAGGTCGTTTCTACGGTTGCAAAGGTCGGTCAAGTGGTCGGTTGTGTCTTGCGCTCTTGTCGGTGCGGTCGGTGCGGTATAAGTAGGTACTTTTCCGTACTTGTGCATATTTGCACAAATGGTCTTGATGTCAATTTGTCTTGTGGTGTTGGTGGTTGTTTGGTTTGTCATTTGGTTTATACCTCTTTTCTTTGATTTGGGCGAAAATGCCCTTGCATATATTATATCAAAAAACGCAACTTTTTGCTATATTTATTTTTCACAAAATTTTATATTTTCTTTTGTGCATTGTGTATAATTTATGCACAAAATCAATATTTTGTAGATAAATTAAAGGGCGGTATATAAAACCGCAAAAGCACCGCATCCGCAAGGGCAACCCGTCAGGTGATCAACTTAGAAACTGACCCAAAAATGCTTATTCCACCAAAAAATTTATCTAAAAAATATTTTTCCCAAAAACACCTCAAACACACCTAAACCGCCCCAAACCCTCTCCTTACCCTCTCCCCACTTTTCCACAGCCCCATCCCACAGCAAAATTCACCCCTCCACCACCTTTTCCACACCCTTTTCCACAACCCAAAAATCCAATCGCCAAACCTCTGCAAATCCCACCCCTGTTATCGTTACCAAAAATCCCACTCCAGTGGAGCCAAATCCCACGCCCATCCCACAAAATGCCCGCAATTCCCAACCACATCCCGCCACAGCCCCATTCTCCCAAAATCTCCCTCCCAAAACCCCACTCCCAACCTTCCCGCAACAAATCCCTCCCCAAACCGTTTCTGAGCCCCAAAATCCCACACTACTTAACCAAATCTGGCCCCAACTTGCCCCGCCCCACCAATTGCCCACCTAATTTAATATATGCCCAATTCCCCACAGTACGGGGGTATTTTCAACCCCCAGGATCAACGCCCCTTGTCCCTTACGGGGGTGCTTCAAACTACGCCCCAGTCCCTATACCCCGTCCCAGTCCCCAGGCCTCGTTTGTAAACAAATTGTAAATCCCCAGCCCAGCCCCTTGACAAGTCCCAGTTCCTGGTGTATACTGTCCCCAACCAACCGCCCCAGTACAAACCCCGTAAAGAGTTATTCTTAATAACTCTCTTATCTATATCTATATCCTTATCTATATCTTTATCTATATCTATATCTATATCTTGCTTTTTACCAGTTATAACCAAGGTTATAACCAAGGTTATTACTTAGGTTATGGTTAGGTTATTATTTGTAAATAAATTGTAAATACCCATAATAACCTATTGACAAAACCTTGGTTATGTGTTATAATAACCACAACAAAACAAAATGATTAGGAGGAATCATATGAACGAAAAAGAAAACTTCGTCTTCTTAGCGAGCTGGGCGTCCACTATTGAGTCGTTCGATGAGGCGAAGCAGCCCGAGCTTGCTGGAGAGCTTGCTAAACAAATTATCTATTACGGCACCAAAGGAGAGATCACAACCGACAATCCTATGATTCGAGGCATCGTTGAGGGAATGTGTGTTGCACTTATCGACCAGGCTAAGCTGAAGTACCAGAACTGCAAAACTAACGGTAACCTTGGCGGCAGGCCCGAAAAGTACCCTGTATCCGAAATGATTCGTCTGCGTGATGCTGGATTGTCCAATGAGGAGATTGCGGAGAATCTAGGCTGCTCGGCGCAAACCGTAAGTAAGAAGTTTAAGGCGCTAGATGAAATTGCCGACTCAGATAACGAAATATAACACAACAAACTGATTGAGAAAGGAAAACAAAATGGTAGACCATTACAACAAAGACTTCGTTGAATGGTTCAAACATTGGGACGCCTGGCACAAATGGGCTTCTCAGGAACCATCTCCGTGGCGCCCAATAAAATACATCAAGTGGCTTCGCAGCGAGCCTAAAGGCAAAACAGTTACGATGGGGCTTATACCTATATGTGATATTTATATACCAATCGAGAAAGGAAAGAAAAAATGAGAGGAACTATTGGAGTACACGCCGCCCACTGTTGTAAGTGGCACGGATGCAAATACGGAGATCCCGACTGTCCTGTTGTTAACGGCGAGATTGAGCAGGAGTATCTCTGCGAAGACTGTTATTATCACCTGGAAGAAGAGGGATATTACAGAAAGATGCTAATTACAATTGAAGAGATTAAGAAATGGAAGGAGTCTCGTAAATGAAACTTTGGATAGATGATGTAAGACCTGCGCCTGAGGGATATGTTTGGTGCAAGAGTGTTAATTCGACAATAGGGGTAATCGAGTCTGTAGAACAGACATTTTTCAATTGGTATGACGTCCGTGACGAGGATATCATATCTATCATTGACATTGACCATGATGCAGGTGATTACGCCTCAGACGGTGGCGACTACATTCGCCCCCTCGACTGGCTCGAAGAGACTGGCCGCAACTACCCTATTCGCATTCACTCGCAGAACCCCGTCGGCGTTGCTAATATGCGACGGATTATTGAAAGAAATGGTTGGACTGAGGTGAAGTGATGATACTACGCTTAACTTGTGAAAAATGCAAAAGTGAAGTAGATGTGCATCTTTATTATAATGATTATCGTATTACCACAACTATGTGGCATGACATAGGAGATCCAGAATATACAGCAGAAGCTAGAGGCAAAACACTTTGTCCTTGCTGTGGAACGGTAATACACGCAAATTTTAAACATACGTTAGATAAAGGTGAAATAATCGAATTGGCTCAAAGAGGCAATGTAGAGACTTATTAAAGAAGAAATGGTTGGAAGGAGATAAAATAATGACCGTCAAAGAATTTAATGAGAACTTTTGGCCCCAATATAATAAAGCAGTTTCATTTGTCAATTGTATGGAGCACGCTTTGCAAAAAAGTGACGACAATGCTCGTATGCAGATGCGAGTAATTGGTTGGAACGAAGATACAAAACTGTTTTTGCTTGATGCGCTCCGCAGAATCGAAAGAGATGCAAGAGATAGTTACAGATGGTGTCAATCTGAATGGTGGAAAGACAATTAAAAAGCGTATTTTATGAAGGAGCAAAGATAGATATGAAAATATTTAAAATTATTAAGACAGTTGTGAAGAGATTTAAATGTAATCACGAGTTTGTCACTACATCAAACTTTTACGGAGACTACATAGATTATGTTAGTTCGGGTTTTCCTATATACAGAAGCCGACAAAAATGTATTAAGTGTGGAAAAGAAAGGCTTTCAGAATATTTGGATGAAAACTGTAAAGTGATTAACGATGGAATGATATAAAATACGAATTTTAAGAGGTGAAATTATGAAGATAGAAATTGAAATTCCTGATTTGGAAGAAATATATTGCAGTTATTATGAGGATGATGTCGTAACAGGCAAAGACCTTAAGAAAATAATAGTTGATATAGCAATTCAGAAATTTATTGATAGGATGTATGACGACTATATGAACGATAAAGTGTATGAATCGGTTAAAAATGATGTAAAGGAAATTGTAAAAGCTAATTCAAGCGATATTGTAGATAAAGTTGTTAACAAAGTATCAGATGAAATAATCAAAAAGAAGTCGATAGTAAACGAGATGCCTAAAAAATCGGAAATAGCGAGCATTAGCAAAGAGTGGGAAGATTACTTTATTACACTTGTTGATAAAGCTATAGCTAAAAGATTTAAGTAAGACGAATAAAAATAAAATTTTAAGAGGTAGATATGAGTAAGAAACCGAAAGATGGAAATGTTCTTAAATCTGATGTGCTATGGATTATTCAAAATTATATTCGTGGCATTCAAATGAATGACTATGGTAGCGACAAAGGCATACCTCAGTTATATGCGGTAATGGAACAGATTGAAAATATGGAAGTGCAAGAAGCTAACTGGCTAAAGGATGAGAAGGGCGCTTGGGTTTGCTCTCATTGCGGTTATGGCTTTTATAATGGTGTAGGAACTTGGGTAGACCATTGTGAAAAATGCGGATATAAGATGGTATAAAAATAGAGTTTTAAGAGGTAATATTATGGAAGTGTCAAAGATTTATTCGATGATTTATGATAGTCCAAAGTATGGCGATAATGGATATGGTAAATATTTAGGCGAATTTAAAAGAGTGAAGCAGCTTAGAGAAGATGCTTGGGTGGATGATTTTATTGGTGTTAATACTGAAACTGACGAAGTATGCTTAGTACTCTCAAGAGAAGTGTGCGGATATGGTGGTGGTATTGCCTACGAAGTAATTCCAGTCCCAGAGTTGATGTTAAAGCTATAAAAATGAAGTTTTAAGTGGTGAGAGATATGATTGTTAATTCTAATGAATTTATTAAATATGTTAAAAGACATTTATTAAGAAACAATAGTCATAATGAATGGAATGCAAAAATTGATAAAATGAATAGTGTTGGCTTATTAAATCATAATACATATCAAACACTTAAAATGATTGTAAGCAACACATAAAAATAAAATTTTAAAAGGAGACAAAACAATGATTTGCAATAATTGTACAAACCCTATATGCAAAGCATATCGCGGAACCTGTAGAAAATATAGGCTGTTGAAATTAATTACGTTTGGAAGATATGGTAGAAAGGAATTAAACTAATGAACGGCGTAGAAATTTTAGCAGAAGAAATGGTTTATAAATTACAACCCTTTAATCTTTTCTTTTGGTTGGGTATTATAATTAGTATACCTCTCCTTCTTGGGGTATGGAGAGCCGCCTATCGTTCTCATGAGCTTGATGTGGGGCTTATAATTCTTTCTCTCATATTGGTGTTTTCAATTGGTGTCGTTTTTGGAACAGCAACAATGGCAACTCCTTTAGTAGATCGAGAAATCAGATATATAGAATACAAAGTCACCATCGACGACTCCGTCTCAATGGTAGAGTTTCTAGACAAATATGAAATCATTGACCAAGAAGGTAAGATTTATACAGTAAAGGAGAGAGAATGATGATCCGAGTTCAAAAATACCGAGAACCCATTAAAATGGAAAACTGGCTTGTTAACGCAGACGAGATTGGTACACTCTCTGGCGACTGGCTTATCTTAGACAATGGACCAAGCGACTTTGATGCAGTAATGACAACTGTAATCCATCTAGATAGCGTTGAGTATTTTACGAGCACCAAGCCAATTAGCAATAATAGAATTTTTCTTTTAGATAGAACTCACCCAGACGGTTATTTATATTGGGTAACACAAGAAGAGGAGAAAACCAATGACTAGACTAGACAGAGTACTCACTCTACTCGAACGCTACGATCGCCTTGCAGCAGATATATTTTTTGGAGAGATTGAGTGGGGTGCAATTTCAGGCACACTCATTGACCTCCGCAAAGAAAAAGAAAAACTCACCCAAGAACTTATCGAGCACGGTTGTAGGAGGAAGAACTAATGAAATACAAACCTTACGCAAAAGTAATCACCAACGATGGCTGCCTCTGTGCCATCTACGAGCCCCACCCTTTCCGTTCCAGTGCCATCTCCGAAGCAGTCGGTTCTAAAGTCAACACGGGCATCGCAGACGACGAATGGTGCTGGATGTACTATGACTGGTGCTGCAATCCCATCGGCACAAGTTACGAGAAGCCCGAAGGCATTGAGGTAGATAAATTTACAACAGACAATCTTGACTTCTCGTGGACCACGCCTGAGTGCGCTCAGAACTTGTGTGATTATTTGAATATGGAGCCTTATGGAGAGGAGAATTAACTATGGTATATAAGCATCATCAGATTTTTAGAGATAAGCTCGGTCTTGATTCAAGCGTTTGGGATACTGCAGATCTTGATTCAGATCTTAGAAAGAAAGTTAAGAGTGTCCGCAATGCTCATCCTATCATTCCTTACACCCTTGAGATTGAGTGCAATTCCTACTGGGGTCAGTTCGAGCGAGAATTTATTGCGTACTCAGTGGGCATTCTTGACGATGTTCAGATGAGCATTCGCCATTCTAAGGAAGAACTTGAGATGTTTTGGCAGGATGTTTTCGGCAGACCCCACCTTTCGTTCGAATACGCATTGGAACATTATGTGCTGCTACAGGATTATCTGTTTGAAACCTTTCAGGATGTTGACGACTGGGAGCAGCTTACCTTCTATCAGATCGACTGGGATATTATGCACAAAGAAAAACGAGATGTATTAAGAATCCAGCTTGCCAAGCCTCTTGACGAGTATTGGGAGAGCATTATCATTCCTCGTATGAAAGACTTCTTCGTCGAAAGACCATATGTATATATGGATAAAGATGCTGAACTCATTAGTATCACTTTGTGTGATAGCAAGGGAAATGTCGTGAAGGAATATTGAGAGGAAAACTAACAAATGAAATACAACCTCAGAAACTTGCTTTGGCATCTAAAGTACAAGGGACAAAAAGACGAGGCAGAACGAATTGCCGAATGTAAAGAGCAACTCTACGATGCCGTCGAAGATAATATAAACTACTTTACTAATTATACAGAAAATCACCTAGTTGCAAATCCAGACCTTTATTATTCAATTCCTATGTCCCATCTTGAATCATCTTACGGCTTAACCTTGGATAAGTTTATAGAAATCCAAGAGAGATTTAACAAGGCTGCCACGGGACTGTTTGGATTAAAATATGATAACAGTGCCCATCTTATACTGACCGACATATTCGGCAACTCTTTTATCGCATATTGCAGTTATGAACAACATACCAAGTCTTACAAACTATACATTTGGGATATGAGTGGTCAAATATCGTTATATAGCCTTTCAACAAAGAACCCCCAACTAACACACGAGCAAGTTAATGAAATAGAGAAGTGCCAGAGCAACCTATTGGAGCACTATGAGAAACGAAGAGAATCTGCCAACCGTTATCAGCAAATTTGCAAATACAAAGATTATATCAGAAGGGCAAACTATACCAACGGTCATGCTCAGTACACCTGCGATGTATACGTTCGCAAGGACATCCCTATCGAACTCACAGAGCACGAGATTGCCAAGTATATTGACAATTGGAATTACTGTTTCGGTGGTAAGATTTATGCGGCTGGTGAAACTGATACTGAGCGAAGATATCACATTACGGTTTATACGGATTGAAGGGAGAACTAACTATGAGCTACTATTCAAAATACAATAGCAATCATGATTTATGGACTGCCATCATTTGTTTCGCCTTAGCTATTTTTGTAATGATTAGCTTTAATACTTGTACTGCATCAGAATGGAATGACGGATATTGCCCCAAATGCAACGTCAGATACGAACTTGGTGGAGTATATAAATATATAAGATACTATTCTTGCCCTAAGTGCGGCAATGAAGTTTCTAGATATTAAAGGAGAGCCGCCTATGCTAAAAATATATGAAGTTCATAACTATGTATCCATAGACGGTGACGACTGGCGTGAAGTTTTATGGAGTGGCTGGTTAACTCCTATAGAGCGTAAAGTGTTTGATGAACCGCCAGAAACACAACACATATTGTGCAACGCATCTTTTTACGAAGCCTATGATTATATACACAACAATAGGTTAGACGGGGTTTATGAGTCTAGCAGTTGTTGGAATCGTATGATACATCCAGCAATCAAAGTTAGATATAGAGGTGCATATGATGATGTCGCTTATAGGAGATTCATTGCAATGTCTTATAAAACGGAATACGAAGAATGGAAAGAAGTAACGCTCGAATGGATTCTAAAGAATCTCCCAGCAGACACCGCCATCCAATACCTCAAAGAGCGTGGTATCTCCGCCTGCCCTGTTTTAAAATAAAGGAGAATGGCTATGAAAAATAAATTCAAAATGGAACTTACTTGGCACAACTGTTTAACATGCCCACCCGAAGAATATTGGAACAAGAATTTATATATATCAGACGGTACATATGTATCTGAGGTTGAATACGACAAACAGTATGGGTGGTTTGATAAATCCGCTGGTGATTACATCCCATATCAAGAATTGTACGAATATTGGTGGGCAGACTTAAATCAAACCGTTAACAATTGTTCGGAATTTAAGGAGAACAACTATGAAAGATTTTAAAAGTGTCCAAGACCTCATCATAAAAGCCGCCCTCTATGACGGCATATCCACTACCATCAGCGCAGAGGAGCTGCTTGGCAGAGGTGACGCGTTGCGAATCACCTTTTCGAGAGGCAACAGACATTCAGCCACCCATATTGACCTAGTGGACAAATATCGAAATCCAGAAGAAGTTGCCCTATATTGTTGCAAGCGTGCACTTTATGACTTGCTTTGTGGACCATACGAAGAGATTAATTATCCGAAGGAGAATAACAATGTTTAAACGCAAGAAAAAGACAGGCTGCGAAACTCCTAAATATAGCCACTTTAGTATGGCACCTGGACCAAAACCAGAATATACCTTTCCTAATCCGTGTTACATCCCTCCTGCTAGTACACCTCGGTACAACCCACCACCTATGCCACCCATAAAACCAGCAAAACAAAAGGAGAATAAAACCATGAATAAAACTATGTACGGACTAAATTTATACATTCCATTCGAAGACCTTGACGCCTATATCCACGAACACATTGACAAGAACTACGGAGATTGTACTTTTGTGCCCGTCAAGGTAGAGATCGATGAAATTGGTCTGGGTATTAATATAAAACTTTTGTCTGCTAGTTCTGTAGAAATAGATAACTGCAGATATAAGATTGACCTTAATAAAATGACAAAGGAGAACAACAAATGAGCATAGAACTTAATGTGCGTGATTGGGATGACGAAGAATATGATGATTGCGGTAATACTGCCGTAGCAATACTTAAAGTTGGACGTATTAAAATTCCGCTCTGCATGGATTGTGTCAATGAACTGAAAGAATCTGTCGATGATTTTTGTCGTCCACAGTACTGTTATCAGTGCAAACATTTTAAGAAATCACACTGGGGCTGGAAGTACGGTGGTTCTTGTTGTAAGGATGAAGATGTGCCCGATGTTCATGTAGGTTACCACCATTGCAAGGATTGTATGGATTCTTGTAAGTCTTTTGTAGAAAAGGAGAACAACAAATGCAGGGACTAAATCCATTAACAATGGAGTGCACCTACTCCACTCCCTGTGGCTGGTGCACCAAGTGGGATAAGAAGTGCGACAAGAAGATTGGGTGCGGTACAAACGTAGATGCATCAAAACAGGATTTTTTGGATCTAGATACCGTTTTGGAACAAAAAGGAATGAAACGATATGACCAACCTTGACATAATTAAACACCTTGCCCTCAACAACCCCACTCGCCTCGCCGAACTCCTCGATGACATTTATTGCATCGGTTGGAATTGCGGTGTGTATGCGGCGAATAACGAAAAAATACTAGAAAAGTACGAGATTGATGATTTTAACGTATGGCTCGGCCAAGATGCTTCGGAATCGGGTTACTTTTGCGAATACGAACTTGAAAAATGGTCCAAACTTATTGAAAAGGAGAATTAACATGTCAGATTATATAACCGACGCCCAGAACGACGTCAAGTCCTATTTTGAAACTCACGACATCCCTACCCACTTCTACCAATGCCTTTTCGGAGAGCTTGTCAAGATATGGGGCATTCGTCTTATTATGCCAGATGAAAATTATGGTGCTATATATGATGATGAAGATAATACACCCTACTCGTATAAAGACCAGATTGCTTGCTATCTATCTGCTCAGAATGGCACTTGGGGCTGGACTATCGCTTTCAAGGAAGCTTGCACTCAATGTGACTTGGCGTGGCTTGCGCAGGACTACGATGGGTTTGACTGGGTCCACGGTGATATTTTTGATAGTTATATTGCTGAGAAGTTGATTGATGTGGTATTCGAAGGTAATACTACGAATGATTATTATCTGTTTAAAGTTTCGAAAGGAGATCCGCAATGAGAACAATTGATGCAGATGAACTTAAACAAGACTTGCTCAACAAGTCCTTCTACCCCGCTATTGTGGCAGCCGCTATTAAGAGAGCGCCTACTGTTAATCCGTATGAATGGATTAGCGTTGAGAACGATCTACCTGCTATTGATCCGCACGGCAAGGGTAGATATGGCGGAGCGAGGTCGGTCAGAGTGCTTTGTGCGTGTAAACAGCGAGACGGTAGAACTTTTGTAAAAGAAGGATACTACGAGCCATGCGGCGACGGAAGTGTTTTTTGGAGAATACCAGGAACTATTGATTCCGTCACCCACTGGACATACCTCCCTACTCCGCCCACAGAAAAGGAGAATTGATTATGAAGGTTGAAGATACCGTGTTTGTTCTAGCATCAGAAATCCATGGAGAACTTATATATTTAACTTATGACAGAAGCGATGGTTATGATTATTCTTTTAACATCCGTTGTGCAATGAAGGCAACAAATAAAGTAACCGCGTTGAGTATTAAAGATGATTATGAAGATGACTTAGGGAGAAAGTCTGATCTGAAGATTATTTCTCTTAAGATTACTTATGAGTGGTAAATCGCCTCATTTTACCCCAAAAATCCCCAACTACTTAAGCAAAATTTAACCTTGCCCATCCTACCCTTACCAACTACACCCCTAAAACTTTCCACTTTAAAAATCGCTAACTACTTAGGCAAAATTGTAACTAAAATGTAAACATTTACAGTAACATATTGACAAAATTAAACATTTGTGCTATAATTATTACACAACAAAATGATTAAAGGAGATTTAATAATGGAATGGTACGTAATGCTATTTGATTACAGCCGAGGCAAGGTTGTGCCGTACAACATTTTTAATAACGGCAGCTTTTGTCGTGACGTCGAGATGGTGTTAACTACCCCTAATCACACCCGTGAGTCTTTGTCTGAAATACTATCTCACGCTGCGGCATATGAATTTCGCTCACGATGCCAGTATGAATTTATTGTATCAGATTGGCCGCCTAGTGGAAGAAAAGAAAAATTTGATGTGTATGCACAACTTAAGTTTAATTGGGATCGGTTTATTGATTATATATGGAGTAAGTACAAGGTATGAAGAAGTTTATTTTAGAATATGCGGACTTGTCAGATGATAGAAAACGCATCTTGCAGGTCTTAGCAGAAAACGGTATAGAGGTGGTTGATTCCACCTCTGACCGTGATTTATATCAACATATTGTGATTCGCATCAGAGACATCAACGAGTTAAATTGGATTATGGACAAATTGAATCAGGTATGCGAATACGGAGTAAAAGTTATCAAAAAGGAGGAATTAGGATGAAGGCAAAATTGATATTTAATGGTAAGGAGTTCGAAGTGGAACTTACCGAAGAGGAAGCTAAGAAGTTTGAGCAGAAAACCAAGAGAACAGGTTATGAGCGAGGTAATAATTTGGATAATTTTTCGGCAGTTGTTGCGGAGGGAACTGTTCATTCCGATTTTATCGATGATGCAGGATTCGGTAGTTCTGCGAATCTCATGTACGAGAACGCCAATTACTACACATCTTATGAGGTTGCAGAAAACAATGCTCGTGCCGATAAACTTATGCGTCAGTTGAGAAGATTTGCTGTGGAGCATAGAGAGAAAGATGTCGACTGGAAGACTAATCTCGACCTTTTTGAGATTTGGTATTGCTATGATATAGAGAAAATAACAGTGAATGAAGCGTGGACCGAAAGAACTTTAGGTACAATCGCTTTTGACTCCGAAGAAACTGCCCAGCTTGCCATTGACACCTTCCGTGACGAACTCATTTGGTACTTTACTGAATATAAGGACAGTCTGTGAGGTGATTAGATGGACAAGAAGCCATCAGAATATATAAGCGAGTTTTTAAATTTTATTTCCGAAGCCCAGTCTCATTACAAATTCTGCTATGAAGAAATGGAAACTCAAGACAAATTGACCCAGGATTATCTTCATATGCTTGAGCTTGACGATCTTAAGTGTGGCGAACGTAGTAAGCTTGCTACCAAGCTTGCCATTAACCGCAAGGATCGTAGATATTATAGAGATCGAGTTGAGGAACTGGAACCCATTGTTAGGTTTTTTGAAGACCCACAGAACAAGAAGGTGTTTGATAAACTCAAAGAAGTTCTCGGTCAGACCAGAAAAGCTGAGAACTATCATAAAAATAGAATATATATACCAAGGGTGCTAAAGGAGAAGAAAGAATGAAGTGTTGTGAATGTAATTTTTGTTGCGAAGTTACTAGACGAAGATGGGTTCGTGGTAAAGGTTTTGTAGATTTTAAGTTTCAGGAGTGTTGTGGGGTAAGACACCCCTTTGAGATAAAGGATGTTAACCAGGAATGTATAGCATATCCTGAGAAACGAGTTCAGAAAGTTGTAAAGGAGTGAAAATATGCCTAAGTTTTTTGTTACGAGTGATATTCATTCATATTATACTGAATTTAGAACCGCTTTATATCAAGCGGGCTTTGATGAAAAGGACGAAAACCATTGGCTAGTGGTTTGTGGTGATTGCTTTGATCGCGGCACTCAGTCGAATGAAGTTTATAAATTTTTAAGAGATTTGCCTCGAAAGGTACTTATAAGAGGCAATCACGAGCAGCTTTTGCTTGATTGCTGTGCCAGAGGCTATCCTTGCTCTCATGATATAAGCAATGGTACCGCTAGAACTATTTGGGATATGGGTTATGGTGAAGAATTCGAAGATATGTGCAATTACACTTTAGCGAAAGTTAAGCCGTTCATAGATGGCATGGTTAATTACCTTGAAACCAAGGACTATATTTTTGTGCATTCGTGGATTCCTGTAATTAATAAAGATGGGCTGCCTGCTCACTATACCAAGGGTCGTAGTTTTGGCTTTAATTCCGACTGGCGCAACGCTAGCCAAGAAGACTGGGTAGATGCAACTTGGGGAAATCCATTTGATATGGCTGCAAGAGGTTTGATGCCTGACAAAACCGTTGTTTTTGGGCACTGGCACTGCAGCACAGGGTGGGCAAATGCCGAAGGTCGTAGTGAATTTGAAGCCGATGCTAAGTTTGACCCATATTATGGTGAAGGATTTATTGCTATCGATGCTTGCACAGCACATAGTCACAAGTGCAATGTAATTGTAATTGAAGATGACTTTTTGGAGGGAAACAATGAGCACTGAACATAAAGATTGGCTCGCAGATCTTAGCGACGAGCAGAAAAGAAACTACGAGCTTTGTATGAAGTACCCTATTCTCATCCCTCACAGTTGTTGGACGGGCAAGGTTGCGGAGGATTATATGTATGAATTTACAAAGTTGGACGCCATCCCTACTGGCTGGAGAATTGCGTTTGGAGAACAGTGGGCCGCCGAGGTACAGGAAGCGGTTAATAAAATGCCCAAAGAAAAGCAAGATAAGATTATTATTATGGATCTTAAGGAAAAGTACGGATCGTTTCGTCAGGACTTTAGCTATTACACAAAAGAGCTTGTAGAAGTAATTGACAAATACGAAAAACTGTCCAAGCGTGTCTGTATTCGCTGTGGCGCTCCTGCGACAAAGATTTCTCTAGGATGGATTTCGCCCTATTGTGATGTTTGTTCTGAAAAGATTCCTTATAAGAAGATAGATATAGATGAATGGTTTGAGGGGGTAAAGTGATATGAAAGAGATTATTGGAGAAAATATGAATAATATTTTTTTAATCTGTCTTGGTATTAATCCTAAAGAAACTTTTAGTGGCTCCATAGGATATTGGAGCAATTTTAAAGTATGGGAACTTGATGATGCCGAGTTTGAGAGCCTTTGTAATATTACGGAAGCACAATTCGAAAGATGGTCCGAAGAGGGCGCCTGGTGGAGATATGCAACAGGTAGCAATTTGGGTGTGCCCACGAATTATTTTAAAGTAAATAGTATAGAGCTTAAGGCATGGTGCGGAGGTTATAGAGACGATCTCTATAGAGATTATTTTATGGAAAGCAAAGAGGAGCAGGAACTTTATATGGGTCCAGATGACTATGTTGCTGTAAATATGCCCTATGAATATAAGAACTTGTTCGAATATTGCTGCGAAGAACTCGGCGCCTCTACGGAAAAGAATGTCTGTGCGTTGGCGGTAGACCTTGCTAAATATAACGGACTTACACTGTCTGAACTGTTTAAGATTTATGGAGGCGATACGAATGGAAATTAAAAAGATTAAAACACGCATCACTTCCGAGGAAAAAGAAGTCCATTTGCTTTATGACTATGTTGATAAAACATGGATTATGGATACAATGATTATGAAGTATTACAATAAAGCCAAAAGACAGGGCTGGAAACAGACCGCCGAGTATGTTTATGATGATGGAACTGTTTGTGGAGGTGCTTTTGAGGCTCCTGACCACGCAGTAACTATTCGTGGCGCTGAAAAGAAGAGGCTGAGTGAGAAACAGCTTAATAACTTGTTTGGAGTAGATGACGAGTAGTTTATAGTCGTGCATATTGACCTTTTTAAAATTTTTGATATAATAGACACGATACAAAATGATTGGAGGTTGATGAGTGTGTACGGTGCGTTTTGGACTATTTATTGGCAATATTGGGCCGATAGAAGAAAAGAAGATGAAGAAAAGAATACAAAATGATTGGGCGGTGAGATAATGGCAAAGTCACAAAAAAACCAGACTTTTGTGTTAAAAGTCAACACTGGATATTTATCAAAAAATAATTGGCATTTAACATTTAAGTTAAGCGAAATCAGAAAGCAGCCGCAACTAGTCGTGAGTTTAGGCTCGTCCCAGGTTTTGAGATGGATGCCAGAGTTGACTGGCGTTCCAGATGCTGATATTAAGGCATCACAAATTAAGCAAGATATAAAATATCTTAAAAAACAGGGAAATTCTTTAGAGAACAAGAAAAAAATCAGTCAAAAATATGACGAACTTTATGAATTACAGTTTCAGCCATATTATATGATGCTGGTAATGGATTCCCCTAAAGATTATAAATATGTCTATAAACACGGATTTATGATCACAATTGATTATGGACATAAGATTGAGACGTTTAAATATAGAAGATTTCTTGGGACGGCGGGATCTATTAAGAAAAGTACTATTATGTTTGTCGATGAGAGAATTCATGACGAACTTATGGAGAAAATCAACAATGGGCGTTATGAGGGTCCAAAACCAGGTGAAGAAGTTAAGACTTACAATGGGTTAGAGCTAAATTATAAGTTCATTCCAGCAAAAATTAACGCATATTTTGCACTCCAGTGCTCTGCCAGCATACCCGTTCCTTGGCCTAGAGTTATTGTAGTAAATGATGTTTTCACTAAATTCAAGAATGTTGTAAGAATTGTAAAAAATACTGGCGGTGAAAACCCAGATTGGCCTAGCGTTAGCGATCCTATGGAGAAAGAAATAGAAATTAACACTTGTGATGGTATGGGTTTGATTTCCCCCGAAATGAGTGCTAAATGGGCCGAGGCATTAAACGAGGGTTCCGAGCCACTGTCTGGCTTTAATACTCGTTGTGCCTTCTTGAAGGGTATGGTGTTTACTGTAGACTTCAAACAATTTGCCGAAGAGGTTGCAGGTACATATATTATCAAGGATGCATGGGGAGACGAAAGGGATGTTCGAGACGCAGACGTTATTCTTTCGGTTTCTATGCTTAAATTGTGGAATTCATATGCTGGCTATGAAGATTATTATAATAACTGTATGAAGAATGGATATGAATTTTGCATTGCAAAGAGCACTCCGCACGAGTTGAGAAATGTGCATACTACAAATTACCAATATCTTCAGGATTTTAAGTTCACCGATGAGCAAATTGACGAATTAATTGAGCCTACTGTATCGAAAATTAAAGATTGCCTTGGACTCGACTGGAGAAAATTGATTTTATATATGTGCGGATCTGGTTTAGATGAGAAAAGCGTGGTTCATATGGAGCCTATGTGTAAAGCCATTATGGCTAATCCTGAGCTTATTAATGACCCATACGTTAGGTCTAAAGTTAGTAGAATGATACAAAAACGTATTAATTCTGCTAAAATTGGCGTTTTAGACATTTCGGGAGACTATGGTATAGCAGGTAATGACCCCTATTCATTCTTGCAGAATATGTTTGGTCTTGAAGTAACTGGTTTGTTAAAGAGCGGCGAATGCTACCATAGGTACTGGATAGATAAGAGATCTGATGAGATCTGTGTTTTTCGTGCCCCAATGACAAGTATTGAAAATATTTGCAAGTTGAGGGTTGTAACTAACTCGGAAATGGAAAAATGGTATAAATATATCAAGACTTGCATTCTTTTAAACAGTTGGGACGATACAGCAATGAGATGTAACGGCGAAGATTATGACTCTGATTCAAATTTCTGCACCGACAACCAGGTGTTGCTTGATGCATTTGAATATAAGACAACATTGATGTGCGAGCAAGAAAGTAGCGTTAAAAAGATTCCTACCGAAGATGATTATGTAAGCTCTGATATTAACGGGTTTGGAGATTCTATTGGAAGTGTAACTAACAAGGCTACGAATATGATTTCTTTGAGAGAACAGTTTGATCCTGATAGCGAAGAATATAGAAGACTTACCTATAGAATTAGCACAATGATGAACTATCAGCAGAACGCTATAGACCGTATAAAGGGCGTTGTAGCTCGACCTGTACCTAAGGAATGGCTAAATAATAGGCTATTTAAGATCGAAGACGATGATGACGATGAAACAATTAGAGACAAGCAAATTAATGCAAATATAGCCGCAGAAATTAAACCGTGGTTCTTTATTTATCGTTACTCACAATTAAAGTCCGAGCTTGACAAGTATATAAAGTCGGTTCGATCTAATTGTAAGATTAGATTTGGTAAAAGTCTCGATGATTTATATGCTAGCGACAATAGGTCTTTTGATGAGGATGAGTTTTTGTATTATTACGAAAAATATCTTCCTGTTAGTAGAGCGCCAGGCACAATGAACCGTATTTGTTGGAAGATTGAAGAAGCGTTTCAAAGTATGGACGTGTTGTCAGATATTGAATTTGATCGTTCTATATTGAAGAGTGACGCATACTATACGCAAGAAGAATATGATGCAATTGTTCAGTTGTATGACGAGTATAATAAGAGTATGCAGTTGTTTTTAAAGGGTGTTAAAAAGAATGATTCTTCAAAAGAAGAGAGAGATGCTTTTACATCTAGGTTGATTAATGAATTTACCAATATGTGCTCAGAAGTTTGTCTTGATGCAGAAATATTGGCGAATATCCTTGTTGATGTTTGTTATACTTCGAATAAAAACAAGTCATTTGCGTGGGAAGTTGCTGGTGAACAAATATTTAATAATATTCTTAAGCAAAACGGTGGTATAATTCAATACCCTATCAAAGATGAGAATGGAGATATTGAGTTTGGTGGCAAGAGGTTCTCTTTGCATACACAAGAGATTGGTGGTGATTTAGATGTTGATTTTGAATGAAGAAAAATATGCTAGAGATATATACATTGGTAAGGATGTAGGCGTTAAATCTATGATGACAAAAATAAGATATATTACAAGACATTTGATATATTCAGAGCATCAGAGTGATGAAGACGCTTATATAAATTCAATTAAATGGTTAAAAACATATCAAGACAATTTTGATGAAAGTTATTATTCTAATGTTGTTTCTGATGCTATTAAAAAGGCACATAAATATCCTTTTTATATTATTGACAATATCCAAATCACCCAGTCTGAGTTGAATGCCATTTCTTCGTTGAATGATTTAAGGGCGGAAAAAGTATTGTTTGTATTGTTGTGTATGGCGAAGCAACAAAAGTTATCTAGTGGTTTTACGAATGGGCTTGTTAAGTATTCCATAACGGAGGTGTGTAAATTGGCACGCATATCCGTTCCTGCTGAAGATAGAGAATATATACTGCATAAAATTGTTCAAAATGGCCTGCTTGGATATCCCAAGAAAAATGATACCCAGTGTTTGATTGTGAATTTTATTGATTATGGTGAAGCTGCTTTAGTATTAGATGAGATTGATTGTCAAGAGCTTGCTTATATTTATCTTATGTGGAAGAATGATGGCAAAGGATATACTAAGTGTCAGAGGTGTAACAGATTAATAAAACAAAGCAAAAATGGAATAAGAAAATATTGCGAGGTTTGTAAGACAGAGATCGAGGTTGAAAATAAATCCATTAGAAATGCAAAGTATTATGCAAAACACAAAAATTAAGACGCTTTGTTTTGGTCATTTTGACACGCCAAAATGATTGGAAATTGCTGTTGTTTTCGGCTTTGATAAAATTTCAAGTCGAATTTTTCCTAATGAATGATATAGGAAACAACAGTAATTTCCTATATTAAACCTAAAAGAAAAGGGAGAAAAATTATGGCAGATAAGATGACAAAAAATTACAAGATTTCTGGAAGCGGAGTCCTCAGTATCAATGACGATATGATTACCATTCTCGTCGAGGACAAGGGTGAGTTCAATCTCGCTAAAGTGCTTGCTGACCTTGATGGATGTGCAGTAAAGTTTAGTTTCTCGTATGATGAGGATTACGAGAGCGTTGATGAAGAAACTGGCGAAGTAATTTAATTTAACTAAGAAAACATTAACATCGAAGTTTGTAAGGGCGAAGTTGCGGCTCCGCTCTAGTTTAGTAGATGTTATATATGGGTCCATAGCTCAATTGGGAGAGCACTACCATTGCAAGGTAGGGGTCGGGAGTTCGACTCTCCCTGGATCCACCATATGGCGCTATCGTCTAGCCTGGTCTAGGACACCGCCCTTTCACGGCGGTAACTGTGAGTTCAAATCTCCATAGCGTCACCAATGGCGGCATAGCTCAGTCGGTAGAGCACCCGACTGTTAATCAGGTTGTCGTAGGTTCAAACCCTACTGTCGCCTCCATATGGTTCCGTAGCTCAGTTGGTTAGAGCGCCAGCCTGTCACGCTGGAGGTCGTGGGTTCGAACCCCATCGGAATCGCCAAGCAGTTTTTAGTAGGTTTCTGCTGTTACAGCTAAATAAACTTACATTTTATGGGAGAGTAGCAAATCGGCAACTGCGGCGGACTGTAACTCCGTTGCCTTCGGGCACAGTGGGGTCGGCACCCACCTCTCCCACCATATATGCTGGCGTGGCTCAATGGCAGAGCAGCTGACTTGTAATCAGCAGGTTGTAGGTTCAACTCCTATCGCCAGCTCCATATTGCGGAGTGGAGCAGTTGGTAGCTCGTCAGCCTCATAAGCTGAAGGTCGTGGGTTCAAGTCCCACCTTTCGCAACCATTATGATTCGCTGGTCTAATGCATACGATGTCGGTCTTCGAAACCGAAAGATGGGGGTTGGAATCCCTCGCGAATCACCACTTAAAATTTAAAAAGAAAAGGAGAAGAATTATGACTATTACACGCGAAGAAGTGATCAGAAAGCTGTCAAAAAAGAGCGGCTATCAGATTCAGCACATAAGAGAAGTACTTCATTGTATGGACGAAGTTGTTTTCGAAGAACTATGCGGAGTAACTCCCGATGAGGAAGTTGCTATACAGATTGTTCAGGGTGTGAAGTTAGAGTGTGTTCCTGTTGCGGCAAGAATGGGAAAGAATCCCGCTAGCCAGGAAGATATAGAATGCTCTGCAACTTGTAAGGTTAAGGCAAGAATATCTCGGGACATGAAGGAAAAGCTTCAAGCTCATTACGAGAGCACATATAATAAGAACGGTTAATGCCGTTCTTTTTTTATTAGAAGAAAGGAAAAGAGAATTATGAATGATATTTTGAAGAAATTATCTGAAGAAAATGAAGATCAATATATATGGAAAGTTGGACAAGCTAAGGATGCGGGCTTGATTGATTCCACTTGGGAGGAGCTTACTCCAAGACTTAATACCGAACTTGGTATTGATGAAACTGAATGGAGAGGATCTTCTGCGTTCAGAAAGGCTTATAGATGGATGCAGAGAGCTTACGACAACGTTTTTAGACAAAATGGTTTTATTGGCGTTCAGGGCGATGAACTTGATGTAAAGAAGCGTGAAGTTGAAAAGGCGACCATTAAACTTAGAACCGAAAAGCTTGAGTACAATAAGTGGCTTCGTGAAGAAGCAAGGGACGAGATGATTTGTGAGAAGATTTGTAGTGAAATTAAAGCAAATAATTCTTTGGTTGCACCCGATCCTATTATTGTAGATAAGCCGAGTCGTAGCGCAGTATTGGCTTTCGGAGACGAACATTACGCTACAGAGTTTACTATTTATGGTCTTTATGGAGAAATTCTTAATTCATATAGTCCCGAAATTTTCGAGCAGAGAATGTGGGAATTATTTTATCAGACGGTCGAGATTATACAAAAGGAAGATTTGACAACACTCTATGTGTTTGCTCTCGGCGACTTTACCGATGGAATTTTGCGCTGCAGTCAGTTAATGAAATTAAGATATGGTGTTATTGAAGGCACCGTTAGATATGCAAATTTCATTGCTCATTGGCTTAATGAACTGACTAGATATGTCAAGGTAAAGTATCAGATGGTATATGGAAATCATTCAGAACTTCGTATGCTGGGCCAACCCAAGGGTACTTTCAAGGAAGAAAATACAGGAATGTTTGTCAGAGAAATGATTAGGACATATCTTGAAAACAATCCTAATTTCGAGATGACCATTAACCCTACTGGGTTGATTTTTGATAATATTGAAGGTCTTAATGTTTTAGGTATCCATGGTGAGGTTAAGAATATGGAAAATGCAATTAAGGATTTCTCTAACACATATAATACCAACATTCAAATTCTCCTTGGTGGGCATATGCACCATTATAAGGCAGAGACCGTTGGTGTCAATAAAGATGTTATTAATGTACCTAGTATTATAGGCATTGATGATTATTCAATGAGTTTGAATAAAACTTCCAATCCTGGTGCAGTTTTATTCTGCATTGAGGAAAACAAGGGTGTAACCCTTGAATATAAAATTAAACTTTAAAATGATTTAGAAAGAAGGAATAGAGTTATGATTGATAAGAAAGACACAAGAAAGAGTCGTCTTATTTTTGATGCTAAGATAGCAAGAAAGCTTCTTAAGCAGGGTTTTGTCGTTGTTGATATTAAACCCAATAGAGAAAATACAGATAAGAGTATTTTTATTTTTGAGAATACAGATGAATTTAAGGTGGCTCTTGAAAAGCTTATGGATGAGCTTAAAGCAAAGAAGGAAGCTGAAGTCGAAATTGAATTCGAGTGCGAAATTGAAGTCGAGATCGACGCTGATTAATTGCTCCTAAAATTTATAGAAAGGAGTGATGTCTATGGCAGGTAAAGCTATGGGGAAAACCTCAGCTAAAAAGGCAATGACCACAACTGCTCAAAAAGCGGCAGAAGATAAGGAAGAGTATTTATGCTATTGTTGTGGCGAAAAAAAGAAAAAAACTTCGTTTTACACTTCGTCAGATCCATTTAATGGCGTGGGTGTCAATCCTTTTTGTAAGTTGTGTATTGAGAAAATTGCTAGAAACTATAATGAAAGAAGCGGACAGTATGGTGAGGTTACCAAGGCATCGTTGTGTGATGCACTTGAAAGAATGGATTTGCCGTATAAAGAAAATTTATGGGATTCATCTTACAATGAGGTTCATGATCCAACTTTAAAACAGCCCAAAACTAACGTGTGGTCGGCATATATTAAAAATGTTAAGTTACCACAGTATAGCGGGGAACGTTGGAGAGATGGAGACTTGTTTAAGGATGGAGCAAAAGTTCAGAGTGATACAGAGGACAAAATTGCATCTACTATGACCTCTGAAGTTTTAGATGAGTGCAAAACAAACAAACGAGATTTAATTCGTCTTATTGGGTATGATCCTTTTGCTAACTATCCTATAGAACAAGACCTTCCCGTGTTATATGCACAAATAATTAGTTTTATTGATGAAGAAACTAAGAATGATGGCATGAAGATGAATGCTATTATTCAGATTGTTCAAGCATTTAATCAGATACAGAAGCTAAACGACGCCATTAATGAATTACTGGCGGACACAAAAAAGTTAAATAGCAACAATGGTACTATTAAGCAACATTCTGATACAATATCAAAATTGCTTAGCGGTGCAAATGCTCTTGCTAAGGATAATGGAATTTCTGTAAACTTCAACAATAGTAAGTCTAAGGGACAAAATACCCTTACTGGCAAAATGAAAGAACTAGACTTAATCGGTTTCAGAGATGCAAAAATTAATATGTATGATATTGATTATTGCGAGGGTATGAGACAGGTTGCAGAAATTAGCGCTAAGTCACAAATAGACCAAATTGGTTTTGACGAAAATACAATGAATACAATTAACAATATTAGACGCGAGTTGGTTGATGAACTTCAAAAGAAGTTAGATAAGGCTAACGAGCGCGCCAGATTGTTGCTTGTAGAAAACAAAGATTTAAAAGAGTTTTTAAAAGAAAAGGGGTTAATTGATGAGTTTGGGCAGGTGATTGACAATGAGTGATGTCATTTTGACTGAACGACAAATATTAGAAAACTGTATTGAAGATTGTTTCGAAGGGTTTAAGGATTTGTGCGATGAACTCGAATACACTCTTGGAGAGTACGGAATATTTGTTAAACCAAACTTATACAATATGACCACTAAAAGATATAGAGAAAAAGTAGATTTGGCAGAATTTCTTCAATGGGGACGCAGAAATCCATCTCGTTTTATTGAAGAAGTTTTTAACGTACAGTTAATGGACTATCAGAGATATTTGATTGATAGTTCTTGGAACAAACCGTTTGTTGTGTGGGCTATGTCAAGAAATGGGGGTAAGTCCCTACTTGCGGCTTTGTTTATTATGGCAAAAATGCTTTTAATCCCTGGATTTAAAGCATATATTCTTGCGGGAGTTGGTTCTCAGTCTATTGAGTTGTTTACCAAGATGGAACAATTTGCGATGAAAAATATATCGTCCTTTACAAATTTAAACGATGTTTTTCAGAGCAATGTTGTTAAGTCTCAGGCAAATTCAACTGGATGGGTACACAATCCTGCATCTTATACTGTAAGAACTTATGGTGGTTCTCAGGTGTTTACATTGAACGGCGCTTTCGACAACAATAGATCGAAACGTTCGAATTTAAATGTATATGATGAGGCAATGAATGCAGCAGATGAGCTGTTCCATACATCCGAACCTTTTACCACTCAGAACTCAGAGTTTAAGATGGGTAAGGATTTTAATGCAGATGACGTGCTGGCAGAGCCTACTCCGTTCCCTAACCAATTACTATATTGTTCTTCTGCGGGACGCACGGACCAATACTTCTTTAAGAAGTATAAAGAATTTTCTCTTCGTATGTTTGCTGGAGACAAGAGATATTTCTGTGCAGACATTTCTTGCGATGTCATTATTAATGCTACTGTACATAACAAATTGTGGCCAGTTCCGTTGTTAACGCAAGAAAAAGTTGACCAAGCTATGCGTGAGGATAAAGAAGCCGCTATGCGTGAGTATAGAAATATCTTTACTTCTGAAGGCGGCGAAGGTCAGATTATTAAGAGGGCAGATATTATTAGGAATTCTGTTACGAGACCCCCGAAACTTAGAAATGAGGACGGTAATAGCCTGTGGGGGCTTATGTATGACCCTGCTCGTTCAAAAGACAACTCTGTAATTTTTATTCCAGAATATTATAAAGACCCTGTAGTTGGTTGGAAGATGAGAGTTCAAAACGTTGTAAATCTTATTAATTTAGAGAAACGTAATAAAACTCCTATGACAACTCCGAACCAAATCAAGGAGTTTAAAAGACTACTTTTGGCGTATAACGGCGAAGGAAAAGCAGACTATGAAAATATTCTTAGTATGTGCGTCGATGCAGGTTCTGGTGGTGCAGGTGTTAATATTTGTGACTTTTTATGGGAAGATTGGGAAGACGATGATGGTAATATACATCGAGGATTGATAGACAAAGATTATAGCCCAGATGAAGTTGGGTTATATCCAAATGCGATTAAAGACAAATTGCATTTAATTCAACCTTCTAAATATAAAGTCGAAATGTTTACGGCGCTTATCGAGATGACTAATATGAATCTTATAGAATGGCCTAGCGAATATGATAATCGTGGATATATCGTATTGATGTATGACCTTAATACTAAAACAGGCGTTAAGACTTTGAGATATACAGAACCGACGGAAAAAGAAGTTAAAGAATTGGCAAAGCAAGGAATTGAAATTATAAGAGAACAATATCATTTGGACCCAGATGAGGAGATTGCATTGAAACAAATCGATGCTATGAAAAACGAACTAGTTAACATATATAAATTCAAACAGTCCAACGGTAATGTTAGATATGATTTGGCTCCCGATAAAGTTGGTAAACTCAACGATGACCGTGCTTATGTTATGGCAATGGCCGCTTGGGTATTACAACAACTTCGTCGTGAAAGCCTGGTAACTAGAAAGAAACCAGATCATAAAACAATACTTGATAAATTGGTAGTTTCTAATGGAAAACACATTGACAAAATTTTCGGATAGAAAGGATGGTGAGGTGCCGTGGAAACTAAAGAACAAATTGCAAAATTGCAAGAAGATGAAAGAAAACAACAAATCAAGCAGTTCGCCACCGAATTGAAGAACGTTTTACAATTGTTTAATCCTGAAAAGATTCCGAATAGAACAACCACAACCTATAGTAGAGAAACGCTCAGATCATATTTGAGAAATCCTGCGACTGAGGCAAACAACAATAACCTGAGAAAACTTAGTAATTATCTTTACACAATTTCTCATGTGTATCGCCGTATGATTAGATTTAAGGCACATCAGATGAATTGCAAAGTTTGGAGTGCCTATCCTATTGTTAGTATGATCGAGGAGAATGATAGAGAGTCTATTCTTAAAGAATATGAGCGCGTTGTTAAGATTGTTGCTAATATGAACATGGAGTCTCAGATACTTAAGATGAACCTTTTGGCGTGGAAGCACGGTGTGTCATATGGTTTTTGTTATGGTGATCCAGAGGGTGAGGGTAGTTTTTATATTCATCCATTAGATCCAGACCGTTGCAAGATATCGTGTGCTTCATTTGATAATGGTGTAATAGGATTTCTATTTGATATGTCATATTTTAGAGGTAATGAAGACCAGTTAGAATATTATGATGACATATTTACTAGTCTTTATAATGAATATCAAAGAGACAATATTAAGTGGAAGCAGCTTCCTATTGAAAAAACTTTCTGTACCAAAGTTGATCCTGATAATCTGGATTATTCTATCCCGCCTCTTTCTGGTTTGATGGAGCAGGTAATTTCTGTAACCGACCTTCAGGCTGCTCAGGATGAGATAGATAGTCTTTCAAACTATAAAATGGTTTGGGGTAAACTTGATACTATTAGTGGATCTAAGAATCCCGATGACTTTACGGTTGACTTAGATTTGGCGTTGTCGTTTATGAGAAAGATCAATGATGCACTGCCAGAGAACGTGGCTTATGCATTATCTCCACTAGAGTTGGATGTAATTGATTTCAAGACGAATGATGCCAGCGATATTAATGTACTTAGCAAGGCTTATAGTAACCTTATTGAAGCTAATGGCTCTATCATCTTGAATTCTAATAAGATTACGAATAGCCAATCGTTTAAGTTAGCTCTTAAGGCTGAGTGTGAGGATGCTATGAGTATGACTCCGCAGTTGAATGCGTGGTTGAAATTCTATTTGAAGTACAACTATAATGTTGAGACTGTTGCGGTTGAATTTTCTGATGTTTCGCCCTACTTTATGGATGACGAAATTGAGAAGATGACAAAATTAGCTGGCTTGGGTCTTCCTGTTAAGACGAAGCTTGCGGCAATGGCTGGATCTAATCCTCAAGAGAGTTTTGGTATGGATTTCCTTGAGAGAGAACTTCTTGGTCTTGGTACGGAGCGTTGGACTAATCCTCTTGTATCTTCTAACACTCAAAGTGGTGTAGGAAGTGAGGGCGGAGCTCCTGAAAAATCCGAAGGTGACCTCAGCGACGAGGGACTTGAAGACAGAGACCAAAATAAGAATGATAATTAAGGAGGCGTACCTTAATGAAGAATTTTATTAAAACAACAGATGCAGAAACTGCAAATAAGTTGATTGCTTATGGGTTTAAACTTATTTCACATATTGGAAGCGTTTATACATTCTTAAATGAAGCTCCTCAGAATTTAACTTTTGATTCTGTGGACAAATCAAAGATTGTATATGACAACAAGTTAAGTCTGTAATCTCCTTTCGGAGTTACATATATAATTCTAAAGAAAGGAGGATGATGCAGATGGCGAGAAAATTTTATACATTGGATGACCTTTATAATTTTTGTAAAGAGAACCGTTTTGAATTTTTTAGTGCAGAGAAATTTGGAGCGCCCCTAGTTGTACAGTCTTTGGGCACATTTGAGGCCGATGATAAAAATACCGATGGTTTAATGTCTGTAAAACTTAAGTCTTGTCATACGGGTAAAAACAGAAATAGATCTGGAATTACTGATGACAATATGAATAAATACAAGCACACTTTTAAGGGCAGACCTATTCTTGGTGCTATCTATAAGACAGATACTGGAGAGTATGAGTTCCGCGCCCACGATATGAAGGTGATTGATGATGGTGAAGATATTGAATATATCGAGCAACCTATTGGTGTAATTTCACAGACCGAAGAACCTTATCTTGAATTTGATAAAGAGGAAGATAAGAACTATCTTATGGTAAGCGGAACCATTTTCTCTGATTATTCTAAGGCCGCTGAGATTCTTGAAAGACGTAGAACTTGCAAGTGTTCTGTGGAAATTGCTGTTGAAGAACTTAGTTACAACTGTGATGAAGATTATTTGTCTATTGATAAATTTAGATTTTCGGGCGTAACTATTCTTGGTTACGAACAAGATGGCGTTACAGAAATTCAAGAAGGCATGAAAGGTAGTAAGATTACCATTGATGACTTTAGTGTTAAAAATAGTATGTTTTCTACCGATGGTCAAGATAAGTTGATTGAAATACTTGAAAAGCTTAATACAACGCTTGAAAGTTTCAATAATAAAAATCAGAATTCAGAGAAAGGAGGAGAAAAAGTTATGAACAAGTTTGAAGAATTACTTGCTAAATATGGCAAGATTGCTGAAGAAGTAACTTTTGAGTACGAAAATCTCTCTGATGAAGAACTTGAAGTTGCTTTTAAGGAAGCGTTCGAAGAAGCCGAGGAAGAGACCGAGACCGTTGTTGAAGAGACAGTGGTTGAGGAGGAGGCTGAGGAAACTGTTGAGGAAGAGCCTGCCGAAGAGGTAGACGAGGAAGTTGAAGAGACTGAAGAAATTGTTGTCGAAGAATCTGTCGAGGAAGTTGTTGAACAGCCTGCAGAGAAGTTTGTGCTTCAATACGAACTGAGTCACGACGACATTCGCTCTGCACTTTATAGTCTTTTGGCTGCAACCACGGATGATGGTTATTATTGCACTTGGATTCTTGAAGTATATGACGATAAGTTTATTTACCAGGATTATATGGAAGGAAAATTCTATAGACAGGATTATTCCAAGGATGGTGAAAATGTTGCTCTTGGCGAGAACAAGGTTGAAGTATTCAATGAGTGGCTTTCCAAGGCAGAAAAGGATGCACTTGAGGCATTAAAGGAAGACTATGCTGCGCTTAGGGAGTTTAAGTCTAATACTGAGTCTGCTCAGTTACAGGCACAGAAGGATGCAATCTTCGCAAGAGAAGAGTTCGCAGACATCGCAAATACTAAGGCGTTCAAGAAGCTCGTTGAGAATTCAAAGGATTATACTGTTGAAGAGTGCGAGCAGAGAGCAAAAGACATTCTTGATGACTGCAACAACTATGTAACAAGTTTTGCAGCAAAGGACGAAACTAAGAAGCCTAAGGTTCTTGGTTTTGCCGTAGACGTAAAGAAGGAAAAAAAGAAAAAGGCTTATGGCAAACTTTTTGATTGATAAACACACATCAAAATGATTAAAATGAGAGCGTTTTAAAAGAAGCTCTTTTTAATATTAAAAACTAAAACATATTTAATTAGGAGGACAAAATTATGGCACAGGATCTTATGAATAAGCACTGGGTCGCAGAAATTTCCAGAGTTTCTGCTGTTTATGGTACAGGTCATATCCTCTCTGGTGAGATGGATAAGGACAGAGACAACGGTGAGATTGTTACCGTTGGTGAGTACAAGGAAGGCGAGTACTACACCGTTAGTGGCTTCGCTGGCGAATTTGAGGCAAAGGTAATTGAGATTGTTAATCACCCTGGTCGCACTATGGTTAGATTTGAGCTTACCAAGGACTGCGATGGTTACTTCGTTCACAATCCCGAGACTATGCCCAACGATTTCCTGAAGGTATATCAGGATATCGCAAACTACTACAATGCAGAGGGCGACAGAGCAAGAATGTACCCTATGTATAAGCACGATGTATTTACCGTATCCGTTGACGCATTTGGCGGCACTGCTCCTGAAATTGGCGCAACCGTTTCTTATGTTGACGGCACTGGCTACTCTGCGTAATTAGTGAAAGGAGAGAATAATTATGAAGAACTTAATGACTTTTAACACAACTGTTCAGAACGCTTTCGAGAACGATAACGAGAATTTCGTTTGCTTCAGAGAGCTCCTTTCCGACGCTGCTCGCGGAGAGGTTAAGGAAGTTTCCGCTAAGGAAGCTAACAAGAAGATTGTTGAGAAGTTCAGAGCTGCTCTTGGTATCGAGCCCACTGACAGACCTCAGGCAATCAAGCGTGCAATCCGCGCTAACAAGGATCTCGTATTCACTCTTATCGAGGAAACTATCGAGGAAATGATTATTTCTGGCTGGATGGAGAATCCTTTCTTCATGCAGTTCGTTGAAACCAAGAACCTTGCTCTCGGAGACGAGAACGACTTCTATGTAGAAGATGATGCTATCCTTAGCGTATCTAAGGTTTCTGGTAATCACCACAATATGATTAGACAGAGACTTGCAGGAGGCAGACACTTCTCCGTAGCTGGTGAGTGGTTCGGCCTAAAGATCTATGCAGATTTTGAGCGTGTTCTTACTGGCGCTGAGGACTGGGCTGCTTTCGTTTCGAAGGTAGCTGAGGCTATCAACCGTTATCTCTACGATGCTCTTTACGCTTCTCTTAGAGGCGCAAAGGACAGCCTTGGTGCAAACTGGGTTAAGTCTGGTGCACTTGAGACTGCTAACAAGGCAACACTCGTAAAGCTTTGCCAGGACATCTCTATGGCAACTGGCTCTGAGGTTACTATCTTTGGTGCTCGTACTGCTCTCTCTTCTCTTACTGGCATGGCTGATGTAAACTGGGCTCCCGAGTCTGTTAAGAAGGAGTACTACGCAAACGGCGGCATCCTTGGCAACTGGGAAGGCTTCGCTTGCGCAGAAATCGGTCAGGGTCTTAAGAGAGGCGCTGGCATTAATAGTGCTTCTGTTGAGTATCAGCTTGATACCGATAGACTCTACATCATTCCTACTAGCGTAGCAAACAAGTTCATTAAGCTTGTTAACTACGGTGAGACTCAGGTTTCTCAGGTTACCGATAAGGATGTTAACAGAGATATGAGCTACGAATATGAAGTACTCTACAAGATGGGTATTAATGTTATTCTTAACACCGTCTTTGGAGTATGGGAGATTGTATAATCTTTAATTAAACATATAGGACAAAAAGGAGAAATTTATTATGGCTACAAAAAAATCAACAGTTGAAACCGAAGAAATCATCGATACCGAGGCGGTCGAGGAAGTTAAGCCCGCTCCAAAAAAGGTCAACAAGCCAAAACACGACCCCAATGAACTTATTCTTTGTAGAAGTGTTCGTTTTGGTGAGCTTAGACTTATTGGTCCAAAGACTCGTATGCCTTATAGCTGGGCAAACGAAGGAGATGTGCGAGAGGTTGAATATCAAGACCTTGTATCTTGGAGAGCACTTCATTCTAGATATCTTTTCGAGCCAATGATTATCATTGAGGACGAGGATATTGTTGAGGAGTGGAAGGCGGATCTTGGGGAACTCTATGATGAACTTCAGGACATTGATATTAAAGCAATGTTTAAGCTTCCTCATAGACAGTTTGTCGCACAGCTTAAGAAACTTCCTGCTGGTATGAAGACTACAGTCCAGAATATGGCTTATTCTATGATTCAGGATAGAACTCTTTATGACCTTAGAATTATCGACGCTATTGATGAGATTCTTGGTACAGAACTGAAGATGATGATCAACTAATATAGGGAGGTGTCTTAGATGACTTCCTATGAAGTACTTTATAACCGTGCGTTAGCACAAATCACAGATCCTCTTTTAGCGCAACTGCCTGAAGAGGATTTAGAAAACATGCTCCACGATTGGTTACTTGATGCTATTGTCGAACCTGTTGTTGGTGAGTACGACTTCTCCGACAGAGATGATGAATTGAGGCAATTCAATTTTGACATTTCAGAAAGAGACCAGAAGATACTCTCGATACATATGGTTCGTGCTTGGCTCGCCCCTCAGCTCCGTTCGGTTACATTAACTCAGCAGGTGTTTAGTGGTAAAGAGACTAAGTATTTTAGTCAGAGTCAACATATCACAGAAATGCGTGCGCTCGATGAACAGCTTCGCAAGGATGCAGACTTGTTATTTTGTCGTGGAACATATTTAAAGAATGATTATTTCAATGATTGAGGTACATAGTGATGAGAAATATATATGAAAATGTACCGTCGAATCAAATTGAAAAACAAAAGCGTTACTTTTATGGCGCTATAATTAATTGTTTGTATCTCTGGGAGGATAACAGTCCTTTTGTAGATGCAACAATTCAAACTTTGATAAATCAAATTGGTGGGTCAAATCACTTGTTTGGTTTTCAGCCCGAAGTGCTTACAATTGTAAGCAATTTGGAGACGGCTCGAAGAGAGCCTTCACAATTCCGTAAATGCATCCTAGATGCCGCCAATTTGGTAGATAAACTGAATGGTGGTGATTCCAATGTTTGACCATTACAAAAGCCGTATGGCTCACAGAGGCTCTAATATGAGTGAAATGCTTCGTGCGCAGTCCAATATGGTTATTGAGCAAACTTGGGATCGAGATCCAAATTACCGTCAAGTTTATGTTGTTAAAGTTGAGCATGGGTTGCCTATGGTGACCTATGAGCATGAATTAATTGATGCAAAGTTTAATGTTGAGTCGTATCAAAGACTTACATCTGACGAGCCCGCTTATCACCTTCAGTTTAGACACGGTGCCGAAAAACTCAATCCCGATATTGCTATCGGTTCTTATGTATATATGGCCGATGAGGATAATGAGTGGAAGTGGTGGCTAATCGTTGCTTTAGATGAGCGTCCGCAGTTTAGACAGTACCACATATTGGAAACAAACTGGACTTTAAAGTGGATTGTTGACAATAAGATTTATAGCTGTCTTGCGGTGCAGAGATATCAAAATAGTTATAGTACTGGACTGCAGTCTGGTATCAGAATTACTGGTGTTGATGATATGACGGCTATTTGGGTGCCGACAAATTCAGAGACGCAAACCATTGGATATAATCAGAGATTTTTAATTTCAGATGTTGGTAGAATTCCTGCCCTTTGTTATGAAGTGTCTAAAATTTCTGACACATCTCCTGTGGGATTAATTAAGTTTAGTCTTGCACAGACAGCATTTAATGAAAGCACTGATAACACCGACTTGATGATTGCTGACTATTGGTCAGACGCCATAGAGCCTATCGAGTCAGATATTGAGGCAGAGCTTACGAGAGAAGCTAAGATTTCCTATACAGGACAAACTACTACCATTAAGGTAGGAGGAAGTTTTAAAACCTTTACACCCTCGTTTACTGCTTCGGATACAAAGGTGAAGAAATGGCTTGTTAGTGACGAGGTGGGCGATATTAGTAGAGATGGCGAGAATTACACTATAGAATATAGCGGCGAGCAACTTAAATTGAAAGTGGCACGCAATTATTATTTGATTGGAAAAATTTTAACCATACAAGTGGTTGGCACGGACGATAGTACGGCAGAAATAAAGATTGAGGTGATTGGCTAATGAAACGAGATATTCAGCACATTGATGATGATATAATCCGTAAAAAGCGTCGTATCGAAGAAATTCTTTATTCTGACGAGGATATTATCGAGGTATTAGATAACAAGTCTTTGGATCCGACTGTTCCCGAGGATTATGTCGGTGAGAATATATTTGGGTTTTTACGTGTTCCTGGAGTTCAGGATACTTCCAAAAACTTTATAACTTTTACTATAGATGATATGGGATTGATGCCAGGGAATCAGGTAATGAAATCTCAATATATTCAGTTTGTTGTCTTTGTACATAAAGATATGGTGAAGACTGACTACGGTATGGAACGTCACGATTTACTCGGATATTTGATTCGGGACATCTTTAATTTATCTAACAAACTTGGCCCACAAATGGAGCTCGTATCCAATCGCGAGGGCATCACAGACAGAGATTTTTATACCAGAACACTAAAATTTGAGCTTATTGATGATAATTCAACAAAGTCTTGTAGAACAAACCCTTATGAATATGACAGAATTGTTGGTCATAGGAGGTAAGTTATGGATATTATCCAAGTAGACGAACTTCGCTTATATTTTGGTGATGATATAAAAATTGCAGATGGGGTAGTTTTGAGGTCTCCTACTATTGGACAAATAGTTGAGTATGGGGAGAGTTCGTATTTTTCCGTGCTACAGACTTTATGCGCAACGCCTAGTTCTATGAAGGTTCAACTTGATGATATGAAGTTGGACTGGATGAAAGTTACAGATTGGCAATTGTTTACTATGCTTTGTTCTTCTTTTCGACCAGAACAAACATCGCTGGTCCTTGGTGATTTAGACCTTTCTAAACTCAAACCATATTCTATGGGAGAGACTGAAGAAGTTGTGCTTTCTAATGAAGATCACACGGTTGTTATTAATGAAATTATATATAATGTGTTGATTACATACTTGAGAAAGATGCATGGGTTTAAGAAACAGGTAGACAAAGCAGGAAACAAAATGACACATAAGGTGTTGTTGAATCTTGCTAGGCAGGATGCAAAAATGGCCCAAAACAAACCATACAAATCTTTCTTGTTACCCTTGGTGTCTTCTTTACAAGGCAGACAAGGATATGAGAAAGAGTATATTCGTAATATGGGCGTTTACGAATTTTTTAATCAAATAAATCGCGCACAAATCATTTGTCAAGCAGATGCTGCCCTTGGAGGTATGTATTCTGGCTTTGTGGATACAAAGAAGATGGACAAAACTGTCTTAGATTGGATGCGTGATATTACAGATGAATCGCCCAAAAATAATAAATCAATTCTTAAAGAAGGGGCTAACTAACCTCTTCTTTTTATATTAAAAAAATTTATTTAATGGAGGAAATATATCATGGCTCAGTATGCACTCGATAGAGTTATTAGCGTTGCTGGTACTTACGCAGCAACCAATTCCAAGAAGGGTATTACTGAAGGCGGCCTCGCATTCCTTTGCGACCAGGTCGTAGACCCTTCTCTTTCTTTTACCTCTGAAACAGAGGATATCGTAGACGCAAGAAATAATGTAGTAATGCAGCTTCAGGGCGCTCGTGGAGCAACCCTTGGCGCTTCCAACGCTTTCTTCAACACTCAGATCCTTGCAAACCAGACTGGCGGCAAGGTAGAGGCAATCACCGCAGAGACCTTCGACAAGTACGACATCTGCACTCTTGATGCAGAGAAGAAGGCAACCCTTACCGTTACACCTTCGGCTGATAGCGAGTATAAGGTGTTCGCTCTTCGTACTGACAATAGCATCACTACTGCAGAGCCCACCGTTGGTACTTACGCTGACGGTAAGGTAACTGTAGAAAACGGTGTTGAGGGCGACAGAGTTCTCGTTGCTTATACCGCAGAGGTTAAGACTGGTGAGAAGATCGTTGCTCTTGCAGATGCTCAGAACGAACTTATGAACGTAACTGCAGAAGTTCTTCTTCGTGAACTTTGCGCAGAGGAGCTTTATTATGCTTACATCATCATGAGAGGTAAGCTCTCTGGTGAGGCTGAGTGGTCTATGACCAGAGATGGTAACCACGCTTTCGAAATTACTGCATTCCCCTCTTATTGCGATGCAGAGAGAAAGCTTGTTGAAGTTATTATCGTTAGAGGCGAGGATCTCCTTGCTTAATTTATAATGTTTATGCTAAGGCGGCTAACACCGCCTTAGCGCATTATTAAGGAGGTATGACATATGAATAGAAAGATATGTCGCCAATGCGGAAAAGTGTTTAATTATTGCAGAAGTTGCTCATTTAAACCCATTCCGTGGAAAGAGGCTGGATTCTGCAGTCGTGAATGTTCTGCAGAACACAAAGAACCAAAAATAAAAGAAGTTATCCCCACAGAGGATGTAGAAGTAGTTGTAATTGAGGAGGATACATCTACGCCAACAGAAAATGCGATAGAGTGTCCTCATTTTTTTACCGAGGTCGAAGAGTCTGAAATTACATCTACTGAAGAATTTAAGCCTAAAAAGAAAAGGATTAAAACCATAGAAGTGGGACAAAAGGAGAACAATATAGATGAAAATGAGCAAAATAACGGGTCAGTCATATGACCCAACAAGAGTTGTCTATATTACTAACCCAAAACAACATTTTGCATATGCAAGATATTTGGGTGGTTGGCAATATTTTGTAGATATGAGTGCTTCGTCTGATAAAAATGATGGTATGGGCGTGTTTATATGGCAAAAATGCCCAGAGACAAGAGAAGCAAAACAAAAGTGGGATAACCACGAATTAGAATAAATAAAATTTCAAAGAAAGGAGGGTGTGAATGTACAATGGCACTTTCATTTGAAGAATCTAAAAAACAACTACTTGCCCAGCAGGCGGCCGAGGCACCAGCTATGTTTATGATGAGAAGAGCGGCTCCTGCCTCGGATTTTTGGATCCCCCATAATGGGTATAGGTGGTTCGAAGATTATTATGATGATAAGATTTCTACGGTTGATGACAATAAAAATATTTTCGTACATGACTCGCAGGTAAATATTTCCCAGGAAGTTAACAGCCAATTTGTTCCTTTTGAAATGATGAGACGCTATGACAATATAGATTTGGTTAATATGGCGCTCTCGATACATTTTACAACCAGCGACGGTTATCACGGTGCGTCGAACCCTGTGAACGTGGAATATAATGACGAGAAGATTAGATTTGCGTGGCTTGTTGATGAAAAGGTAACTCATGTAGCAGGCAATATTAAATTTGAAATTCACGCCGATGGTGCAATTACAGATACCAAAGGTAATTCATACGGATATCGCTGGAAGTCTCAATCTACCGACAAGTTTAATATCGTAAAGTCCTTGTGCGAAGACCCTAATTGCGAACCCGTAGCTGTTAGCGACGATTGGGTTGTAGAGATAGTTGAGTCTGTCACGGCCTCTGTCGCTGAAAAAATAGCGGAGGCTGAAGTTGGAGCAGAAGTTGCAAAAGCCGAGGCCGCAGCCGCAAAAGCTGAAACTGCTGCGAGCAACGCTGAATCTGCAGCGGAAACAGTTGTAAATAATGCATTGGTTGGTTATAGTACGACTACGGAAATGCAGGAGCAGATTGCGCAAGCAATTGAGAATGCTGATATTGACAATAAGCTTACGGCGTATGCAAAGACGGAAACTGTTAATGCATTAATCGGAGATATTGGCGAAAGCGAGTCTGTTGTTAGTTATGTTGATAATGCCGTTAAGGGCGTAGATGTCACAGAACAGCTAGCTAATTATGCGTTGAAGGATGAAGTTCCAACTAAACTTAGTGAGCTTGAGAATGATGCAGAGTATGTAACTACTAGCGAAATGCAGGAGGCAATTGACAGCGTTGATGTGTCTGAGCAGTTGGTTGACTATGCTAAAGCTAAGGACGTTGATGATAAGATTTCTGTTGTTCAAACACAAGTTGATACAAACAAGGGCGATATTTCGGCACTTTCTGGTAAGGTTTCGACCAACGAAACTAATATTGGAGACTTAACTTCCAACGCAACAACATTAAGTACGAAAATTACCGACTTGGAAGCCGCAGTTAAAGAGATGGCGGATCAAGCTGGTTATGAATATTATGCAACTTATGGAAAGACCACACTTGAAGCGACTGGCGAGGAGGCTGAAAACGTCTTTACTTTATATGAAGTGGACGGCAGTTCAGAGTCTGTAAAGAGCCAGTTTGTTATTACGGGTGGCTCTGGGGGCGGAAATGTAGCGGCAACTACTCTTACCGTAACGCGCGTCACATCTTCGCCTTTAACTATTACTACGAGCGATAAAGCTATAATTGAGTTTAATTGTACATCTTATGATGCAGACGGCGAAACCGTTGATTGCTCTTATACTTGGAAAAAGGGCAGTTCTGTTATTATGTCTGGTTCGCTTGCACAAGGTCTTAACACCTTTGATTTGAGTGAGTATGTTACAACGGGTACACACAAGTTTACCCTTACTGTTACCGATGAAGGCGGATCTATGTCTGTTAAAACTTGGACCGTTCAGATGGTCGACGTTCACATCGAATCTTCGTTTAACGATCAAAGAACTTATGTGGCGGGTGATACAGTTAGTTTTACATATACACCCTATGGCGCAATACCAAAGACTGTACATTTTAAGCTCAATGGTGTTGAACTTGAGTCCGTAAATACTACCGCTTCTGGCTTATTGCAATCTTATACATTGCCTGCGCAGACTCACGGCGCACATTTGCTTGAAGTTTGGATGACGGCAACTGTAAATAGTGTGGAAATTGAAACACCTCATATTTATAAGGACATCATTTGGTATGATTCTGAGTCGGACATTCCTGTTATTGGATGTATTTATCGATATGATTATTACGGCATTGTGGCGGCCCGTCAGTATAATGCAACGGAGATTACTTATGTTGTATATGACCCGTCTGCTGAAAACCCAACAGTAATTCGTTATGTTGATGGAGTATCTATTGGCGAACAGACCCTTGAGGGTGCTACCGATACTTGGTCCTATAAGTCTTCTGAAGTTGGCGAAAAAATACTTACCATTGAGTGTGGCGTAACTTCTGTGGAAATCAAACTTGATGTTGCGGAGCTTGGTATTAATATTGAGCCTGTTATAGCAGGTTTGGCATTTGACTTTAATCCGACTGGCTATTCCAATAATGACACCGATAGAATTTGGTCTGATGCAAAAACGGGCATAAAGATGTCTGTGTCTGATAATTTTGACTGGACTAACGGTGGATATCAGAGAGATGAGAATGGTGACACATATTTCTGTGTAAAGGCTGGCACAACGGCTACTATTAACTACAATCTCTTTGGATCTGATTATGACCCCAAGGCAACAGGCAAAGAGTTTAAGTTTGTATTTAAAACCACAAATGTTAAAAAGCGTAGTAGCACTTTCTTGTCTTGTATCGACGGCGAAACTCCCATTGGTCTTGATATGAAGGTTGAGAATGCGAAGATTTATGCGAGCAACAAAGAACTTTATGTTCCTTATTGCGAAGAAGATATCATCGAATTTGAGTTTAATATTAACAAAGACACCGATATTCCTATGGTTATGACATACGAAGATGGTGTTGCTAATAGACCTTTGATTTATGCAGCCGACTCGTCATTTATGCAACTTGCGGCACAACCCATTACGATTGGTAGTGCAGACTGTGACGTTCATATTTATCGTATGAAAGCATATGATACGAGCTTGACAGATAAAGAGATTTTGACAAACTTTATTGCGGATGCTCGTAATGCAGATGAGATGATTGCAAGATATAATCGCAATCAGATTTATGACGAGAATAACGCATTAACACCTGAGACTTTGGCTGAAAAATGTCCAGATCTCCGTATCATTATGATTGATGCACCTTGGTTCACCAATGATAAGGATGATAAGGTTGGCGGTACTACTATTCGTCAGATTTATAAGGGTGGAGATGCACTATTAGATAACTGGACTTGTACTGGAGCAAAACATAGTGGACAAGGTACTAGTTCTAATAAGTACGGTTACGCAGGTCGTAACATTAGACTTATTATGAATGAAGATGAATCTTTGTTTACATTTAATGGTACAAATGAAGACGGAACTCCTATTACTGGCAAGAAAGTTACCTTTACTAGAGGCTCGGTTCCTACTGACTATATGAATATCAAAGTCAACATCGCTTCGTCTGAAAACCAAAATAACGCACAGTTTGCTCAGAGATACAATGAGTTCAACCCCGTTGTTAGACTTGCAAAGGTAGATGATCCGAAGGTTAAAGACACTATGGAGTTTCATAACTGTGTAGTCTTTATTCGTGAGAATGAAGAAGACTTGACGAAACATAGAGAATTCAATGATACTTCTTGGCATTTTTATGCGATCGGTAATATCGGCGACGATAAGAAGACAGATAAAACCAGGGTTAATGACTCCAAAGACCCAAAAGAGTGTATTGTTGAAATTACAGACTTTGATGTGCCTTTAGCAGAATTTCCAACTGGCATTGGTGGTGACTATATTGCCCCCGATGAATTTGTTGCTGGCAATACTGCGTATGATAACCTATATTCTGAATATGCCTATGATGAAGAGGGTAAATTTAAAGCTTTTGGCGCAGAATCGTATGAATTTAGATACGAAATGAAGGGAATTACCGATGAACAGAGACAGGCAAATATTGATGCTTGGCGTGAATTCTATACGTTTGTTATAACTTCTACCGATGAAGAATTTATTACAAATATTGAGAATTATTTCGTGCTTGACTCGGCATTATATTATTATCTGTTTACTGAAAGATATTTGATGGTCGATAACAGAGCAAAGAATAGCTTCTGGCATTATGGTAAATGTGATGATGGTATTTATAGATGGGATTTGTGCTTTGCTTATGATATGGACACCTCTCTTGGTATCGACAACACAGGTAAACTTATCCTATCATACGGTCAAGAAGATGTAGATAAAGATGCTTCAGGTGCTTACATCTATAGAGCAGCAGAAAGTAATTTCTTCTGCCGTATCAGAGATCTTTTTGCCGACAGACTCAAGGGTATGTTCCAGAGCCGCGAAAGTCTCGGCGCATGGAGCTCAACAAGTCTAATCAATCAGTGGGATAAAGCACAAAGTCAATTTCCTGAAGAACTTTGGAGACTCGATATTCAGAGAAAATATCTTAGAACTTATCAAGGAATATCTATTGACAATAGTATCGCGGGTGCTCAGAACCCGATGTTCTTAGAGCCTATGCTGAATGGTCGAAAGAAGTATCAGCGTAGACAGTTTGAGCGCAACCAAGAATTGTATATGGCAACAAAGTATGTAAGTACTTTTGCTAAGGATGATTTTATTAGATTGAGATTTAATAATCCAACTAATCCTGTGGTTAAGCAAGATTATACACTTTACCTAACGCCTTATACAGATATGTATATTTCGGCAGAGTTTGGTAATACTGCACCTATTGTATTTAGAGCAAAAGCTGGTGTCGAATATCCTGTTCGAAGAGAAACCGCTTCCGACACAGCAGATATTGTACTTATTTACGGCGCTTCGTTTATTCAGGCGATTGGTGACTTGTCCAAGTGCTATCTTGGAGATAATGACTTTTCGAAGGCATCTCGTTTACAGAGCTTGACGATTGGTAGCGACGTTGAAGGATATGAAAATACTTTCATGACTGGACTGGCTCTTGGTAACAATAAGTTACTTGAGTATCTTGATATTCGCAATATTACTGGACTAAATAGCGTTGTTGATTTGTCTAACTGTAACAACCTTATCGAACTTCGGGCCGAGGGTTCTGGAGCAACAGGTGTTATTTTTGCAAATGGTGGTAAGCTTGAAAAAGCTTATATCCCCGCAGTTACATCTCTCACAATGAAGAATCTTAATGACCTTGAGGTTCTTGATATTGCAAGTTATGAAAAACTTCAAAAACTTGTAGCTGAGAATATTCATAGAATAGATACTCATGCAATTGTTGATGCTTCCGCAAATCTGAACACGGTTAGACTTGTTGGTATTAACTGGTCTAAGAATCTTAATATTCAAAACACCAATGTTCTTGACAGAATGTCTGATATGCGTGGCGTTGACAATGACGGATATGAAAATAACACCCCTGTTGTTACTGGTTATATTTGGGTGGCATCTGGCAAAGATAGAGAAATTAGCGAATTTAATGAGTTATGGCCCTATCTTACTATTGAAGCGGATGCTGTTACTAAGCAGTTTACGGTTACATTTGTCAATGATGATGGAACCGTATTAGATGTTCAATATGTTGATGCCGAGTCGCTGCCAGTAGATCCTGTCACCAGAGATGAGAATCCAATTAGTATACCTACAAAGGCAAGTACTATAAGCACACAATATGAATATACAGGATGGGATTCTAACTTTATTCCTGTTTGGTCTGATCAGATAATCAAGGCCACCTATACGGAAAAGGTTAGAGAATATACTGTTCAGTATGTTTCTAACAACAATGTGCTTCAGACTAGTGTTGCACCATATGGTACTATGGTGTCGTATAATGGAGAAATTCCAACGTATACTTCGGGAGAAAGCGCACGTAAATATTACTTGTTTGATAGTTGGGATAAGTCTGGTTATGTTGATGGCGATAAGGCTATTAATGCAATATTTGATTCGTGTCAGTACGCAGACAAGTATTTTGAAGGGAAAGAGTTATCTTCTCTTCGCCCTGTTGAAGTTTATATGATGACTAAACTTAATGCGGCTGGAATAATTTCTATGGCAGACTACATTGGGGCTAAGGATTCGTTGACCATTCAATTAGGTAGCGATGTTAGCTGTTCTGATATTGAAGAGAAAGTTCTTATTGGAGAAAAAACAGTATTTACTGGCACAAACCATATTGATACAGGCATTAAATTGCTTGCAGAAGATAGGAGTTTTGTTTTAGCCATCGATTATAAGATGGATGAAGAAAATGCTGCTGGTGCTGTTTTGGCACAATGCTTCTCAGGACTTGATACAAGCGGTTTCCAGTTAGCATATAATAGCGGGGTAAAACTTGCATGGGGCAGTTCGTCTATGTCTCCATCGGCTGTTTCAAATCGAGAAATGCTTGTTATTAGGCACATCAAGGGCGAGAATGGCTTGCATGTTTATGCTTCTCAAGTAAAAGCAAATGCACCTCTGTATGGGCATTTGAGTGGAGCTCACAATATGGCTCATAATGTGTCTCTGGTGTTTGGTTGCAACAAGCTCGAAGATGGTTCTTATGAACAATATGGCATGGGAACAATTTATTGGAGTAAAATCTGGTATGCAGATTTGGGTGACGAGATGTGTCATCAACTTGCGTATTGGCCGCATGAAGAATTAACACTTGAAGCGTGTTGCGAAACTAATGGTTTATTGAAGCGTAATTATTTAAGTGACAATTCTGGTGCACGTTCTTCTGTAACATTTATAGCGTCTACTGTATTATCTCAGCCTATGATTATGGACGAATCTTCATCTTCGAATAATGGCGGATGGAAATCATATTCTCTGAATGAATATTTGAATAATAGATTATATTATGCATTAGCAAGTCAGTGGAGGCAGCTGATTAAGCAAGTCAAAGTTAAATCTTCGGTTGGTAACAAATCTACTGAAATATCTAATTCTGATTGTTATATTTTTGTTCCTTCGATTACCGAGCTTGCTTCTAGCGTAACGGGAGAACCTTATGTTAGCGAGGGCACATTAATTAGTCATTTTTCTTCAAATGAATCGAGAATTTGCCGTACATCTGATGGTAATCCCGTACAGTATTGGACGCGTTCTCCGCATGTTGGTTACACTAATTATGTTCATCGAATAGGCGACAATGGTGCACCCCAAGCGGTTACAGTATTAAATACGCAGGATGTTTATGTTAGAATTATGCTTTCTATGTAAAAGGAGATGGCTAAAATGTATTATAAGGTTTTAAAAAACAATAAAGTTATTGATGTTTTAGACCGTCTTGATTATGTTAAATATCAATCAAAGCATAAAGCTATGATTGTCTGCCCTCAACATGAGGCGCAGGCAATCATTTCTTCTGACGGCGAATATATTTGGCATGTGCGTGGATTATATAGGGTTCCCGTGGACGGCTACGACACAGTTGAGCTTTTTGAGATTGATGAATATGAGTATAGACAGTTAAAAGTACTAAACTTAAAGACTCCAGAGGAAATTATCGATGCATATACCTTGATGTTATTGGAGGGCAATGTGTTATGAACCAATTTATAAAAAGCTTGACTAGATTATATCAGCATAATAAAGTTGACGAGAAAAAATTAAAAGAATTATTAACGAATAAAAAAATTAATCAGCAGGAATACACTTATATTATTTCTGCTAAGAAGGCGGTGTAATATGTACACTATTTTACTCGGCGAAAGTAATGAGCTTATAACAAGTGTGCGAGAAAGAATTATGCAGCGCAGCAAACTTGTCGATGCTCTTCATTTTCTTGTAGATCCCACATATAAAGGGATTGATATGTCAGACTTCACAGTGACGATGGAGTACGTTACGCCCGTTAGTAGAGAGTATCGAACTGAGACTCTTGTGAAGTCTGAGGCGCTGTATAAGGAAAGATTAGAATATAAACTTCCTTTTGATACCGATTTAACTAAAGAAGCGGGTAAAATTGAAATAACACTTACATTTACTAAGGTAGAAATGGATCCTGATGGCAATGCTATACAGCGTGTTAGAAAAACAAGCCCCGCTACTGTTACAATTATTCCTTGCGCCGCTTGGTGCAATGTTGTTCCAGATAGTGCTCTTAGCGCCCTTGACCAGAGACTTCTTAAAGTTGATGCGGCCATTTCTGCCCTTAATGATATGAGTACTTATCTTGATGATAACAAAGCAGACAATATTATTATTGATATGGAGGCAAACACTATTCAGCTTACTGCAAATGGAGCGCCCATAGGAGATAAATGCGAAATGCCTGCCAAAGGACATGATTGCGGCATCGAAAGCTTTGTTATTAGCGTAGATGATGAGATTATTATTACTTTGACAACGGGTCAAGTTATTAATCTTGGTCAGGTAATCGGGGCGTCTGGCGCAACTTTTGTTCCGCATATTTCGGATGATCTTATTCTCAGCTGGACAAACGATAAAAACTTGGAGAACCCCAATCCCGTTGATCTTTCGCCTTTTAATGACTGGGTAGAGCTTGGCGACGATGGTGAAGAATCTACCCAGCATAATTGGGAATATATTTAATTGGTAATGACAGTTAAATCTGTTGTTATAAAATATTTTTAGAAAGGAAGGTGAAAACATGGCAAACGTGCGTTTTCTGAGTGTAAAATTACGCTCAACATTTGATGCGCTACTTACCAAAGAAGCAAATGCCTTGTATTGGATTGAGGAAACTCAAGAATTATACAAGGGCTCGACGCTTTATGGCACTGGTGCACTCGTAACGGATAAAGTCGCTGGACTTCTGTCGCCCGAAGACTATGTTAAGTTTCAGGAACTTACGGCTTCTGGTGGCGGACTTAGCAATTTAAAGCCTGTTGATGGAACCATTAGTATTCTTGATGATGCTAATGGCGGCAAAACTATTAGCGTGGCTATCTCGCCTGACGTTGGAAACCAGCTTGTTGCTGTTGAAGGCGGTTTGTTCGTTCCTACGGCAGTTGTACCTGAGTACTCTATCGAGAGGCAGACAGAAGCAGAAGATGGGTTTGCAGTCAGCTATAAGCTGAAGAAGACTGTCGACGGCGTCGAATTCTATGTAGGAGACACTATTAACATCGCTCGCGACCTCGTATTGAAAAGAGCAACCCTTGAAACAGTAATTGAGGATGGTGTTCCTTATGAAGAGGCGAAAGTCGGTGATCCTTACATTAAAATGGAGTTTAATGATGCTAATACATCTAATCTCTATATTCCTGTTAAGGGTCTTGTAGACAATTATTCTGCGGGGTCTGGCATCGAAATTATTGATAACGAAATTAACATTAAGCTTGCCGATGTGTCTCACGGTCTGCATTTTGTGGACGGCGCTATGTCTCTTGCTCTTGCAACTCGCAAGGTTGATGGTGCTATGTCTAAGGAAGACAAACTTATCATTGATTCTATTCCTTCTGTTTATGTAGCACGCAAGTATGACATCACGGACACTCCTGAGGGAACACTTGTAAACTACGGTGAGAAGGAAATCCGTGTTATGTGTCCTGCTGATGCAAAATTCGTTAAACAAACCGTTGGCGCCAATGGCAATCCCAATATGTATTATATGACATTCAAGGCGTATGCTCCTGAGGGTGCCGTAAGCTTTAAAGAGGGCGACAGAGGTGTTATTATTGATGAAATACATACCTTCGATGATTCTGCTGCAGGAGTAGATGAGTTTGGTCGCAAATATAGCGTTGTTTGGCTTGCTCTCGCATCTTATGACCCCGCTTCTGATACTTGGACTTATTTTGGTAAGAATTCTTCTGAATCTAAGTATATTGGTTGGGATTACGTGGTAGAGTGGTATGGCGAGAACGGCAAGATTGCTTGCGATTCTATTCGTATCAATCTTAGTAATGAAGATTGTCATAACAATACTAAGCCTTACTATATGGCTAATTATGTCACCTCTGTTGAGGTAGACGAACTCAAGGAGTCTGTTTATGAAATTGAACGGGCTAATACTTGGGGCGAATTATAATTAAATACTTAAACAATATTAATAATTATTAAAACAAAATTTTAATTTTTAGGAGGAAATTATCATGGCTAACGAAATGATCAAATTTTTAAGAGGTAACGTAGCTTCCCTTCCTGCAACTGCAACCCCTGGTGCAGTGTATTTTACCAAAGATGAAGGTCTTTACCTTGGTCTTGAAGATGGTTCCTACCATCGTTATGGTGATTTTATCACTGTAAATGATGTAGCTTCCCTTCCTGCTGACGGCGCACATGAAACTTGCATGTATTACTGCGTAGCAGAAAATGTACTTGCTAAGTGGAATGGCTCTAGCTGGACCCAGATTAACAAGCAGAAGACTCTTGCAGAACTTGGTGGTGTAGCTAAGTCTGTTTACGAGGCTAAGATCGCTCTTCTTGAGAAGGCTGACTCTGATAACGCTACTGCTATTTCTGGTGTTGACACTAGACTTCAGGCAGCAGAAGAGAAGCTTAAGTCTGTTGCTACTACCGAGGGTCTTGGTGAACTTACTGATCGTGTAACCACTGCAGAGGGCGATATCGATGACCTTGAGGCTGCTATCGGTGAAGGTGGTTCTGTAACCCTTGCTATCGCTGATGCTAAGCAGGCTGGTCTTGATGCTAAGGCACTTGCTGAGACTAAGACTACTATGGCTGAGGTTGAAGCTAAGAACTATGCAACCAAGGAAGAAGCTAAGGGTTATGCAGATGCTAAGGATACTGCTATTGGTAATGCTCAGGCCAAGGCGGACGAGGCTTATACTCTTGCTAGTGGCAAGGCTACTATGGAAGAAGTTAACACCGCTATTGGCAATGCAGGTCACGCTGTAAAGTCCGAGGTTGACCAGGCTATTGCTGATCTCGATGCTGCTTATAAGAAGGCTGACGGCGACATGAAGACCGAGCTCGAAGGCAAGATTGGCGCAAAGGTTGACCAGTCTGCTTATGATGCTAAGGTTGCTGAGCTTGTTGGTGCCGACACTACCCTTCAGGGTAACATTGATGCTCTTGCTGGCAAGGTTGGTACTCCTACCGAGGGCAAGACCATCGTTGAGATGATTGCAGACGCTCAGACTGCTGCTACTTACGATGACACTAAGGTTAAGGAAGACATCAAGGCTAATGCTGATGCTATTGATGCAATCGAAGCAGATTACCTGAAGAAGGCTGACAAGGATGGTCTTCAGGAGCAGATTACTGCCAACGCTAATGCGATTACTCTTCTGACTAACGGTGTATCCGCAGAAGAGGTTGATGGTGTTAACGACCTTATCCAGTATGTTAAGGAGCATGGTCCTGAAGTAACTGGTATGAAGGAAGACATTGCCGATAACGCAAAGGCAATTTCTGACCACGAGACTCTTGCTGCTGAGACTTATGAAACTAAGACAGATGCTGGCAATAAGCTTACTGAGGCTAAGGGTTACACCGATACCGAGGTAGCTAAGGACAGAGCAAGACTTGATGCTCTTGAGCTGATTGACCATGACCACTCTAACAAGGGTGTTCTTGACGGCATTACCGCCGAGAAGGTATCCGCTTGGGATGCATCTGAGCAGAATGCTAAGGATTATGTTGATGGCAAGATTACCGATCTGAAGATTGGTGACTATGCTAAGCAGTCCGACCTTGATACTCATACTGGAGATACTGTTGCTCACATCACTGCTGCAGAGCGTGAAGCTTGGAACAAGGCAGAACAGAATGCTAAGGACTATGCAGATGGTCTTGCAGGCAACTATGCCGAAGCTGAGCACGAGCATGTAGTTGCTGATATTACTGACTTCGAGGATACAGTAGAAGCAAGAATTACCGCTAAGGGTTATGCTACTACTGGTTATGCAGACGACAAGGCTTCTGCCGCTCAGTCTGCTGCTGAAGCAAAGGCTGCAGAACTTGATTCTGCGCTTAAGACTGAACTTGAGGGCAAGATTACTTCTGGTGATTCTGCTACTCTTGCTTCTGCCAATGCTTATGCCGACACTGCTAAGAGCGAGGCAATTGCTGCTGCTAAGACCGAGACCGAGTCTCAGGTTAAGGCTCTTGCTGAGGGTCAGGTTACTACTAACAAGAATGACATTGCAAGTCTGTTTGAGCAGCTTCAGTGGGGTTCTTTTTAATAGAATCTAAATATAAATAAACTTAATAGGCTAGTGGGGAAACCCACTAGCCTTCTTTAAAAAAAATAACCGAATGACGAGGAAACAACGATGGCAATACTTAAACCGCTTAGAGGACACAGTTCCTCATTGAATGCACGACCCTTATGTGACGGTTCTATTTATTTTTGCGTTGATACTGGCCTGTTGTATGTTGATTGTGAAGACGACAAAGGTAATTTGGTGCGTTTAAATGTGCTTGCGGATCGTGCCAATAAAGTAGGATATACGATAGACGATGTAGACGTAGAGATCAAAGCCTCAGAAATAGCTACTAAGGAATATGTGCGTGGGTTATTGATGGATAATGGAAATTTTACCAAAGAAATTATTTTTGAAATGATTTACCCCTGTTGGTTCCATTTATATATCGACATCAGATGTATCTCCGTTAGTTTTGTTTGGATTTGGTTCTTGGGAGAAAATTGAAGACAGATTTTTACTTGCGTCAAGTTCTACTTATTCAATTAATACTGAGGGCGGCGAAGCTACCCACACATTGACAGTAGATGAGATGCCTACGCACGCACACGATTTCAATAGACATCAATTATGGACTACGGAAACTGCGCCCGAAACCAGTTTGGAACAAGGTTATGGCGTCACTAACAAATCCGTTGCGATTTATAGAGATACGACCACAACTGCGGGGAGCGGAATGTCTCACAATAATATGCCTCCGTATCTTGCGGTAAATATATGGAAAAGAGTTAACTGATATATTTATTTTATAAAAATAGAATTTTTGGGCATATTTAATGCTTAAAACTTGAAAATTACAAATAATTAATTTTGAAAACAACAGTTGGCTTTGTAGTCAGAGACACGAAGAAAACTTTTTATATAAAGCCAACATTCTTACTTAGAAGGGAGAATAGAAATGGCACTTTGGAAACCATTTAGAGGCAGTCGTGCAGATTTAGATGCTGTTGCTAAACGTGACGGTTATGTTTATTTTTGTGACGATGGAGCCTTATTCTTTGATTATACAGATAAAAATGGTAATCTACAAAGAAAACAAATTAACGCTAAAGACGCCGAAACGCTTACAGGCATGTCTTTAGATCAAATTCAAAAATCCATCTCTTGGAACGACCTGCTTAACAAACCCGAACTTGGTCTTATTGCCGTATATGACGAAATTAGCAAAGGTCTTCTTACCGAAGATGTTCAGGAAACTCTTGATAAGATAGATACTATCGAGAGCGTTTATGAAACAAAGACTGGCTCTTCGATAAAATTAGATGAAGCTAAGGCTTATGCTGACGCTAACCTTGAAACTGCAAAGTCTTACACTGATGAGAAAATAGCAAACATTCCAGCTGTAGATTCTTATACCAAACCAGAAATTGATGCCGCTTTAGAAAACAAAGCAAACAACGATCACGATCATGATGATATTTATTATACAGAAGCAGAGATTGATGTAAAGCTTTCTGGCAAATCCGACACTGGTCATACTCATAGCAATTATGCACCTACTTCACGAACTGTTAACGGAAAAGAACTTTCTTCCAACATTACCCTTTCTGCTTCTGATGTCGGTGCTGATGCAAGCGGTTCTGCTAATACAGCTTTAAATTCTGCAAAGTCTTATACCGACGATGCGATTGAAGCACTTGGCGATACTTATTACACCGAGGCAGAAATTGATACAAAGCTTGCATCTAAATCGGATTCAACACATAATCACGACTCTAAATACGACACAAAGGGTTCTGCTTCTGCTGTTCAAACAAATTTAGATGTAGTAAGCGATACACTCGATTCTCACACAGACGATTCTGACATCCACGTAACTACAACAAATAAGTCTAACTGGAATACTGCTTATACTCATTCTCAATCTACTCATGCAAGAACAGATGCAACAAAAGTCGCAGATTCCACAACTAATGGTAATATTCTTATCAATGGAAGTGAAACAAATGTTTACACACATCCCAACTCTGGCGTAACTGCTGGCACTTATAAGAGCGTGACAGTAAATGCACAAGGTCATGTTACTGGCGGTACGAATCCGACTACATTGGCTGGATATGGAATTACCGATGCCGAGACTAAGGGTGCGGCAAGTAGTGCTCTTGCAAGTGCAAAAGAATATACGGACTCTGTAGCATCTGGTAAAGCTAATACAAACCACAATCACGACACTACTTATGATAAAAAGGGTGCTGCTGATAGCGCATTGGCTTCTGCAAAATCCTATGCTGATTCTGCCGCTACTACTGCTGCAAATGCTGTTAAGAATGACCTATTAAACGGTGCTGGCACAGCTTATGATACTCTTAAAGAACTTGGTGATTTGATTGACGACAATGCAGATGCGATTGATGCGCTTGAAACTGTTGCCGCTGGCAAAGCTGACAAAACTCATACTCATGCGATTTCGGATGTATCTGGTCTTCAGTCTGCTCTTGATGGTAAGGCAGCCTCTTCTCACGGAACACACGTTTCTTATAGTGCTACGGCTCCTGTAATGGACGGTACTGCAAGCGTTGGCACCGCAAGTACCGTTGCAAGAAGCGACCATAAACATCCTACCGACACAAGCCGTGCATCTAAAACAGAATTTGATTCTCATACAAGCAATACAACAGCGCATATTACTTCAACAGAAAGAAGCAATTGGAATGCTGCTAAGACACACGCTGATTCCGCTCACGCACCTTCTAATGCTGAAAAGAATCAGAACGCATTTAGCAATATTAAGGTAGGTTCTACTACCGTCGCTGCTGATGCTGCAACTGACACTGTTGAGTTTGTAGGCAGCAACGTCACTATTACTCCTGATACGACTAATGACAAAGTGACCTTTACTGTTGCTGATGGTAGCACAAGTGGAAAGGGTGTTGTACAACTCACCAACAGTACATCAAGCACTTCTACTACTACCGCTGCAACACCAAGTAGTGTTAAATCGGCTTATGATTTAGCAAATACTGCTAAGACAAATGCTGCAACCGCACAGTCTAGAGCGGATAGCGCTTATTCTTTGGCTGAAGGCAAAGTTGATAGTTTATCAGACTTAGGTGTAACTGCTACCGCTACCGAGTTGAATTATGTTGATGGAGTAACTTCAAATATTCAGACTCAACTGGATGGTAAGGCACCTTCTTCTCACAATCAATCCGCTAGTACTATCACAAGCGGAACTTTATCTTCTGATAGATTGCCTACCGTTCCGATTTCTAAGGGTGGCACAGGTGCAACAACTGCGGCTGGTGCTCTTACTAATTTAGGAATTACAGCTACTGCTGCGGAACTGAACAAAATGGATGGTGTAACAGCTACAACAACTGAGCTTAACTATGTGGATGGAGTTACAAGTAATATTCAGACGCAGTTGGATGGAAAATTGGATAAAACAACAAAATACGCTGGTAGTTCAAGCACAGGTGGTGCTGCTAATAGTGCAGTTAAAGCAACTCAAGACGGCAGTGGTAATACTATTACAAGTACTTATGCAACAAAGGCTGAATTAGATTCAGCTAAATCAAGCTTGCAAACTTCTATTAACGGAAAAGCAAATAGTTCGCATATACATTCTATTTCTAATGTAACTAATTTACAAAGTTCATTAGACGCAAAACAAGCAACTGTCACAGGTGCTGCGACAACTATCACAGGTTCCAATCTTACCGCTTCAAGAGCTTTAATTTCTAACTCTTCTGGTAAGGTTGCGGTTTCAGACATAACATCCACGGAATTAGCGTATTTGGACGGCGTTACAAGTAACATCCAAACACAACTTGATGCCAGGGCAAATAAGTCAGATATTGCAACAACGATAATGCAGGGTACTGCTACCCAAAATACTACCTATTGGAAAATCTCTGGTTTCGGCAATTGGGGCACAGGAACATGGATGCAAAAAGGTTTTTCCATGCTTATCACTTCAAGAGCGGGCGAAATGGTTTGGGTTAGCCTTGCAGCAAACGACTCTAATACAAGTGCGGGAGCTATTCGTCTTATCAACCGATATTCCAAGATCGCTGCGATACATTACAGTGTTTCGGAAAGCGCAATTTATGTAACTGCAGCTGGCTGGGCTAATAATATTTGTGCTCATATTCTCTCTAATGTAAATGGAGATTATGTGCCTACCATTGCAAGTGCAAGTGCCTTGCCAAGTGATGCAGTTTCAATTAATATTATAGAATTTGGTATTGACGGTACAGGCACTGTCGTTGGAGATAATTCAGTGCCTCTTGCAATGGGCGGCTCCACAACAAGACCAACCTATAATAGTAAAGACCTTGCTTTAAAGAGTGACGTCGATGCCATTACGCTAGACACTCTAGGTGGAAATGATAGATATTATACTGAGTCCGAGATTGATAGCAAGGTGTCAACTTTGAACACCGCTATTAATGGCAAGGCAGCGTCTTCTCACACTCACGATGACAGATATTATACAGAAGCAGAAATCAACGCCAAGGTGGACACTTTAAATACTGCTATCGCTGGCAAAGCTCCAAGTGTGCATAGTCACGGTCATATACAAGATGGTACTGTAGGTATGAAGACTTCAGATTCCAATGAAGTGAGTTTTTCGTCTAACGCTAATTATATCTATTTTGGATATGACAATCGCATGGGTTCAACTGGCATAGTTGATACTTATAAGTTCGGAAAACATAGCGGAACAGCTAGTGCTGCAGATGGTAATATCGAATGTGGTTCATTGGCAGCAGGAAGAACTCTTAAGGGTGGAACTGTAACTGTCGGCAACGCAGCTACATTACAATATGATTCTACAAATCAATGTCTTAACTTTGTATTCGGATAAGGAGGTGTCCATATGAGTTTACAAGTATGGTTGCCTCTAAATGGTAATCTAGAAAATCTTGGATTGTCGGATTTATCCTTCAGAGTTGTTAACTACAGCAATGCTATTAGTTCAGCAACTTCTGGCGGTAAAGTCGTTTCTGGATTATACAAAAGAACTACTAAAGAAACGGCTGATTATATTATCAGCGATAAAAATATTACATTAGATGGCGATGTAACAATGTGTTGTTGGGCTAAAGTAACTGGAATTGGTTATAGTGGAACAGCAAACGGCCTCTTTGGGCAGCATGGGCATCAAACAGGTGGACTGGGTATCACGATGAAGGATGTTAGCTCTACTGACTTACGAATGAGCGTCAATACAGGTTTATATGGCGACAGTCATGGTGGCTCTAGTGACAGAACTTATTGCACATATTACGGTTCAACTAACATTTATAATGCGTGGCATCATTTATGTTTAACTTATGATAGTAAAACAAAACAGTTACGCATGTATGTAGATGGCAAATTAGAGAATATTCAAGGTTGTGGCTCTTATGCTACGCTAAATGGTAATAACATTACTCCCAGACCTGTAATCTTATTTGCTTGGTCTACTGACCACCTTAGCTCAAGTATTGTAAATTATCGTCCACCTTGTGAACTAAATGATGTTCGTATTTATGACCATGTGCTGTCCGTCAAAGAAATTAAAGAGATATCTAAAGGTCTTGTTGCTCATTATCAGCTAAAACCCACTAATATCACAAATTATGCAAAGAGTACTCCGTTCAGTATTTATAATAACTATGGAGTAGGAGCAACTTTAACACAGTTAAGTGAACGATTTATGGGTTATCCTGTTTATAGATTAACAATGACTCCTACTAGTGCAAGTGTTAGTAGTTTTCAAACCGAGTTGTGGTCACATGGTGTGTGTCATGGTCGGTGGACATTTAATGCAAACACAAAATATTGTTACTGGTTATACTATAGACCTGTTAGCCACAATGATATTCGAGCAGGTGGCACAGCAAGTAATATTAATGGATGGACAGAGATTGCTCCTCAATATATTGAAGATGGCTGGTATAGAGTTGGTCAATATAGAAACGGTAGTGTTACTTCAACTCAAGCAGATGACATATATACGTCATTTATAACTCCTTCAGCAGCAGCTGGTGTTCCAATTACTATTGATTTTTGTGCTCCGCATCTAATTGGTGGGTTATCTGAGATTATTGAGACTTACGATGGAGTAGTAGCTGAGGATAACAAAGTACACGATGTATCTGGCTATGGTAATCATTTAAATATTACTGGTTCAATTGCAGCAAATAGTACAAGTCCGAGATACAGTAACAGTCTTGATTTTAATCAAACTGGTTATCTAAAGAAAACAGACTTTAACATGACCACGAATGAGTTTACCATCACATTCTGGTTGAATCCTCCCTACTCAATCAACGCACAACATTTTATATGTGGTACATTTAATAGCTGGACTGGTAACGGATTCGGTATGTGGAGAGACAGCACAGGTGGTGGATATAGTTTGCTGTATAGGTCAAATAGTGAGGGTGGTCACACAGGGCTCCCAGCAGTTACGCCTCCTCATGATACATGGAGTCATATAGCAATTGTTTACACTGGCACTCAAGGTATTGTTTATCTGAACGGGGCCGAAGTAGCTAGAGTAAATGGTGGCTCAAGTGGCACAGTGTCACACCCTGTTCTTTATTTAGGTAACTCAATGTATAGTGAGGTTGCATCACAAACAGATGAAGCATCTATGTCTGACTTCAGATTCTATGCTACAGCGTTATCAGCTTCTGATATTGAAGGATTATATAAACACGGTGCTTCTATAGCAAAAGATGGCACCTTATTCGCATACGACTTTAACGAGTTCAATCCAAATGCAAAAAGTGGTGTTGATAAAGATGGTACTGCTTCTAGTTGCAGTCTTAACACTAAAGTAAGTCCTACTGCGGACATGAAGCTTAAAACTTTAGAAGATGGTTCTTCTTGGGCAAGAATACATTATTTGGATCTAACAAATGATAAAACATTCTTTGCTAATGCTGCTGAGGTTGCTAAATGTAGTAGAAACAATCGTTTTAGCCGTATGAGAGATGTTGATAAGTTTAAGAGTCAACCCTCCCTTTCTAGTGGTTATACTGAACTTGAGTATATTCAGTCTAGCGGAACACAGTATATTAATACTGGAATTGCTCCAACAAGCGATATGAAGGTTGAAATTTCCTTTATACCTACAAATGGATTAACAGAACATTCAATTTTTGGTTCGTCTTGGGCTGTAGATGGATTCTTCCTAATGATTTATCAAGGAAAAATTAGATTCCATTCAGGTGGTTCAGTTATTGATGCTGTTTCATGTTCAGCAGGAAACAGATATATAATGGAATGTACAAACAGTTATATTAAAATCAACGGTACCAGTTATAGCATTTCAGGTGGAGCAAATACTGCTAATAATATCCTTCTTCTTGGCGACATGGGATACAACGAAAGTTGTCGTGGTATTGGTAAAATTGAATACGCTAAGATATGGGCAGATGGTAAACTCGTTCGTAACTTTGTTCCTTGTAAAAATGCAGGTGGCACAGTTGGTTTATATGATTTAGTTGAAGATAAATTCTACACTAATGCAGGAAGTGGCTCGTTCACAGCAGGTACTTTTGTAAGTAAGTATGAGTTCATGTTAACTTATCCAGCCCTATCCAGTACTGAATATAATAGATGGACTCAGACATCATCACCTAATGCTACGTCCGTTACAGGATATACCCCTATCCATATTGCTTGGCCAGCTCACAGTGCAGGTATTCGCAAACATGGTAGTGCTTCTTTGTACAACTGTGACAGTGGTGACACTTGGTATGCTCCTATTGGACAGTATAGTATTTGGGAAGGTGGCATTCCCGCGGCAAATGGAAATATGCAACTTCAAACAGAACTTTGGGTTAGAACAGATAAATCTGCTGATGCTACTCAAACAAAAATTTATGATGGTACTATAGTAGCATCAAACTTTATTGAATTATAAGGAGATGATAAATAAATGCAAGTAAAAGATTTAATTGTTACTGGCAACGCTAGAATTCTCGGCAACCTATATACTAATACTAAGATTACGGTAGATTCTGCATTATCTAACACGTCTATTAATCCTGTTCAAAATAAGGTTATAAAGGCTGCGTTAGATGCCAAGGCACCCGCATATACCTATGGCACAGCAGATGTTACTGTGGGTGGTACAAGTAGTGCGGCCACAGGCACATTACATTTTGTATATGAATAAGAGGTGAGATTATGGCTAAAAAAATGCTTTTAACCATAGATGGCACCTATAGAAATATAAAAAAAGCCTACATTACTGTGAACGGTGTTTATCATAAAGTGAAAAAGGCATTTATTACTGTAGGCGGTGTTTATCACCCCGTATGGAACGCCAATCCTACCTCTGAACCCACTTATTGGGGCACTTCAGAGAATTTATATGCCCCAGTAAGTCAGCTAGCAGCAACTTCTGTTGGTAATTACGCCTTATTTGGTGGAGGGTATGATCCTAGCCTTGATAACAATGAAGCTTTCTCAAGATGTGAGGGCTATAGTTCATCACTTACACATACAAGCCTAACGCCTTTGAATGCGACATCATATTCGGCTCTTAGGCTCGCTGCAACTACTGTTGGAGGATATGCCATATTCGGTGGTGGCGAGAGCGATACGCTCGATACTCTTGATTTGATAAATGACTTTGCAAATAATCACATAACGGCATACAATACTTCATTGACAGACCAAGGTACTCTAACTAATAGTAGACTTGGTGTTGAAGCCTCTAGGTTGGCGGCTACGACGGTTGGCAATTATGCTTTGTTCGGAGGCGGATATAATAAATGGCACGTATTTGAAAATTGGCAATATAAAACCAAGGAAGCCTGGCAAAATCATGTGACGGCATATAATTCCTCACTGACAAAATCTGTGCCAGGCGGATTAAACTTGGGAAGACGCGGTTTGGCTGCAACAACTGTTGGAAATTATGCTTTATTTGGTGGTGGAATTCAAAGCGGTACAACCAGTAGTATTGTTGATACATATAACACATCTTTGACCAAAGGAACGGCAACTTCTTTGTCCGTACCAAGAGATGACTTAACCGCTACGACAGTTGGTGGATATGCAATTTTCGCGGGAGGTTGGAATGATGGCGACGTGAATACGGTTGATGCATATAATACGTCTTTAACAAGGGTGTCCTGCTCACCGCTGCAAACTGCTCGTGATAAACTTAATTCAACTACCTTGGGCGATTTCGCATTCATTGGATGTAGTGAAGCAACTACAAATATTGATGTGTATGACAAAAATTTGACAAAAGTATTTATTTTACAAACACTGCAAGCAAGATGTTTTTACGGGGCGGCCACAATTGGCAACTATGCTTTGTTCGGTGGTGGCGACGTAACGGGTATCGGCGTGACCGCAAGAGTCGACGTTTTTACTATAGTTTAACTTATTAAAAAGGAGATAACAAAATGAAAAAATATGCAATTTGGAATAAAACCGATCCAATTATTACGCCTATTGGTGAAGTATTAACAGCAGAACAATGGATTGACAGATATCCTGTTGCAGGCGTAGAATCTATTACAGTGTTATGCGCTGCAGGTGAAATTAATGGTGCATTTTTTGGAACTTTAGGTCAGGTCGTCGAAGCCTACGAAGACCAAGGTTGCGATTTTTCTGAATGTACCACGCCAGAGGAAAAATTAGCAACAATCGAGGCTTTTGATGATGCTAAAGCGGCAGAAAAGATTGCGGCACAAGTAGCTTCTCAGGAGGCGGCCAAGGTGGCGGCCGAAGAAGAGAGAGCCAATGCTGAATTAACAGCTATGTCTCTTGCAAGTATCGCAGCTAGTATGGAGTATCAGAACATGTTAACACTTGATGATGCTGAGGAGGTGTAATCATGAATTACGAAAGAGTAAAGTATTACTACGAAGCAGGTCTTTGGAGTCTTCCTATGGTGAAAATGGCCGTTCGTAAGGGTGTTATTACTAGAGAGCAGTATAAAGAAATTACAGGAGTAGAATATAAGTAATTCTATCCAAACTATAAACCCATAGAGTAACCCTCTATGGGTTTCTTTTAAGAAAGGAGTTGATACAAAATGGCAAAAAAATATCTTGTACAACACCGCAGAGGCACCATTCAAGAATGGGAAAACGATGCCATTGTCCCACTTGAGGGTGAGATTGTCATTGAAATTGATTACATCAACTCATTGCACAAACTCAAAATTGGTGACGGTGTGCATTCATATGCGGAGTTAAAATATTTACAAGCAGGCGGAGATCCTGTTATTCAAGAATTAATTAAAATTTTGCCCCGTGTTGTTACGGTCACATTGGATGTAAACCGATGGGCAAAGAACGAAAATAGTTCAGCTTGTTTCAGTCAGACCGTGGCGTTAGATAAAATAACCTCGCGTAGCCGACTAGACTTGCAACCAGACACAGATATGCTTAATGAATTTAAAGAACTGGGCGTATCTTTCGTAACTGAAAATCAAAATGGCACTCTTTGGGTGCACTCGGTCGGAGCTAAGCCGACCACTACATATATAATGCAGGCTACAATTGTCGAAACTGAAGTAGAGGTAGAGCTTGAGAAGATAGTCGGTACGCCGATTGGAGTTACAAATCCTCATAAGCAACCCGACTGGAACCAAGCCGATCCTACACAGCTAGACTTTATATATAATAAACCTATCTTTGGCGGATTTGCGTTCAAAGATGTGATAACTTGGGCAGATCTCCCAGAGGATGTTCGGGCGGCTTTAGATAAAGCTAATTCAGCGTTGCAGCCTTACACGGAGTCTGACCCGACCGTGCCCGCTTGGGCGAAGAATCCTACCAAGCCCACATACGCTGTTAATGAAATTGCTGGAGCTCTCGCATATACTCGGCAAGAGCTTACCGAGGAGCAGAAAGCACAGGTGCGTTCTAATATCGGCGCAGGCGCGAGCAGTTTCTCTGGTGATTATAATGATTTGATTAATAAACCTTTTATTCCCTCCGTAGATGGATTAGTGACAAGGGAATATGTCGATGAAGAGCTTAGTTATAAGGTGGATAAAGTTTCGGGTAAAGGATTGTCTACGAATGACTTCACAAATGCCTATAAGAAGAAAATAGATTCGGCATTACAGTCGTATACCGAGTCTGATCCCACCGTTCCCTCTTGGGCAAAAGCTTCGGAAAAACCTACATATACGGCAAATGAGGTGGGAGCAATTTCGTATAATACCGCCCAGAATTTAACTGAGGCTCAAAAGGCCCAAGCAAGAGCTAATCTCGGCACGACTATTGGAACTCCCGCGCCTCCAGGTGAGGATGGATACTCTCCGAGCGCAAAGGTAATAAAGACTGGGAAAACTGCAACTATAACAATCACCGATAAAACAGGCACCACAACAGCAAGTGTAAGTGACGGTGCAGATGGTGTAGATGGTGCAGACGGTACTTCCGTAGCCATTGAAAGTATTACCGAAAGTGACGTGGACGGCGGATTAAATGTTGTAACTTTCTCAGATGGCAAGACGCTGACAATTAAAAATGGTTCTAGCGGCGTGGGCTCCGATGGTAACGATGGCGAGAACGGTATAAGTCCTACGGTTGCGGTTAGCAAAATAGGAACCACAACTACTATTGCTATCACAGATGTTAACGGCACTCAAACAGCGACTATTAACGACGGTGAAAAAGGAGAGGACGGACAATCATGTACTCACTCTTGGAATGGTACGACTCTTACTGTAACATCTGCAAGCGGAACATCCTCTGCAAATCTTAAGGGAGAGAGCGGTACATCTGTTGTCGTTAGCAACGTCTCTACTTCTTCTGTGGATGGTGGATCTAATGTTGTAACATTTTCAGATGGCAATACTTTGACTATTAAGAATGGACAAAGAGGATCCGATGGTTCATCTATTTCTATCTCATCGATTGAAGAGGTTGGTGGCTATCAAGAGGGAAAAGTCATTCTTGGTGTAGAAAAAATAACTTCCGATACCTATGCGAATGGAGTTACCTATGTAGACGAAAAGTTTATTCTACTTGACATCTATCCGAAACCCAACGGTACGGTTATGGTTACCTACGGCGGGCTAACAAAGACGATTACTGATACAAGTGGGGCGGAAAGCCCGAGTGCACAACGAGTATTCTTCGGCACTTTCAATGGTGTCTCAGATGAAGTGATAACCCCTACATCAGGCAGATTGACGATTGAGGGTGATTATAATAGTTTTGGCTGTGGTGTCTTTTACTCTTCTGGACAAGTATCTACTGCGGGTTCTTGCGTGATAGCAGTCATAAATTGTGGACACATTAAATTTATTCCAGACAACGCATTTTCCGATTGCAAAAAGCTAACAGACATAGAAATTCCGTATGATGTAGAGATGATCGGCCATATGGCATTTGCAAATTGTACTAGCCTTAAGAATGTAAAACTCCCTGATAGTGTGGCGCATATTGGAGTTATGGCGTTCTGTAATTGCACAAGCCTATCAAGTATTGTAATTCCAGCCAGCGTAACAATTATTGAGATGTTCGCTTTTGTTCTTGATTCAGGTTATAGTAGAACTGTTTTTATGAAATCTACCATTCCCCCGACTTTTCCTGATGGGGAATTTGGTCAGTTTGCCACAGATGGTACACATAAAATTGTAGTACCTTATGGTTACGCCGAAATATATAAAACCACAAGTGATTGGAGCGGATATGCGAACTACATCATTGAAGGTGATACTAATAATATTTTTGCCGAAGACGATGGTAGTGCTAATATCATAACATTTTCTGATGGTAAAACTTTGACTATTAAGAATGGTACAAAAGGATCTACTCCTATTAGGGGCGTAGATTATTATACCGAGGCAGATAAACAAGAAATGATTAATCTTGTTCTTGCCGCACTTCCTGAGTGGAAGGGAGGTAGTTACTAATGGCATTACCTAGTGGATATACACAAATTGAATATATTCAAAGTACGGGAACGCAGTATATCGATACAGGCGTCATCCCAAATCAAAATACTTGCATTGTTTGTAAGGGAAGACTTATTGCCAGCGATGATGATAATTATCTTTTTGGTTCAAGTGGTTTTAATAATTCGCAACAATTTTATTTTGGAACTCATGTAAATAATTACGGAGAAAGCACACACTATTGCGGATATGGTGCAGAAGTAAAGTGGTTTCCTGATTCATATATTACTCATGGTGCTATAACTCTTTTTACTAATTCGCAAACTTGGTTTTTCGACAGCGATTCGCTAAGCGAAACGATATCGTTTGTCCCCACAACATTCGTAGGAGCTGGAAGTATTTATCTTTTTGCTTGTAATTTCGGAGATAGTTTGGATTACCTTCAATATGGCAAAGCTACGATTTATTCATTTACTATTATTAGCAATGGCACAGTTCTTCGTGAGTTTATTCCTTGTGTTGATTTAAATGGCGTTGCGGGGATGTATGATACGATAAATGGCGAATTTTATACCGACGTGGCAGGAGGGTCTTTTATAGCGGGTGAGCCAACTGAATTTAAGGTTGTTAATTCTGCAAGACTTAACGGTGCAATAAAAGCTTCTGCTGATACCATTAGATTGAAAACTGATGGCGTAAATCAAATTTTATGGAATGAATTAACTGGGTTTGCAGATGCTATTGGATCTATTATAGCTGCAAAAGACTCTAAAATTGCTACGGGAACAATTAAATCCGAATCGGATACTGAATTTGTTGTTAGTGGTTTAGGATTTGCGCCAACTCGAATAGCTGTGTATTTAAATGATTTAGTAGGTATTTCGGATAGTGAATTAGAAAGTGGTTATTTTGAAGAAATACCTATTTATATGTTGCGTAATTTGTCTGGTGGGGTTTTTGGAAGTAATCTCACACAGGTGCTCTTTTTATCAATTGAATATGTAGAAGAAGTAGATGATTCGGGTGATACTTATGAGTATCCATATATTAACGGAAATTTTTATGCCAGACAGAATCAAATCACCCTCACAGAGGATGGATTTATAGTGGATATTCCAAGGAATGCACGATATGGCTATATTGCAATAGGCTGAGGTAATATATAATGAAATATTATAAACAATTAAATAAAAACAATGAAGTCGTTGCCCTCTTAACTTATGATTTCGAGCCAAATATTACTGACAGCTTGATGATTAGAATAACCGCAGAAGAGTACGAAAATATCGACGAAGAGTGGAGAGCAAATGCAAAAATTGAAATTTCTCCCAAAGTAGTGGGGCGACGTGTAAGAGAAATGGAAAAATTTCTTAAAGCAAAGGCTTATGATGCTGTATCAGAGCAAACAAATGAAATATAAATAATTTTAATCAAACGATTATGAAAGGAGCGATAATATGATTCGGGGAGCAACTACATGTTTTAAATTCGAGCTACCATATGAATTTGAACAAATTTACTCGGTTAAAATTATGTTTTGGCAAGACCACAATGATGGCCCTTCGGAGAGCCGCCCTTTGCCAATTATTAAAACAAAATCTCATTGTTTCCAAACGGCTAGAAATGAGTTAGCCGTTAATTTAACACCCGAGGAAACGCTGAGATTCTCCGATGAGCGAAAGGCGTATCGTCAGTTATCTGCGGTGGCGGCTGATGGATCGAGATTTTTGAGCCATGAGGAAATGTTTACAGTTTATCCTGCAAAAGATGAAATTGTGGATGACGATGATATTATTCTCCCGCCTGAAGACGATGGATTCATTATTTTAGATGGTGGTCGTATTTAAAAGGAGGCAAAAATGATGATAGATGAAACACAAGATATTATAGTGGTTAACGAGCCTTCTTATGTTGAAGAAACAACAAAGGTGGAATTGCCCGACCCAATTGTCACTAAGACAGAAGAAGCTTTTCCACCTTTGGGTATACCTAATGAGCAGTTAAAGCATACGCTTTTAACAGAACTTGAGGTAGATGACCAGCATCCGATAGAGGCAGTCACGGGACTGAGGACAGCTATTGACGAGATTAATTCTTTAAAGTCTATTTATTCGGACGGCACGGGAACTGCTGATTACTATGAATGGGCTGGCGATCCTCGTGATGCTGTAGGTTATTTTGTTAGTCTTGTGCCTCATAGCTCAATGATTAAGATTTGTAATGGCAAAAACATCTTTGGTGTTACCGTAGATAGGGCTGGTTTTATTGGACACGAGGGATTCGTGGAGGTTGAGCAACGTGATGGAGTTACAAGAAAAGTACGCGTCGGGCGTGACGAGCAGTACGCCCTTGTTGCGACTTCTGGCTTCGTTGAGGTAAGATGCGAGGTTGATGTTGCAGAGGGCGATTATGTTATCTCAAATGAATTCGGCAAGGCACAAAAGGCGAGATCTGAATACGGATATAAGGTTATTGACTTAGAAACCAAGCACGACATTAAGTATGCGGTTATAGCGCTGGGTGTTCAGGCTGATATTACCGAAGATATTGGGCGCGATTTAATGGATTTAAACGAGCGCATGAGTGACGCCGAAAAGAATATTACATCTTTGGCGGCGGCATTGGAGGACAATACTGACGAGATAGATGAGCTCAAAGAAGACGTTTCTCAGCTCCAAGAGCTCGACACTCAAGTGAAAAATGCGGCGTTAACTGCAGCTCAAGCAAAAGCTATTGCTGCAAGTGCAGTTGCTAGCGCTGAAACTTGGCGTAATGAAGCCGTAGAAGAAGCAAATAAGGCGTTTTCTGAGGCAGTTAAAGTAAGAGAAGAATTTGAAAAAGAAACATCCGATATGAAGAAGGGTCTGGAGACTGCCTCTTTAGAACTTCAAGAAGCCAAAGAGGATTTGTGGCGAGAACAAGGTAAAATGCAGAATAGCCTTAATGATGTAGACGACTATTTTAGAGGTATGCGCCACGATTTAATTCCCTTGTATTCTTGGAGCGGAGAAGAAGGAGAATCTATTGCTGGATTTGTAAGCCAGGCGGATGCCGACAGAGCAGTTCTGGGCGGGATCGTTGAATGGAAAAATGGCGAGGGTGTAAACTCACTGGCTGGTTATGTTGCAGAAGCAACGGGTGAATACGCTACAGTAAAAGAGTTAGCCGAATATAAATTTAAAGATGAGACAGGCAAAGAGTATACGGCTACTGCTGCATTGGATGCATATGCCAAAGCAAATGAGGCGGCAATTAATGCAATAGTAGGCATCGATGGCAGTCTTGCTGGACTTACAAGTAGGGTTGATAAGAATACTTCGTCCGTTACAACTCTAGCTTCGCATATCATTGGTGATTATGTTTCTATTGGAGCCTGGGACGAAAAGAAGGCTGAAGTTGGTAATATTTATTATGGAACTGTTGACGATAGAATTGTATATTATTATCACAATGGCACAGAGTGGAAGTCAGCGGCAAGCATAGCTTCGATTACCTCCATAGATAAAAGTCTTGTTTATTATGTACCTAGTAATAAATTATATTACTATTATAAAGATGGAACTTGGCAAAGTACTGAGAAATCCTACGAGGCAGGTCTCGGTGGCTCTATCGCGGGTGTTCAACAGACTGCTGACGAGAATAGTGCTAAGATTGAGATGATTACTAGTCTTGAGGGCGAATTCGGAGAAGCCATAGCTGGACTTGTTACTGTAAGTGGCGAAGACAGAGCCGAGCTCGATGCTTTGGCTCAGTATGGCTATATAGACGAAAATGGAGAAAAACATTGCGGTGCCGCAGGCATTATGGCTGAGGTTGATAAAAACAAAGCAGCCATTGAAGCGATTGCGGGCATAGATGGTGATATTGCAGGATTTAAAGCACAAGTAGATAAGAACTCTTCTTATGCTACTATGCTCGCAGAAAGAGTTATGGGAACATGTGTTACCATTCCTTTAACTAATGATAGCTTAAGTAAAGACACCTCGACTGTATATTATGACAGTTCGGCAAATTTATATTGGTATTATGCTGGTGGAAAATGGAATAGTACTTCGAACTGGGGCACGATTGCAAGTGCCGCTTTGAGCACTAGCGAGGTTTACTATGTTGTTGGTTCAAAGCTGTATTGGTATTATAAAGATGGTACCTGGAAGAGTAATACAAGTGCTTATGATGCTGGTCTGTCCGCTACAATTGGTGGCATTCAGGTTGAGACCGACGAGAACTCAGCTAAGATCGATCAATTGACTTCTTGGCAAGGAGATACGAATAGTTCTCTTACACTTATTAGACAAAAGTCAGATGCTAATGGAGCTTCTATTCAGCTTTTGGCGGCTAATATTGATAAGCATAGCGTTGGCGAACGTTCACAGGCTAATGGGTTTACACTAGAACAAGCCATAGACATATTAGAGCCAGGTGCGGTTTATGTGCCCACAATCGATCATACTGAGACGTATACAAAGTCTGACGGCAGTGTGGTCACTTATTCTTTTACTAAAGGCAACTCGTATGAATGGGTTGATACTGGCACATGGAATGAATCTATTGGAAAGGTTATCTTTTTTGCTACCCCTCCTGCGGGAACTGCTTATGAATTTTGGTATAAAAATAGTGCTTCCTCTGATGGTTATGAGGGATACACATTATATAAACCTGACTCGTCCCAAAACTGGGTTTCCGTAGCTTCTCTTAAGGGTAGTGCTAGTAACAGAGCGGTCAGTCAAATTAGACAGGATGCAAATAGTATTGCGCTCGAAGTAACTAACGCCCGAGGCAGTGCTGCTACATTGGGTGCTCGTCTTACTGAAACCGAAGCTGAAGTTCAAAGTGTTGCTGCTTGGTCAAAAGATGTTAATGGCAACCAATATAACTTGGCAACTATCAAACAGACCGCAGACAGCGCAGGCGCAAGTATTGCCCAAGTCGTGACGGCAGTTGGTAAAGATGGCGAGGTTAATGCTTCGACTATTGTACAAGCAGTTAATGAAGATGGTTCGGGTGTGTTTATTAATGCCGATCATATCCAATTTGAGGGATTTGTAAGCTTTGCAAATAAATCTGAGACGGTATTTTCTACTCAGGTAGAATATGCATTGTCAAGTTCAAGCTCCGCATTTGTTGCACTTACAGAATGGTCTACTTCTGCTCCTACGTGGCGAGCTGATGCTTATATGTGGCAGAGAACCGTTATTACCAAGGGTGATGGGTCGGTGGTTACATCTAATCCGACTTGTATACAAGGAGCTAAGGGCGAGGACGGTACAGGAGTATCGATTAAAGGTGTTGCATATGTAAATGGCGTCGTTGGAGACTCTATGATTGGTGGCGTATATGCGATATATAAAGATAAAAATTTTACAAGTCAAATTACGGGTGCAGTCGATGGAGATTCTTATCTGATTGACGGATATCTATTTGTATATAGTGGCAGTGGAGACGCCTTTGTTTGCTCTGGTAAAATTCAGGGTGACCAAGGAGAACCTGGAGCGGCTGTTACAGCAGTCGTTAATTATTATATGGCATCTTCTCGAAGTGCTGGTGTTGCCGCAGGAGATGGTGGCGAGATCGCTGATGAACAATGGACTACGACCATACAGAATATGACCGCAAACAAACCTTATCTGTGGAATTATGAAATAAGTATATATACAGACACCACATCGCAGTCAACTAATCCTGTTATCATAGGTAGATATGGCTCGGATGGTAGAGGTATTGCGGCAATACAAGAGTTTTATTGTATTAGTGCTAGCACTTCTTGTTCTACGCCTACGGATGCAACATTGAATGCGGCAGGTTCATTTGGTGGAATGGCCATCCCAGATATGTGGTATACCACTTCTCCTTCGACCACTCAAGCATATAGATATTTGTGGAATTGCGAGAGAATTATTTATACAGACGGAACATCCGAAACTTTCCCGCCTGCCAATATTGGTACACACGGCGAACAGGGCGATGCTGGAGTGCCTGTTAAGGAAATACGAAAAGAGTATTATCTGTCAACCTCGAAAACTGCTTGTATTGGTGGCGTATGGGGTACGGAAATATATAATTTTGCAAATGCAAAAAATAAATATTTGTGGACACGCGATGTAATTGTTTATGCAGACAATACCGAGGAAGAGCAAACTCCTGTATACGATCCTACATATACATCAATTGCTCAGTGGTGTATTGAGGAAGGCAAAACCTTGATTGATGGCGCAAATATTGCGACGGGTACGATTGCTGCGGCACAAATTGCGGCAAATTCTATTACTGCAGATAAACTTGCAGTAGGGGCTCTTACGGCGGATAGTATTACAGTAAAATCATCGGGTGGTAACACCATATTCCATGCCAGTACAACAAGTCGTGAGGTTCAGGCAGGAGGCTTTTATATAGATACAAATTCATTGTATTCTCATACTACATTTGCGAACTCTGGTCTTATTTTAAGCAGCACAGGAACAAACGGTGCTTTTAGTGTTAATGGCAGTACATCTCAAAGCGGATGGAAAATTCTTGCTGGTACTCAGGGTGAAACCACTAAGAATTTTGGCATTGATAGCAGCGGATATTTATACGCATCGGGTGCGAATGTTTCTGGTACCATCACAGCATCAGAGGGTGAAATAGGTGGATTTACTGTTGGAACCAATTCGCTGCGTACTGGAACTAGGAGCTACTTCTATAGCGCACAACCTGATATGATGCCAGGCGTATATATCACCCCAGACTTATCTAAAGAGGCTTCTAGCGCAATATTTACATCTGCTAATAGTGGAGGAATTAGTTTCGGTACAAACAATGCATCGAGCGGACTTTATTCACAACAGTGTATTTATGCGGGTAGACATGTTATTAGAGGTAAGATTGGAGCTGCGAAATGGGCGGGCACTACGTTGACCAGTAGTGGACTTTATTTCTTGTATAATACTTCGGGCGATATATCTCCGATATACGAAACAAATTATTGTATTGGCCAAATAGTGTGCAACGATGGCAAGGTTACTCTTGAAGGTAGTGCTTGGTATGACAACTCAGGCCTTGCGATTAGTTCTGCTCGATTATTAAAAGATAATATAGCCTCTCTTGATAATCGTCATTCGGTATTTTTCGACAACTTGATACCTAGGTCGTTTACTTATAAAGATGGCACAAGCAATCGCACTCACTATGGTCTTGTAGTTGATGAACTTAAGTCTGCAATGGACGCCGCAGGAATCACGCCCGCAGAATGCGCTGCATATTGTCTTACAGACCCCGAAAATCCCGATGGAGACGGCGGCATCAGATATTCCGAGCTAATAGCTCTGTGTATTAAAGAGATACAAACACTTAAACAAAAGGTAAAAGAATTAGAAAAGGAGAACGCAAATGAATAACGAACGTCCAATGATTTTAGATATCGAAGATTTTAAGCAGCAGATAGTTGCGATAATCAATGAGGCAATGCAGGTGAAAAATATTCCCTGCTTTATACTTGAACCTATTGTGAATGAACTTGCTGCTCAGGTAAGTATGGGCGCAAAAGCTGAGCTTGAACGTGCGAGAAAGCAAGAAGCAAAGGAGAAAGCTAATGAATCTGATAGAATGTATAATGACAAACAGTCTGTGGTATAAACGGACTGAACATAATAGTAAGCCCGTAGGAGTGCTTTGGCACGATACTGGTGCTGGAAATCCTAATGTTAAGCGCTATGTACAGCCTATGGAAACGGATGCGAATTATAACGAGATGATTAGAATTTTAGGTAAAAACAATAATGCTAATGACTGGAATCACGCCCAGGTAGAGAAGGGTGTCAATGCAATGATTGGTAAATTGGCAAATGGCTCGATTGGCACGGTCCAGACTGGTGACTGGGAGATGGCTCCTTGGGGTTGTTATTATAACACTAAGGGCTCTTGTAACGGATATATTAAGGTTGCGGGACAGACTGTATATCAAGGTAAACATTGGATTCAGATAGAAATCTGCGATGACGGTTACAAGGATAAGAACTATTTTGAAAAAGTCTACAAGGAAGCTTGCGAGTTCACCGCTTATATATGCAAGATGTTTGATATCGACCCTTATGGTACTGTTGATTTCAATGGTGTTAAGGTGCCGACAATTCTTTGCCATAATGATGCATATAAACTGAAACTTGGTAGCAATCACGGAGATGTTTATCTGTGGTTCAAGGCAATGGGAATGGCACAGAATATGGACAAGGTAAGAGCTGACGTTGCGGCTCTTATGGGTATTGCAAAGGAGGAAAACAATATGAGTATGTTTAAGCTTGGCGACGAGGTTAAAATTAAGCCTGAGGTTACGACTTATTATAATGGGGTGACTATGCCCCAGTGGGTCAAGAAGGCTACACTTTATGTGCGTGGATTTAAGACTGAGGATAGAGTTGTAATTTCGACGCTAAAGTCTGGTGCTGTTACTGGCACTGTGTATGAGAAGGATTTGGAGTTTGCGGACGGAAGAGTTCCCGAAGCGAAAGAAGAGCCTAAGGTTGAGACTCCCAAGGTCGAAGTTCCTAGGGTTGAAATCCCTAAAGTTGAGGTTCCTGTGACGGAGCCTAAGAATGAATCGAAGATGAGTTTCATTGAATTTTTACGTGAACTTTTATCTACCATTCTGAAGATATTTCAAAAGTAAGGATGGGCCTGGCAGTAGCTGGGCCCTATTTTTTAATTAATGATTAAAAGGAGAAATACTATTATGAAGATTTATGATTTTTGCGAAGAATTATCAAAGGGTGAAGTTATTATGTCTGAATTAATTGCCGTAAAAAAATATATATCATCGGCAGAAAAAATCAGACTTGCAAAAAGAGTGTTAGATTCCAGCGTCGAGTATGATCGAGGTTTGATTAAATTCGATAGTTATAAGAAGCATATGACATTTATTTTTGCTGTTATTGAAGCACACACTGATCTACGTTTTGCAGACGATTGGTCTGAAAGAATGCAGGAATATGATGTACTATGCGAAAATGAATTATTTGATGCAATTATTGATACGTTTAGAAGAGATTATCAGGTCTCCTTGGAGATACTTGATATGATGTATAATGATATGCTTGCTGATAACTCTATTGAGGCAAGTATGGCAAAGCTGGCAACAAGTATGTCTGAGAATTTAGATGTGCTTGTAGGCGCTTTGGCTGACAAACTTGAAAATCTTGATATTGAGAAAATTATTCCAAAAGATTTGGATTTAGATAAATTAATGGGGTTGTTAAATAACCTTAAATAAATTATGGAGGAGTTGATGGTATGGCTAAGTCTATAATTGAACGGGCGCTCAGCCAGGCTGAAAAAGAATTCTTTAAAAAGAATAGAGAAAAAGCAAAAGAGGCGTTAAAAAGAGCTGTACCTAAGGTAAAACAAGATTTGTATGATCTTATAGAAAAAGAAGTAGTAGAGAAGTATTATGACGATTACACTCCATCGAAGTATAAGCGTACAAAAAATATTTTAAATGCGTTTTATGTGTTGGATACAGCAGATGATGATGGCAATGTGGAATTTAAAATTGGATGGGATCATAGATATTTAGAAGGTCTGTATCATAGTGGATCTAAATATCATCAGTCTGGCGACGAGTGGATCGATTTTTACAGCAGGAGCGATGATGACGATAACGGTATCGTAGAAACTGGCTGGATATTTACTAATTTTATGGAAGGTATACACCCTGCATATTTCGTTGACAAGGAAACTGGGATGTTGATCAACAATTCTGTACAGGGATATCCCTCTTATTTATATTTAAGAGACGCGTTACAAAAATACTCTCGTCAAAATAAAGCAAGACAAATATTGATTAAAGAACTAAAGAAACTCTACGGATAAAGGAGGTGAAATTATGGCAGGAAAATATGAAGACGCAATTGGTGGCGTAAATATAAACCTTAGCATCAATGAAGTTTTGGATGAAAAATCGCATAAAAAAGTCGCCGACAAGATAGACGAAACTAAAAAGAACGCCGAGAAGCCAATAAAAATTAAGATTGATAGTGGCGAGATGGATGAACTGCTAAATCAGGAAAAAGAAATAGTTAAAACAATTAAACAGCTTGGTCGTCTTAAAGTTGATGCAAAAGGCATTTCTGGGCTGCTTAATGGTGGTATGTCCAAGGCAGATATTCAAAAAACCATAGATGCTTTAAATAGTTTGTATGAAGTACAAAATAAAATCAGACAAGTTAGCGGTAACACTAAAAGAACTGGTTCAGATTTCCTAAGCGGGTTTAGCGCCAACGATATTAAAACAGATTTGCTTCCAAAATTACAGGAGCAATTAAGCGAGCTAAATAAGTTGGGCTTGGACAATATCGAACAGCTTAGAGAAAGAGAGCGTTTGCAGGGCCGATTATCAAAAATAACAAAAAAAGATTTAGAGCGTGCAAAAGCCAGAGTTGTCGATGGCGGAGATGCAGACTTAGAGGCGAAAGCTATTGAAAATATAGTTATTGGTCGCCGAAAAGTCGTTGAAGAGATGAAAACTAGTGGGTTGTTTAGTGAACAGGAAATTAAAGACATTGAACGACAAAACAAAGGGCTGGCCGAACAAATTGCGCTGTTGCGCTCAATTAGAGTTGCCAAGGTTAAAGATGGCGAAAAGATTGTAGTACAAAAAGACGGTGATAAGACTGTCTCACTCGAAGAGGGAGAGCTTCCTCCTGCTAGAAAGCCTCGGGCCCAAAAGCCAAAGACAGAAACACCTCCGCCTATTGTAACAGAAAATAGCGCACTACAACAACTCAAAAGAGATGCAGAAACCGCATCTAAAGCATTTGGCGAGGCAGAAAATAAGCTGCATGATATATATGAAGCTGAAAGAAAATTAGATGAACAAATTGAACTCGCTGGGCTTGTTGATTATAGCGAAAAATATAAAACAGCTATTAACGCAAGAGAACAGGCTCTTTCTGGCTTGCGAGGTGGCATTTCCAAGAAGAGAGACCATGTTGCAAAAGAAATACAAGTTCGAGGCGCTGTTGGTAAGCTAAAAGACAGTGGTGCGTTATCAGATGAAGCTCTTGCTTCGATACAGAGAGATGTTCTAGAATATAATTTAGCCGTTCGCGGAAAATATGAAAAAACTACTAAAGAACAGCTGGATAAAATGTTTGCTAAGATTTTTGATAAAATCGATAAAAGCACGTTAAAACAGACGTCGGAATATCGGAATCTTGGCTGGCAGCAAGAAGAACAGGATATTAATGGTCTTTTAGCAAAAAAGAGACAACTGGCTGTCGAGCACAAGGCAGCGGCTAAAGCTTATAATGATGCCGCAGATGCAAGCTCGGAGGCTCATAAGAAACTTCATGCAGCCGAAGACGGTGATGACTCGGCAGTTAGAGCCGCCGAAGAAAAAGCAAGACTTGAGGCGGAAGCTGCGGCTGCAGAAAAGGCAAGACTTGAAGAAGAGGCAAGGTTGCGGGAAGAGACGCATCGTGCAGAGGAGGCTCGTAGAGCCGAAGAAGAGAGGTTTGCAAGGGAACGCGAAGAAGCCGAAAGACGCGCTCTTGAATTGGCGCAACAGAGGGCCGAAGAAGAAGCAAGAATTGCGGCCGAGAAAGAGAAACAATCCCCACAAAGTTCCGCAGGCACTCAACAGGAGATTAAATCTCAGGAAGAGCTGCAAAAGAAAATAGAGGATACTAATCGCATTATTAAAATTCAAAAGCAATGGCTCGAATATTTAGATCCTGTTCTTGACGACGAAAATTTCAAAACATCTGGTAAGAGAGAGGCAACAGAGCAATTAAAAAGCAAAACTCTCAACTTGTTGGATGTTCGCAGGAATCCAGACCAGTATGCGCATCTTTCGGATTATGAGATAAAAGCAGAACTTGCTCAGTCTCAAGCGTACAAAGAGGCCGAGCGTCAAGGCGTTGCATTAAGCACATTAACCAGATATCATACAGATGCGGTTTTTGTTCATGATCAGAATATTAAAAAACTGCAAGATGAAAGAGCTTTGCACGCTAAAATTTTAGAAGATGCCGAGAATGAACTTGAAGTTCTGCAGAAGCAGCTACAAGTAGAAACAAATGCGGAAAAGGTTCGTAAACATAATTTCAAGCGCACAGTAAACGAAAAGCCAGGAAGATTCAGAATAAAAAAGCAAGAATCGCAAGCATATGAAACCGAATCTGGGCAGCTGTCTTTGTTCCCCGACGCTAAAGAAGATATAGAAACAGCAGATAATCTTGCTGAGGCTAATGAAAAGGTTGCAAAGTCAAGAAAAAAAGTAAATGATGCCGTAGAAGGCACGCAGATGACAATTGACGATATTGTACCTGCGAGTGCGGAAGATGCTGCGCCCAAAGTGGAGGCCGAAGCAAAAGCAATTGATAAGGTTGGTAAGACCGCTGAAAAGGCTGCGGGCAGCAAGAAGAAGTTCGCCAAAGCGAATAGCGAAGTGGCTGCGAGCACTACTCCTTCAATCGAAGGCTTGAAGGCCGAAGCAGACGCGATTGAAGATGTTGACGAGGCTGTAAATAGTTTTAAAACAAGATCTGGAATTGGGCCAATGTCAGGGTTCGGCAGTGAGTCCATGGATAACTTCAATCTACCCAAGGATTATTTGGGAGAAAAAGGCCAAGATGCCGTTCAAATGTTTGCAAAACTAAAGAGCGAGATTGAAGAGCTTACGGGAAAGCCTGTAACTATTGATTTTGTATCTGATGTTAACGATGAGGGTCAGCTTGAGGCCGTAGGCGCAACTCTTAAGTATGTAAACGAAGAGGCGGGTGTTACCGTCAAACAGTTTTATGACATTCAACGCAATCAAGATGGAATTTTAACAGCTGTACAATCACATGAAAAGGCGACTTTGGCAGCAAGCAAGGCGGCAAAGGCATTCAATACCGAAATGCAACAGAAACTTGCTCTGGAGCAGGTTAAAACCCTTGAATCGAGGATGGGTTCTCTTAAAGATACAACGGGTGAGTTTGCTCTGGCTTTACGTAACGCTCAAGTTGCCGCAAAGAAGATAGACGGCGAAGAGGGATTAAAAGAATTTAATTTAAGTTTGCGTGTTGCAGGTGAAAAGGCTAAACAGCTTAAGTCTGGACTCAAAGGACAAAATACACTCGATACCATAGCCTCTATGGAACGTGCGTTATTGACATTACCAAGCAGATTAGATGAGGTTAAACGCCGTTTGAACGCCCTCGGTGATGTTGATGGCGCAGATGCAATCGGTGATGTTTTACGTTCAGTTAACGAAGAATATCAACAGTTTTTAAGCAGTAATAATTCTGAAGACAAGGTTAAATTGTTCAGATCTCTAACATCTTCTATGGTTTGGGCCAACGCAGAAATGCGTAATCTAAGTGGTAAAAGCGCTGAGATTAAGAGGCAGGAAACCGAGGTTGACAAAGAAGAACTTGCTAAACAAAAATTAGAAAGAGCTTCTTATATTGGCTGGTGGAAAGATGCTTTAAACGAACAGGCCGAAGAAGAAGATAAAGTTAGAGCTCGCCAAAAGCAAGAACAGTCTTATTCTGATTGGTGGAATAAAGCTTTATTTGACCAGGAGCAGGCAGAAAAGGCAAAGGACGAAAGAGTAATTGCCGCACGTAAAAAAAGAGAAGAAGAATATGAGAAGTGGTGGCTTAAGGCACTGCACGATAGAGAGCAGGCCGAGCAGAAAAAGGCTGACGCTCCTAATCTGAATTATGGCAAGACTACTGCAAGTTCTGCGGTGCGTAAGCGAGATAATATACAAGGCGAAATTGATGCGCTCGGTGTAATTAATCCTGAGATTTTAGCCAAAATAGATGCTTATAAGGCTAAAGTTAAAGAGGTTGTTGATTTAAGAGATAAATTTGCAGGCGACTCCAGTGTGGCAAAAGACCCAGAGTTAGTTAAGCAATTCCAAAAGGCGTCCGCCGAGGCGGAGCGTGCTCGCAGAGGTATTAAGGCTGTAATAGACGAAGAACAGAAGATGATTCAGATGTCTGAGGAGCAAGGATTTTTTCCTAAGGATTTAGCCCCCGATCAAATGTCTGATCTCCAGGACACAATGCTTAAGTTAGTTAAAACTACGTCCCAAGGAAGAGTTGAGATTAAGGGCTGGAACGATGATAATACAAAATTGTATTATACCGTCACAGATTCCAAGGGCGCCGTTGAAGAAATGACTATGGCTCTTGGCCAAGGTACCAACAGATTATATCAATATCGCACAGCTACCAAAGAAACAGGAACCTTATTTGAACAGGTTTTTAAGGGCATTAAGGTTAAAGCTAAAGAACTCCTTTCGTTTGTTATTGGTGGCGGAAGTGTTTATAAAGTTATTGAGTTATTCAGACAGGGCATTCAGTATGTAAGAGAGATTGACCTTGCGTTGACTGAGCTCAAGAAGGTAACAGATGAGACAGAAGAAAGTTATGATAGATTCTTAGAGACTGCGGCGAAGACTGGTGCTAGACTTGGCACTACGATTTCTGCGGTAACTGAGGCGACAGCGACATTTGCTAAACTTGGATATACCATGGAGCAGGCTACTGAAATGGCTGAGTCTGCGATTGTATATAAGAATGTTGGTGACAACATCGCAAGCACTGAGGATGCTGCAGACAGTATTATCAGTACAATGAAGGGCTTTAGACTTGAAGCATCTGAGTCTATGGCTATCGTGGATAGATTCAATGAGGTAGGCAACCGCTTTGCGATCACTTCTCAGGGCATTGGCGAGGCATTGAGACTTTCTGCTAGTGCTTTGAGCGAGGGCGGAAACTCTCTTGACGAATCTATTGCGCTTATCGCAGCGGCCAACGAGGTAGTAAACGACCCTTCGAGTGTAGGTACTGCGCTTAAGACCTTAACTTTGAGGCTTAGAGGTTCTAAAACAGAACTCGAAGAAATGGGCGAAGATGTAACCGATATGGCTACAACAACTTCCCAGCTCCAAGCGAAATTATTAGCTCTAACTGGTGGACAAGTTGACATCATGTTAGATGAAAATACATTTAAGAATTCTACTCAGATTCTTAGAGAGATGGCAGAAGCATGGGAGGATATGAATGATATCCAACGTGCATCGGCTCTCGAATTAATGGGTGGCAAACGTCAAGCCAATGTTCTTTCCGCCCTCATCCAAAACTTCGACACGGTAGAAAAAGCAATCGAAACCTCCGCTAACAGCGCGGGTTCGGCACTAAAAGAGAACGAACGCTACCTTGATTCTATCCAAGGTAAGATTGACCAATTCAACAACGCTCTCCAGTCTATGTGGAGCGGTACGCTTGATAGTGGCCTGGTTAAATGGTTTGTAAATCTGGGTACTGAGCTTGTTAAGGTAGTGGATACACTTGGATTAATCCCAAGTATCTTATTATCTATTGGGTCATTTAAGATACTTCAATCGCTTTTTAAAGGTACAGATATTATCGGTTTTATAAAGAGTATCGGTGCTTTGACAATGGGAACTAAGGTCTTTGAGGCAGAAACAAGAAAAGCTTCTTTTGCTCTTATAGGTGAAACAATTAACACCAAACTTGCGGGGTCTGCACTTGTTGAGTATGCAGTTAAGATGAAACTAGCTAAAGCTGCAGACATTTCTAAAATGACAACGACTCAGCTTCTAGGTCTAAGCTTCAAAGCCTTGGGTGTTGCGATATTAGATGCAACCAAAGCCGTTCTTGCATTCTTGTTTACAAACCCTGTTGGTTGGATAATTCTTGCAATTGGCGCTATTGCTGGTGGCGTTGCAATATTCAATCACTTCCATAAAACTACAGAAGAACTCACCGAGGAATTAGGTGAACTCAAAAACGAACTTCGAGATATTCAAGGTGAGTTAGAGTCTCTTAACTCTGAACTAGAGACAACAGAGTCACGTATGGCAGAGCTTCTTGCAATGGATAGCTTGTCGTTTGCGGAAAAAGAAGAACTTGATAGATTGCGCAAACAAAATGATGAACTGCAAAGAAGCATAGATTTAAACGAGCAAAAACAAAAGAACGCCCAAAGAGCTGCCGAAAAGACTTTTGTCCAAGTAGCTGAATCTATAGTTGATAAAGATACTTACGACTATGGCGGCAAGCGTGGATTCTGGGATAAATTATTTGGCTCTCAAGCACAAGCTTACGGTCAGAGTATGAGCGCCGATGAATATATCGACGCGATGATGGTCGAATACGACAAGCATCTGGAATATCAAAAGGATCAAGAAGCCAATGGTTATAACTGGTGGACTGCGAAAGACCCCAAGGCTAATCCCGAGAAATATGCAGGACAAATACAAGATTATATTGATCAGCTTACAGAGGCTGCGGACGGCATTGATTATGATACCGCTGGTACGGCAACGAAAGAATGGTTAGATTATATTTATAATCTTGAAGATAAATGGGCGATTCACCAGGGCGGAGAGAACGCCAAAACAAATGCTATAACGCGCATCTTTAATAAAGATGAATTTGAGGGCGTTTCAGAAGAAATTGACAGTCTTGTAAAAAAATATAAGGCTACTGGGGATGCAACAATATTAGATCAAATTGGCATTCAGGCAAGTAAAGCAAAAGAGGATCTTGATGCAGTCGGATTGTCTGTTGATAATGTAGTTGACTATTTTACACTTGAAAGCAACGGGCCTAATTTAAGTACGATTGAGGGCATTACTGAAGTTTACCAAGATGGTATTAATATATTAGGAAAATATAAAAATGCTAGAGACGAGATTCTTGGTCAAGATGAGAATGGCGAAAACATTACGTGGAACAATCTCTTTACGACAGACGAAGATGGTAAAAAAGTTGCCGACAACTTAAAGATCGCGTCTATACTTGAAGGTTCCGATGAGGCTATTCGACAAGAATTCACCAAGATGGTTGAGGCTGTTGAGAATGGCGAAATGGAAGTAGATGCAGCTCTTGCCAAGTGGAATGTATCTGGTTTCGGTAAAGTTTTAGACAATCTTAACAACGAATTTGAGTCAGTCAATAACGAAATGTTCGCAAATATCGCGGACGACATTCATGGCTTAATTGATACGGTAAGTGAACTCCAGTCGGCGCTTGAGGATGTAGCAGGTACCATAGATTTGTTGAGTGTCGCAGAAGAACAGATGGCTAATAGTGGCCAAATTTCTGTTAAAACAGCCCTCGACCTAATGGAAACTACCGATGACTACAGCAAGGTTGTAACTGTTCAAAACGGAGTGCTTAAATTAGCTACGGGTGCCCAAGAGTATTTAACTCAGTCAAAATTTAATTCAATTAAAACTCAATTAGAAGCCAGTGCTGCATTAGCGGAAAACACATATCAGACTGCATTAGCATCTAATACCGAATTGGATTATGCCGACAATGCAAATGTTGTAATGACAGCAGAAAGTATTAAAGCAGAGGCAATCGGCAGAGTTTCGGCTGTCGTAGTAGCCCTAGGTGCCGCTATGGATGAGATTATGGCTGGCAACTTCGGCTCGGCTTTTTCTTCATTCGGAAGTACATATAAATCTGCTACCGCTACTGTTGTTGCACAATCTAATGCGATGAAAACATCCATCGCTGAATTGCAGCGAGACGCTGAAAATAAAAGAGCATTGGCCGATGTATATTCTTTCGCCGATGATTATGAGAGTTTCAAAAATAATTATGACTTCGATAAAACTCCTGGCGATAAGTATGACGACGACAAAGATGCAGCACTAGATGCCTTCCAGAGAGCGATGGATTACTGGGAGAATCGTATCGCCGCTAACCAAGCGAGGTATGACCAGCTTCAAAATGACATCGATTTACTGGAATCTAAGAATCAAAAAGCAAGTACTGAATATTACAAAGAGCAGATTGGATTATTACAAGAATTTAACGACAAAGGCGTACTAGTAGGTGGTACGATGCACCTTCTTGCACAGAAGAGATCAGAGGCTTATACTTATCTGAAATCTCTACAAGAAGGTAGCGAAGAATGGTGGGAAGTGGCCAATGTTATTAATGACATTGAGTCAGAAATAGACGAAGTCACTGCATCCGTCGTTGACCTACAGGATGCAATGGCGGAAACCGAATGGTATAAATATGAGGAATTCGGCAACCGTCTTGATGATATCACAAGCAAGCTTGAGACGATTCGAAATCTCATCGCACCCAATGGCGAAGAAGATTGGTTTGATGATGAGGGAAACTGGAACGAGGCTGGAGTTGCATATTTGGGATCATATATACAAGATCTTGCAGATTTTAACGAAGGTCTGGCGAGAGCAAAAGAAGAATATGCAAAATACACCGAAGAATATGCGGGGAATGAAGGCTATTATGCGAATCTCGGCATCCACTCTGAGCAAGAATTATATGACAAGCGAGAAGAACTAATAGAGCAACAATACGACTACGCCGAGTCTATTAACGACACTGAGCAGTCTGTTATTGATATGTATGAAAGCAACATTGATGCTATAGAAGAATATACAGACAAACTTGTTGATAGTTACAATGATTACATTGACAGCGTGAAAGAGGCGCTTGATGCTGAAAGAGATTTGTACAATTTTAAGAAGAATGTTCAAAAGCAGACAAAAGATATTGCAGCCATTGAACGTCGTATAGCAAGCTTGTCGGGTTCAACTAACGCTTCAGATATTGCAGAGCGCAGACGACTTGAAGCAGACTTGTATGGAGCTAGAGAAGAGCTTGATGATACATATTACGAACACGCAAAAGAAACTCAGCAAGAAGCGCTTGATAATGAGGCGGAAGCATACGAAGAAACTATGAATAGATTCATAGAGGGGCTTCGTTTGGGTCTCGACCAAGCTACGGTTAATATGGATGAGTTCTTGATGAGCGTAACCTCTATGGTAACTTTAAATGCAAATACGGTACTTGCTAAGTATGAAGCGACAGAATTGCCTCTCGGCGACGCCATTACCAATCCTTGGAAAGCGGCAATAGAAAAAGTTGGCAAGTATGACGGTGATGCTCTTGCATTAATAAACAAATGGACCCAGGGGGGGTTCTTCGATGATTATAAGACGGGAGTAAGTAGTGATCTTTCATCTCCATGGAATGCGGGCTCTATTGCGGCAGATGCGTTCAAAACTAGTGTAGATACGGTTATGGACGACGTGGTTGCAAAGATTCAAACCAATGTTAAAACTGCATCTGATGAGCTGTCTGAGCTTTATAGTCAAATACTTGATACTGAGAAGAGGGCTCAAAACGTAGGTGCCGAAGGTGGTTCTAGCAACAACGGTAATAATACACACGGCAACTTTGAGAATGTAGTGGCGGACAAACCTCAAGTTGAAGCTCCAAAGGTTGAAGCTAAACCCTTAACAGAAGCTCAAAAACTAGTACCTCAAATTACTAGATTTGGCACCGCAGAAGGAAGTGGTATGAACGCAGGAAGCAAGGGAGGAGATAATGGTGTTGTTGAATGGGATGGCGAGAGCTTCAAGGTTCAAAATTCAGGAATTACATATCGTCCAGGACAACCTTTGTATGATGCTGCTGTTAAACATTTAAAATTTGGTGACAGACAAATTTTCGGATGGCGCGGAGGAGTATACGGATACCTTGACGGCGTGATTCAACGACTAGAGGGTAGAACCTTATCAAAAGCTGGATACAATAATCTAGTTGCCTATGCGAAGAAGAAATACTCGAAATTCGCCAAAGGTACCACAGGCACCAAGCGTGACGAATGGGCAATCACCGATGAACCTCAGTTCGGAGACGAGCTTGTTCTCGTTCCTGGCAAGGATGGAAATCTTTCCTTTATGCGTAAGGGTACAGGCGTTGTTCCCGCAGACCTCACAGCCAACCTTATGGAATGGGGTAAGTTTGATCCTAGTTCTATGAACCTTGGCAGTGGCGTAAATGTCAATATGATTAACAATGCAGTCAACAAGCCCGAATTCAATCTCAGTGTAGATAACTTCTTGAGATGCGATAATGTATCTCAAGACAGCCTGCCTGAACTGAAACAATTTGTAAAAGAACAAATGAACTCTCTGGTTAAACAGATGAATTATAGTCTGAAGAAATCAGGAGCTAGATAACCAATAAGGTGGGGAGAAATCCCCACCTTTAATAATAGGAGAATGTATAGATGAATAAAAATATTGAAGTAGTTAAGGAGGGAACCTTATGGTAAATCCTCATAAAATAAAGTACAACAACACCCTTAGCACCGCATTGGTCACAGACTTGCTTGTTTGCGTAGCCTTTGAGGGTGATAACGGTGAAGTTAATTCTTATCTAAACCGAGAAGCTGTGGCTAGCGAAACCTATGATGGCCGCTACAGAAGAGTCCATAGCTATAAATATAACGAATTTTTCTCGCCTAAGTTTACATTTATTAAGAAAAATTTCGGCGACTTTGAAATGAGAGAAGTGCGTGAAGTGCTCAAGTGGTTGACCTCAACATCTCAACCTACACTTCTTGAAGCATATTACGAACACCAAGATTATAATAATACAGTTGATTGGGCCGCTATTGGAGGCTGGACTGAGATTAGCACCTATAAGCTTGGCAACAATAGAACAATCGGCATAACTGCCACTTTTGAATCTTGTATGCCATATGCTTTGTCTACTTTGTATACTAAAACTAAAACTGTTACCAATCTTGCAGACAATAAGATTGTTATTCCCGTAGATACAGATGAATCTCAGGTGCCGATTTACCCTCGCGTTAAAATCAGACATCACGGTCTTATGATAGAGACGCTTCCTGGTGCACAATATAATGTTTTATCTGATATGGTTCCTAATACTGCATATTACGATAGAAGTATTGGAAAGTACTACTGGAAGTCTGAAGAAAAAACGAGTAGCATTGAAAAACCTACATACAATTGGGAAATAATTCTTGTTGAAAATGCGGATGCTGTTCAGTGGGAAAAGAACAAAATATATTATGACCAAAGGATGTATTATTGGGTTGATCCATATTATTTTCATGCGAAAGATAGTTATAATTTAACAACGACTAGTGTCAGAATTAGAAATAAAAACACTGATTTCCTTACCCAAAATAGCGAGTATACTTCTACTACTGTTGTTAAGAACAATAACTCCTCAGAAGAGATTGTCATTGATGGGGCTAATAAAATCATTTTTAGCAATAGTGTTAATCGTATCTTTGGGGATGATTTTAATTTAGAGTGGTTGGAATTGCGTGACGGTGAAAATGAAATTACCGTTGAGGGCAATTGCGATATAGAAATTTCGTGGAGAGAGCCGCGCAAGATTGGTGAATGGTAAGGTGGTGGCGTTATGAAGTTATCAATTCCACGAGACCAATTTTTAAACCCCAACCCTCCTCGTGTATTCTTATGCAATACCTCAAAAAAAGTGCTGGGTGAATTGCCTGCCACTTCCGTTAATTTAAATGCGAAATGGCGTTCATATAGTGAGCTATCTTTTGAGATACAGAGAACTTATGTAGATTTAATTGAGGGAGGCTCGAAAATCCATCCCTTGTATGATAAAGCAGAGGCTCCTAGAAATTGTCTTCTTGAGGGGTATGGATACTTTTCGATTCAAGATGTTGATGATAAAAGCGGAGATAACGATATTAAATCTATAACTGCATTCTCGCTTGAGTATGCAACCTCTAATAAATATCTGACCAATTGGCATATTAATACAGGAGAAATTGATAGTAAAGAAGTTTTATACAACGAAAAACTTCACGGCATCGACTACAATACTGATGCAGATTCGTTTTACAAACTTGCATCAGGAGAATTCGACCCGTTTGAAAGCTATTACAAAAAGACACAAACGGAAGATTCGTATACCTGGGAGCAGGTGGCTATTGCCGATTCCGAGGAATATGCAAAGTATATTAATAGCACTTCTGGTAACGAATACGAAAAGCTTTATATGAAGAACTTCCCCAATGTTCAATTTTACAATAGAAATAGGCCCGAACTTTCTCTTTTGCATTTAGTGTTTGAGCACATTCCTGGTTGGGAAATAGGCAATGTAGACCAATCGCTTTGGCGCAAAGAACGAAAGTTTAGTGAGGATAGGGTTTCTGTTTATGACTTCCTTAATACGACCGTTGCCGAAACATTTAAGTGTATGTTTATATGGGACTCCTTAAGCGGCCTTGTTCATGTCTACGAGGAAGTTGAAGATGATGAAATTGAAAACGAAGCGTCAACCCGTTGGGAGACTGACGTTTTTATATCAAAAGATAATCTTGCTTCGGAATGTTCTGTGCAATACTCTTCCGACGATATAAAAACTAAGCTTGTAGTCACAGGTTCCGATAACCTCGATATCCGAGAGGTCAACCTGGGTAGAAACGAGATTATGGACTTAAGCTTCTATCACACAGAAGAGTGGATGGAGCCCGATCTATTTGACGCTTATTCCAATTATCTGGCTGCCGTCAAGGAAGCAGACACAGGAAAAGATGAGTTTGGTAATAAAAGTTCTATATATCCTACGTCTTATTCTGAGGCTATGCAAGGCTGGGTAACTGCCAATAATCGTTATAACGATATAACGCATCACATTCCAGCACATGGCAATGTGGTTTTAATTGGAGATCCTTTCAAAAAATTGTATTGTTCATTTACTCCTGTCGACACCGCATATACAAATGTGACAATTTCAAGCTCTACAAAGTGGGTCGACAGTATCTATTCTGATGCACAATTTACCAAGGAGATAACTGGTGTAAATAACGGAACAGAATATTATGTCCAAGGATTTAGACTAAAGTATATTGCGGGAGACGGAAGGTTTCAAGCTGTTGAAAATATGTCCGCCAGCGCTAATACAGCATTAGTTAAAAAGCTTAATTTATATCATGTTGACGATGATACGGAGGCAAATAAGTCCGACAATATTTTATTAAAACTTAAAAATTCGGCATCGGACGTTGTTACTATTCGAATTTATGATAAGAAACAAATTGCATCCTCATATGATCCCGATGTAAATTATTATCTTAAAAATGACAAGGGTGTATATGCAAAGACTGTAATTGGAGATCAGGTGCAGTTTAATGATCGAAAGGCGGAATACGGAGATAAGTTATACACCAATGATTATCGCATTCAATCTATTGTTATACGAGCTTCTCATGGTGCACCTGAAGCGGCAGATACATACACCCTAACCGAGTGGACCAGCGGTAGTTTGACTGCTCAAAAGATGGGACTACAAGATTACAAAATTACTTACATTGGAACAATGGGCGCGTATTTTGTTTTAGCTACCGATGAAAAGAGAGTTGAAAATCTGCAGGATTACGGTGTTAATTTGCTCAAAGAGAGACATGAAACATATACGACCATTTTTCAAACTCAGACCGAAGCAATGTTCTCTCAGGAAAAATATCAATGTATTGCACAAGATGAAGAGCCTGAAGGAGATTATGTTGATGGAACAAGATGGTTAGACACTAATAGCAACCCTGTTGTACTTAATGCATACAATGGAACAACCAACAAATGGGATAAAATTGAAGCTTCGTTGTCTGAGAATGACCAGAAGAATTATGAAAACTACCAACGGTACATTGATAATTATGAGAAGTTAAGATCTGTGCAATCTGTTTTGTCCAAAAAGGAACGTGAGTCTATTTACTGTTTAAATGGTTATGCGATATCTGATGAAATAATTGATATTAAAAATTATATTATGGATAGCGATGGTGAACTACGATATAACGGTAAAACGCTAGAGGGTCGTTTGATGGACATAGCTAAAAAGCACTTTAGTGGTTATGGTTGTGCAAGAGTCGATATGGAGCAAAGGCTACCTCTGTACAAGTTCAGCACTGGTTTTGACACGAGTCATACGTTTGCTGTTTATCTTAGGGGTAAGACTCCTTATGTGGCATATGCAAATTCTCAGGGTGTATATCAAATGATTATGGAATATATCCGAGACAAGACCGAAATGAGCAACTTTTTCACCAAAGACCAATGGATTCGTTTGTCTCCGTTTATTAAAGAAGACGAGTACAATGACTCTAATTTCTTACTTACTGGATATGAGTCCGAAGAAGAAAGAATAAAAATATGCGAAGAGCTTATGGAGTCTGCGGCAAAAGAATTGAAAACACTCTGTCAGCCTAGCCTATCTTTCTCTATGACTATGGCGAATATTTTGGCTTTGCCTGAATTTGAACCTTTATTCAATCAATTCCAACTCGGCAACTTTATTAAGGTTGGCATTAGAGATGGATATGTTAAAAGATCAAGATTACTTGAAGTTAATATGAGCTTTGATGATTTGACTGATTTTTCTTGCACTTTCGGAAATTTAGTAACAACAAAATCAGAGATCGACAAACACGCAGAACTTCTTGCTCAGGCGGTTTCTGCAGGTAAACAGGTTGCGACGGCGGCAGGCGAATGGCAGAGGGCTGTTGACAAAGTAAACAAGCTCGAAGAAGATATTTCCAATGGTCTTCGTGATGCTGCTCTAGCTGTTGGTAAGGCAAGCGGTCAGGCTATTTCTTGGGATTCTACTGGTATGCATTTTAGAAAATATAAAGACGGGTCTACTACGGAATTCGAACCAGAAGAAATGGCAATCATCAATAATTCTCTCGTGGCAACGAATGACTCGTGGAGAACATCTAAAGCTGCGTTTGGTAAGTATTTTATCAATGGAGAAGAGCGCTGGGGCCCGATTGCGGAATATGTTACGGCTGACACCATTGAGGGTAAATTTATTAAAGGTGGAACTATTCAGATTGGTGATGAAACAAAAGAAGGCGGAAGCTTATTCATTGTTAATGAAGATGGAAGCGTCCAAATTAAATCTGGCGGCACTAATTATGTTAACGCTCTTAAACAAATTGACGATGCATATAGATATCAATTAATTTTAACATATGATAAATCTACTATTTTTTCCGATGCTAAAGACGCTTGTTTAGTTACATGTACTATTTATGATTATAATGAAAACGTGACGCAGGAATTTATAGAAAAGGGTGCAAAATTTTCATGGATTCGTTCTTCTTATGGAGGAGATGACTCTGAATGGAATGAAGCACACAAAGAAAATCAAACAAATACATTAACAATTACAACGGAAGATGTCATAAAAAATGCCACATTTTCTTGCAGTGTAACCATTGATGATGAATTATTAAAAACAGAAGAAACAGAAGAAGCAGTTTAAGGAAGGAGGATATTCTAATGGCATTAAAAACTTTTCACTCATCGACAATAACATTTTTAGATAGAACTGATGAGCGTATTTTGGAAACCTATATTCAATCTAATCATCCCACGGTACAAATTAAAAATGCAAACACAGGAGAATATACTCCCGACTGGAGTATTACACATCTAGTATTAGAAGCCGATGTGTTTGTAAACTCCACTGAAATTACAAACGACGCACAAACCATAATTAATTGGTATAAAAAAATTGATGGAATTGAAACGTTGATAGGAACGGGTCGTTCGATTACTATTTCTTCTAATGTATTAGAAGCCATTCCCGTTATTACCTATGTTTGCAGGGCAGAATATCAAAAATTAAAGGCTGTTGCTCAAACAACTTACACCCGTGCAGATACAGGGGTGGATGGTGCAGATGCTTCTGCGCCCATTATCCTTGCCCAATACTCTGCAGATGGAATTTCTGGTTGGACAACGAGCTTAAATACATCAACGCACAGATACATTCGTCTTTCGTATGACAGCGGAGCAACGTGGACAAACTCTATTAAAATTGTAGGCGAAGACGGAAAATCTGTATCACTAGAAGGTACCGCTTACTATAATGGTATTTTGCTCAAATCTCATATAGGTCAAGCTATAACTTTGTATCGAGATGAAACTTGGTTGGAAACTTCAAAGATAACTACTGCAAACAATGGCGATTCATACATTGTGCAAGGTTATCTTTGCGTTTATAACTCTACTATCGGAAGCTTTGTTTGTACGGCATTGATTCGTGGTGAAAAGGGCGCCGATGGTCAGTCTTCCTATTTATATATCCGTTATGCAACGAACTCGGATGGTACCGATATGTCGAGCAATCCTGCGGGAATGACATATATCGGGTCTGTTGTTACAAATAGCTCACAGGCTCCAACTATCCCCCAGGCTTATGCTTGGAGAAAATTTGTCGGAGAAGATGCAAAGAGCATTGTGCTATCTGGAAGTGCTCAGGTATTTAAAGTTAACACTGAGGGCGAGGTTTATCCTTCGACTATTTCTGTGACGGCTCAAGCAATTAATACTTCGGTTCGCTTCTGGACATATAGTGTAAATGGTGGTGTTAGTTTTACTAGTACGGTGCCTGCGGGCGTTACTGTGAATGGTACTATAATTACTGTTAACGGAAAGCTAATGGATAAAGAAACTCTTGTGTTCCGTGCAGACGATAATAATGGTCATAGTGATGTATTTACTGTATACAAGGCTTACGATGGTACAAACGGAACAGACGGCACCCCTGGCGAAACATCTTCTATTGCCTTTTTAACCAACGAGAATGTGTCATTTGCGGCAAACGCTAAGGGTGAGGCGTATGGTACTGTAATTTCTACAAATGTCGTTGCTTATGAAGGCACTAAAAAGGTGCGTCCCAAACTCGGTACTATTATTACGAGCAGTCTCCCTGCTGGTATGACAATCGCTGTGGATGAAGAAACTTCTGCGCTAACCGACAGCGAAGTTGTTTTGTTTATTACCATTGCAAATGGTTCAACTCTTGGCTTAAACTCAAGCACAAGTGGAACAATTACTATCCCCGTTACTAGTCCTATCAGTACTAACTTAAAGCTTAGTTGGAGTAAAATTAACACGGGAGCAACGGGTGCGGGCATTAATTCTGTAACCGTTGCTTATGGTGTGTCGAGCAGTTCTGCGGTACATCCTATATCTTGGCAGCCAACGCTTCCTGAGGTAGCCGAGGGTCAGTATTTATGGACCCGTACTGTTACAGACTATACAGATCCTGAGATTGTGGATACAGTAACTTATATTTATGCTAAACAAGGTAGTAAGGGCGACACTGGTGGAAGCGGCTCATCTGTCACAGTGTCTTCGATTCAATACCAAGCAGGAACATCGGCAACAATTGCTCCAACTGGTGCGTGGTCAAATGCTATTGTCGAGGCAGATGAGGGCGAATATCTTTGGACTAAGACGACATTCTCAGATGGTAAAATAGCATACGGTGTTGCGAAACAAGGCACAGATGGTGCAGTTGGTGTCCCTGGTGTCGATGCGGTTACTTTCCAAGTTTATTCAAGCGACGGTTATGCTTTGTCTGTTAATACACCTAGTGTCACGTTGCAAACTTTTGCTTATGTGGGAAATGTTGCAATTACGGCTGATGTGACATACCAATGGTATGCTTATAATAATGGCTGGACTGCAATATCTGGTGCTACTATGGGATATCTTGAAATTTCTCGTGAGGACGTATCATTTAGCAAAAGCTATATGTGTAAGATGACATTTGACGGTGTTGAGTATACGAGCGTAGCGACTATTGACGACAAGAATGATGAGAACAAAGTTTTCACAACTAAGCCATCTGCTTATACCGCAGGAGATCTTTGGATAGTAGGAGCTGATTATGCTCCGAGCGGAGTTGAGGTTGGTACGCTGCTGAGGGCAGAACATACGAATACTGCATATGCGGATGGTGATTGGATTACAGCTACTAAATATGATGATAAGATTAACCAGCTTAAGAGTAGTATTGATGCTTATGACCAATATTTTTCATTTGATTCCGCTGAAGGTTTAAAGATTAGTGCAAGAGATGCTAACGGAGTAGTTTCTAAGTTCTCCACATCTTTGACTAATGAAAGACTAGCTTTCAATTATAACAATCAAGCGATTGCTTATATTGATGGCACAAAAATGAACATTAAAGAGGCTGAAATAGAATCGCCTCTTACCATTACGGGTAAGTATTCAGGAAGTACAATGCTTCAAGCACCCGTAATAAATATCGGTAATTTTAGTATTATAGTCGAAAGCAATGGAAGCCTTTCGATAGTAGCAAATACATAAGAGAGGTGAAAAAGAATGGCAACTATTAATGGTACTTCGGTAGAAGGCATGACCCTTCAAGCCGATTATTCATATACACAAAATACATCTGCCAACACATCAACCGTAACTGTTATATTAAAGCTGATAGGGCACTATGCATTATATGCGTCTGCACTAAACGGTTCATATATTTCAGTTGGTGGCAGTAAGACAAACTATAGCAAATCAATTAGTTATGGCGGTGCATCAACCACAAGTACGGAGTTAACAAGAAAAACCGTTACCGTATCTCACAATAGCGATGGTACGGCTACTTGCAATATCTCAGGCACATTTGTTATGAACGGCACATATCGTAGCACATATGTTAGCACTATGTCTGTTAATCAGACGATTACTCTGCCTAAGATTGCAAGAGCTTCGGGTTTGAATCTGGGGTCGAGTATGAATACAGGCTCGGCATTATCGGGAACTATATCGCCCTCGTCTTCGTCGTTCAATCATAAGATAGAGCTTAAGATTGGATCTACTGTTAAGCATACTATTAGTTTGGCGGCAGGTACAAATTCATTTAGCTACACAATACCACATTCGTGGTTCCCGAGTAGTACAAGTGGCACAATTACGGTTGCGTTGCATACATATAACGGCACTTCTCTTGTGGCAAGCACGTCAAAGAATATTGTTGCAAATGTGCCTACGTCTGTGGTACCGTCTGTTAGTGCTTTTACGGCGGCAATAGCGGCAAATGGATTGAGTGGTTTATATGTGCAAAGTAAAACCACGGCCAAGCTAACGGCTACGGCCACAGCGGGAAGTGGAAGCTCTATTAAATCTTATACCTATACTGGTCCAAGCATATCTACCACAACAACAGCAAACAATGCTACAACTGGAGTAATTCAGTCTTCGGGCACATTGACATATACCGTTCAAGTACAAGACGCTCGTGGTAGAACGGCTAGTAGACAGGTCACAATATCAGTACAACCATATGCTCCTCCAACCATTGGTCCAGTTGCGGTGCAACGCTGCGATGCTAATGGCAATATTACTCAGAGTGGCACCTATGCAAGATACACGGTAAACTCGTCTTATTCATCTGTTGGTGGCAAGAATACTCGTACTGTAACCGTGGCATATAGTAGCAACAATGGTTCTACTTATTCTGCAGAAACAACACTTCAATCAGGAACAGATACTTCTTCCACAAAGACAGGAACATATGGAGGCGGTGCGTTTGCTCTTGCTAGCACATATGTAATTAGATTCACCATCAAAGATGCTTATGGTGCAACAAGCACAATTACAGCCCCTCTTATGTCTGCGGCTAGACCTATTAATGTTCGTTCTAATGGTAAGGGCGTTGCTATTGGAGGCATGTCTACTAAGGATGAATTTGAAATATTTATGAATGCTGATTTTAATAATAACGTTAATATTGATGGAAATGCAACAGTTGCAGGAACGCTTAATGGCGTGACTGTTGGGCAAGGAACATATGTAGTTGGCGGGGCTAAAACGGTAACAAGCGAAAACTGGGTAACCAGTTCTCCAAGTTTTATTGGGTCTTATAATAATACCGATGGAATTTGGTACAATACTATCAGTGTACGTCATAGAAATGGGCAAACAGATGGAACAGGTTATGGCATGCAAATTAGATCGAGACTAACTGCTAACGATTCATTATCGTGGAGGCAACAAAATAATAATGTGTGGACTGGTTGGCAGACGTTGCTTGATACTGAAAATGTCAAAGATTATGTTATTGAGGCTGGTGCCTCTAACGGATGGACGTGGAGAAAATGGAATGGTGGACGAATGGAACTTTATGGCACTGCAAGCCATAACCCAACGGCACTTAATGATGGAGTTAATACTATGACTGTAACTTTGCCAGTATCTTTTATAAATACAGGCTTTACTGTCTTACTTACACCTGCAAAATGTGGCTTACTTGTTTCTAGTTTCGGTGACTGTAATGGAAGTAATGCAATTACTCACACGGTTAATAGTTTTGCTTTATCATATAAATATAATCACGGCCAAGCATATACAGTTAATTTTAATGTAATGGTCATTGGCGGATGGAAATAAAAAGAACCCTCCAGAAGAACAAAAATATTTTTTATATTAAGGGAGGTGGAATCAAATGGGAGAACAAATTGAGGCGCTGAAATTTCTCGGAGTGCCAGTGATCGCTATTGCAATTGCACTTGGATTGCTTTTTGTGCTTAATATCATTGGAAGCATTTTGGACTTTAAGGGGAAAGTATGGCCCGAAATCATTAATTTCCGAGGATGGCGTAGAAGAAAGAAAGAAGAAAAAGCAAAGAAAGAGTCGTTATTGGAAGATGTCAAAACAACTCTTGATGAAATGAAAGTTCATTATAGCCCAGAAAAGATTGCAGAAAGAGATGCGTGGATGTGCTGGGTCAATAGCAGAGCAAAAGTTTATGATGCGGCTTTAGAGGATTTGCTGCTGATGCAAGATAGACTTAAGGAGAACAACGAAATAACCTTAAACTTATATATCAATACCAATAGGCATCGCATATTAGACTTTGCTAGAATGGTAGCCGATGACGATGTTCTTGTGTCGCAAGAAGAGTTTAATCGTATATATACAGTCAACGAAGAATATCATGAAATTCTTAAAAAATACAATCAACAAAATGGTGAGGTTGATAAGGCGATGAAACTCATTGACGAGGCATATAATTATAGACTCAAGCATCGTTCGTTTATCGAAGATATTAGAGGATTGTAATAAGGGAGTGTTATGTATGGATAAGAAAATGAAAATACAAACCTCAAAGAAGCTTGCAGTTTTTTCTTGTGTCTGTTTTGCCGTAGCCATTGTATTTAGCATAATTATATTTACTTACTGCGCTGTCACGGACAAGATGCCCGACATGACGGTATTGATCACTCTTGTTACGGTTACTGGTGCGGCGTTCGGTGTTACTATGGCAACATATAGCAATAAAAGTAGATATGAAAATGTAATAAAAGAACAGCGTGCAACTTTAAAAATGAAATATTTAATTTTAAAAGATGTTGGAGCTTTAGATGAGTATCGTTTACAAATGGAACTTGAGAATGAATTGTCCAAGATCGAGAGTGATGTAGAGACTGAAAAGTCTGCTGCTAATCAAGATGTATCATATAATGCATAAAGGAGAAATGAATTATGACTATTAGTGATTGGATTAATGTTATTATTAGTGTATTATCTGGCATAGCGGTTTGTGTTCCGCTTGTTATTAAGCTGGTGGAATATATTAAGAAAGCCGTACAAGAAAAGAACTGGGCAAGTCTTATGGCGCTGGTGCTTCGTTTGATGACTGAGGCAGAGAATCTCTATGAGACAGGTGCTGAAAGAAAAGAATATGTAATGAGCACAATTAAGGGCATGGAAGATGTTCTTAATTATGATATTAATGAGGAAGTTATTGGCTCTATGATAGATTCTATCGTTGCTGCTTCCAAGACTATCAATGCCAAGGTAGTAGAAACTAAGTAATACTCTTTAAGGGGATACAGATTATTTTCTGTATCCCCTTTTCTTTTGCGTTTCTAAATATTCTTTTATAACATATTGCAGAAAATTATTCACGCTTCTATTTTCCTTGAACGCCTGCATTTCGATTTGTAATTTTAATTCTTCTGGAACTCTAAAAGTTATTGCTTTTGTTCCCTCTTTCATTACCATCTTTATCACCTCAAAAATATTATAAATAAATTGCAAGGTGATGTCAAATTTTTGTTGACAAGGTGCAGTCACTATGATATTGTAAATCCAAGGAAGTGATTGCACTTATATGCAATCATACGAAAGGGGAGTGTATCAATGGCAATCAATCGAACTCATTTGATTTTAATGACAATTTTATCCAAGAACAATGCAATATCCGCTGGTACGGCTATTAGTACAGAAGAAATAAAACAATATTGTGCAGTAGGTAAGAGTAATACAACTTTGCACAGAGCTTTCTGCTTCTTGCGCTCAGAAGCCTACATAGAACAAGGTGTTAAGGATGGAAAGTTCTTTACATACTATATTACAAATCAAGGAATACAAAAATTAAAGGAGATGTTATAAATGAGAGAACAATTTGGAGTTTTAGCTTTAGGACAATGCGGAGGAAATATAGGAAAGGAATTTGAGGACTTGGGTTACACTACCGTTTATGTAAACACAAGCAAAGAGGATCTTGCAACAGTTAAGGGAACTCATAAAATTCATATACCTGGTGCGGATGGGGTTGCGAAGGATAGAAAAAGAGTGCTTCAACTAGCATCAGAACACATCGGAGATATTGTAGAAAAAATTACCACTCTTCTACCACAAAAATATATAATTTGCACGTTTAGCGCAAGCGGTGGAACGGGCTCTGGTTTGAGTGTGCCTTTAATGGCTTATTTAGCCCAAATAGGACGCGTTTGTATCCCAGCCATAGTTTTACCCAATGATGCGATGGAAAGCGCCAAGGCGTGCGAAAATGCATATAATGCGTGCGTGGAAGTTATGGGTATTAAAAATTTAGGAGCAACCTTCTTGCTTGATAATTCTAAATATGATAAGTTTGCAATTAATAGTAAATTTGCAAGAGAGCTCGACGCGTTCATTTGTCTTAAGAATGTTAGTATGTATGGAAATATTGACAAGGCAGAGCGTAAACAAGTACTGTCTTGTCCAGGAATTTCTGTTATAGGTAAGTCGAGTAAAGCCAAGAGTACGGCTCCTGAGATTGTAGAAAGCTTGCACAGCGGAATTTATGCCGAAATTGCCTCAAAAACTGCATACTACTTAGCGATTTCTACATCAAACAGATCATTAGACACCAACTCTATATCCAAAACTTTTAATGGAATTTATGATGTTTTCTCTGGTGTTTCTGAGTCTACAACAATTGCAGTAGTTACTGGCCTCCAATGGCCACAACAAAGAATTTTAAAGTTTAAGAATAAATTAGAGGAAACTGTTAAGACTATGAATGATACTAACTTTGTTCAGGATTTTGCACCGCTTGAACCGCTTAAGGGATTGTCATTCACACCGACAACAGTTCAGCCTCAAGCGTCTAGTGCTAGAGACATTTTACTAAGCCTAATGAAATAATGAGGTCACCGAAAGGTGGCCTTATTTTTTGCGATTATAGTCAAAAGAAAAGCCCTATGCAGATGCATAGGACATTGTATTAATATAGTTTTCTAGATGTGTTGTTAATATCATTTTCAATCCATTTATTAATTTTCATTATATCTTCGAAAGTTATAGTTTCA